AAGATGGCGTGGTGGGCAGTGAGGAACGGGGAGGAGTGGCTGCTTATTCACGCCCGTCAAGTGGTCTGTGGCGACGGGACGTACGGCCCGTTCGACACGGAGGGGGAAGCCGAAACCTGCGCTACGGGGAAGATGGCCCCCAGAAAAAAGGCCTGAGGGCCCCTTAAGGCGCTAGGCCCCGTAGGGGCCGTTAAAGCGCCGGGGACCTCAGAATTGGCGGAATCAGACCCCGGGCTGTTTCGCCAGACTAGGGTCTGGGGTCCCCTTAAGGGGACCTCAGAATGGTTAATTTGCGGAGGGATTCATGGAAGTCATGGCGGTAACCGTAGTCATTTTGGCCGTAATAGTGTTGGGGTTGCTGTTTTCACGCACCTGGGCGGAACGCCGGTTGAGGTTGGTGCAGAGCCAGATTGCGTTGGAGAAGCTACGCTTCAAGCACCAGGTGGAGCAAACGGAAGACGCCCCCGTTGTGCGCATCGTGGACACGGTACGCTCAGAAGCGGCCCTCGACAGGATAGAGTTCTGGACCCGTGCTGGGTGGATGAGCTTGTGGAAGGGGTTAAAACTCAAGTAAAGGGAGGTTGGTCATGGAAGACAAGCTGTTTATGGTGGAGTTGGAGAAACTGGCGGGGTGCCCCACCCCCGGCGAAAAGCTTCGCAGCTGGGGGCAAGGTAGAGGCCTCGCCCGAGGCAAGGGCACGGGGCCGATTGGGGTGCCGTTGAGGCTCAAGTTGTTGGCGTTGAGGAGGAAGCTGGCTGCTCAACTCAAGAAAAAGTAGCCCCCCGAAGTTGACTACCCCCCGCCGGCGGTGTATTCTCCTTGTGCGGAGAAAGTGGAGAAGTTACAGGAGGAATAATGAGTAATGAATTCATGCGAGGTTTCCTGGCAGCGCAGGAAGACCTTGAGAAAGTGGGGGAGAGCGATGCTACGACGAAGGCGTTGGGCGTAGGCGCTCTCCTGGGACTCCCCGCCGGAGTTGGGCAGCTGCGTATGGTACAGCGGCTCAAGCGGAAGAAGCACTTGACCCGTAAGGGCTACGTGAGGGCCCTCAAGAAACTGAAAGGGGGGGCGCCGTACAAGGCCCTTGCGGCAGCGGGGGTGCTCTCCCTTCTGAGCGGCATCGGCGCCACGGTGAGGTTGCGTCAGGCCGCCGCAGCGAAGCACGGGAAGGGGTGGAAGGAGAAAATCAGGGGCAAGCCCGGGTCCTTCACCCCCCGGCACCCGATCCTTTCCAACTTCCTTGGGGGCATCCCGGGGGTGTCTGCGTTGCGGGCGGGGGGGAAGGTTTTCGGCAAAGCGGATACGGCGTTGGCGGAGAAGGCTCGAAAGGAAGCGGAACGGAGCCGGTCAGGGTTTGCTTTAGTGCGTAGGTAGGTGATTGGGAGACTTAGCCAAAGAGGCCGTCTTTCAGGGGATGCTTGCCGGAATTAAGCATGCAGCCAACCCCAAGGTGCGTTACGTGGGGCGAAAAGGGTTGAGCAAGGCGGTGCAGCGGCAGGTGTTGCAGGGGCGTATAGCTCGCCTGCTGCTCAAGAGACACAAGTCGGACGGGCTTGCTGGCCGTGTGCGGCTCTGGCGGAGTAAGCGGCAGTTGCGGGCCGTCACCGATAAGTTTTCTCGGGGTGTGCTTGGTACTGTAGTACGTCGTGGGAAGGGGAGGGGTATCTATTTGCATCGAGGCCTTAAAGGCAAGAAAGTAGCCGCCAGTTTGCGTGAGCACGAGCGTTTCCATCTTCTTCCCGTTGTGGGCACGTCGGAGGTCCTGGCCCACCTTTACGGCGCCGGGGTGGGGGTAGCTACAGGCAGCGGGAAGGGCGTCCTCGTCAACGCCCTCGGCCCGGTGTCCCGTCCAGGGCGGTTCGCGTTGGAGGGAGGCTTGGGGTACGGGGCGTACCGGGCGTACAAGAGAATGCGAAAAAATGGAGGCAAAGCTTGAACCTTCAACAAGGAAGACGTACCTGTAGACGTAGCCATTGTGGCTCAAGGAGCAGGATAGGAAGTCGATGGAGGTAGGTTATGACGCAAGCAGGCACATGCACCCTTTTCGAAGAGATTCAAGGGAGCCTGGAGTGGAGTTCGCGGGATTCGCCCCTCACCACCCTCTTGGTGGCGGTGGAGTATGAAGGTAACGCCCATCCCCCATTCATGAAGGGGGAGCCCTCCTACAAGGGAAAGAAGTACTACCCCCTCGGCTTGTGCCGGGAGTTCTCCGTGAAGAACGGGCCGACGAGGTGCGAGTTGGAGCTTCGGCAGGTTCAGTATAGCGGCCCGTCCTTGCAGGAGACATTGGGGTTTGCGAGCGCACTTCTTGTGTGTCAAGAGGCGGGGAAGGGCCTCATGGCGCAGTTGCGCTTCCCTTTTGTCGGCGGGGAGACTAGGGAGGAGCGGGGAGAGGGGGAGCTGGGCTCTGTCTTCTGCGCCTCCTTGGTAACGAACCCCCCGTTGTCCGTAGTTGCTCCGGCACCATGGTTGCAGCCGAAGAAACGGCGCAAGAAGGGGCGGGCATGACCTTCCCCGAGTGTGTCCAGCACTGCTTTGGCAACAAGGACTTTGTGCGGGAGTACGACCGCCTGCACGGCAGTAACCTTGCCCATTCCGGACATCCCCTGGAGGTTGAGGTAGACTACGCCTCAGGGAGGATGAGCCCGGAGATGTGGGCCTTCATCGACTTCGTCGCCCAGGTTATCTGGGCGCCATTGGTAGCGAGGGTGGAATGGGCTACAACCTCGGCGCTGTAGCGGACATCCTCCAGGACAAGCTCCGGGACCGCCTGGCGGCGGCCAGGAAGCGGCGCTGGTCCCACATTGGCGGGGACCTGGAGGCCTCCAAGTCCCCCACCGACAGGTACGTGGACATTCGCACTTTGAGCAGGAAAACCCGCATCTTCATTGACAGGGGGGCCCTTATGGCTGCCCTGAAGCTCTTCCCCACCACCAAGGAAACCAGGGACGCGGACGTCGCCGGCGCCCTCTTCGACTTCGCTGCCTACTTGAGCGGGGGCAAGACCATCAAAGTGGGGAAGAAGCACTCCCCCTCCATCTTGGTGACCCTCCTCCGGAAGTTCGCCCAGGCCCGGGGGTTGGACCTGGATTCGGCCAACGTCCGGGCTTGGGAGCGGGGGCTCGAGGACAGTGTGTGCCGGGAGGCGCTGCTTCACGAGCTCCGGGACGCTGTCATCTGGATGTCCGGCAGCGGCGACTTTGCTGTCGGGGGCAAGGCCCGCAAAGGCTGGCTGAAGGCCCGCGAGGGACTGATGGCGTCGTTGCAGTAACTTTGTTTAACATTTCCCTTTACACGTCGGGGCATGTGCGGTAGAAAGTAGTTGTGCGCTAGTGGGGAGCCCCTGCAGGGGGTGATTCCGCTCTCCCTACAGGGGCTCCCCCTTTCGGGGCACGTGGCGGTGCGTCGTATATGGGTGTGTGTCATTGCAGTAGACCATAGGAGGGAGTCGTGGAGGAACAGAGAGAAGGCAGAGGCGGACGGAAGACGTTGGGGAAGTCCCCCTCCTCCCGGGACTTGCGGGAGCTGCTTCTGGGTTCCCTGGAAGAGGGCGGAGCGGCGGCGCAAGCAGTGAAACTGCTGGATCTTTACGTGGTCCCCGTCCCCCAGTTCAAGGAGGCGAAGGCGACGCTCAGCGAACTTGAGGAGCACCCGCAGTGGCGGTACGAGCCGCACACCGACACTCACTACCGCAACTACCGCTCCTCCCTCTACAACGTTTTGGTGACGCAGATCGCCCGCAACGTGCAGGACGGGGAGTGCGACGTCTACGAGGTCACATGGAAAAATCACTTCCTCTACCTGGAGGAGTTGACCAGGACGCCGCAACTCCCTCACTTGGGGGTGATCCACGAGTTACCGGGGGGGTGTACGCAGAAAAAGGTCTTCCTTCCCGCCATGCGGGTGATGGAGTTTTGGGGCTCTGTGTGTGCGAAGCTGATCAGCGAAGCCAACCTCCTCGGCGAGGGGAGAGTGCCTGCCGTTATCACTGAGCCCTCCTTGGCCGACGCTTTGCGTTCAAAGGAGAAGGAGCTCCGGGTCTTGCAGGGGGAGTTCGACAGGATGCGGGATGCGGAGGCCGAGCTCTCCCAAGCCTACGTCCGTCTGCGGGAGATATTGGGCACGGTGAAGACGGAGTACCCGGACTACAAGGAGTGCTGGGAGGCCACAGAAGCCCGAGCCCGGGTGATGGTGGACGTCCTTCGGCACTACTCCATCATAGACGTCCAACGCAGCCGGTGTCGACCACTCCCCCCGGATGTGGACGTGCAGGAGGTTGAGCGGCAGGCTGCCGCCACCCGCCTTGAGTACTACCTCAATTACGGCCCTCCCGAGCTGGCCGAAGGCCGGGTAGGTCCTCCTTACACGGATAGCCCCAAGCGGCCTCCCGGCGACATCTTGCATTGGGATTGCCTGGCGCCGCCCAACCTGGAGGAGTAATCATGAGCGAGCACGAACTTACGCCGAAAGAACGGGCGGAGCACTTCGATACGGTAGTAGCCATCCTGAGTAGTTTCCGGAAGAGATACATCAGCGAGCCGGGGTGGGACCTGGTGGTCAGGCAGTCCCGGTCGGTGATCGAGCGTTTCGACTGGGAGGGGGGCCGCCGGGCGGAGGCGGGACCGACAAACTTCTTCTCCGCCACCTTGGCTAAGGATGGGGCGACGTGGCGAGAGCTTCCCAGGGAAGCCTTCACCCGTGTGAGGTCGTGGGAACCGCCTCCCGAGGAGGGAGCCTGAAGAGAGAGGCGTTTCCCCTTGAGAGGCGCCCGTCGACGAGAGCGCATCTAACATGGAGGCATTACGGACATGAACACAACAGAAGCACGGGCGATTCTACTCAGCCATGAACACCACTCGAACGAGGAGCGGGAGTTGGCCGCCCTGGTCTTGGATGGGTACGTGGCGTCCTTCCCCACTTTCACCGCCAAGCCGGCGGAGGAGGTGAAGGCGCTCACGCTTGCCGATGAGGGGGCCCTAAACTATGTCTTGGTGGCGCCGCCTTACAACGGCGGCACCTACCTTTTCTTCACCTGGGAGGAAGACGGTGTGGAGATGGCTTATGAGGTGGAGTGGGCCAAGAAACTCCTGTTCACTGATGAGCTGTCAAGGCGCCCAGGCGTTCCCTACGTCATGGGGATCTACGTTGAGGCCCCTGAGCACCGGGTGCACAATCCGGCGCAACTCTTCTTCGAGGCGGAGCGAATCGGCACTAGCCCCCCCGAGAGGCGGGCGGAGCTCCTTTCCCGTTTGGGCGAATGAGCAAGAAGTCCCTCCTTGATATCCTGGAGGACATCTCCGGCCTCCCGCCGGGGGAGGCCCGCAAGATCTACGATGAAGTCAAGGCCAACCTTGACGCCTTGCGCGACTGCCCCCTTCACCGCTTCGAGAAGAGGGAGGGGACGCGGCCGATGGATACCAAGTACCGCTGCGCCGAGTGCGGCGGGGTGATACCGCCCGGGGAGTACCAGTGGTACAAACGGGGGAGGGAGGACCAGCGAATGCTGGCGCAGATTGGGGAGACAGAGATGATGGTCCCCGAAGAGCCGGAGGAGAGCCCCCGAACCTAAAGGGGAGTTTCCTCCCCTTGCCCCCCGTTCAGGGGGCACATCTCCTTTGTTTTTTCCTTCGTTGCGGCTTGCGCTTGTTTGTCATGTAACCCCCAGTTACTTTTCCTGGCTGAGCGGGGTATCCGCAGGAGGCGTCTCTGCTACGGGCATGCAGAGAACTTCCCTCCCTACGCTGGGGCAAGAGTAGGCCCCTCGGCAGGGGTAGGCCGGGAGTTCAGTGTGGACCTCAGCGTGCTCACACTCAGAGAAGCACCCGGGTTCCCCGGCACTGGAGCAAAGAAGCTTGCCCAACGGAGCAGAGGGCAACGTCCTGCCTGCGGCCTTCTTGAGCGCTCTATCGAGCGCCATGAGTACCGCTTCGTACCTCCGGTCGGGCGGTTGCGGCGCTTGCCGCAGGTATCGGGCGGCCATGGACGCTGCCTCATACATCTCGGGTGCCACCGCTATCAAGTGAGCGTTGGCTCTCATTTCTCCGGCCGATTCGCCGGGGGCGTAGAAGGTGTAGTCAGGGCCGCCCCCGACTACCTGGACGATACCATCTCGGGCCTTCCAGGGCCCTTTCGTGTGGTTACTCATACTTTCTCCTTGCCGGCACGAGGCCCCGGCCGGCTCTGGTTGGTTAGGTATTCGGGTACTCTTTCTTGAGCGTCCAAAACAGGCGCTCAAATGCCTTACCGCGACAATACCCGCCCTGATACAGGGCGGCTTCGATGGAAGCCGTCCACCGGTCGCTATCGAAGGCAAAGCGACCGTCCGCACCGGGAAGGTTGAAAATCTCTTGGGCATCCGCCCGGATTTGCTCTATTTTCTCTGTGATCATGTTTTCCCTCCTGCCGGTACAAGGCCCCGGCTGGCACTCTTTCTTACCCGAGCGCCTGGGTGCCCCAGCAAGCACCTAGACTAGATACCGACGCAATGGCGTCGATGGAAAGAGCTTGCTGATTCGGGGGTCGGGCCCGTACCTTACCGGCTTATTCGTCCGCAGATTCCACTAGGTCCCCATGCGCCTCGAACAGCTCTCGGGCCGTGGGGTATTCCACATCCACACCGTCAGTGGTGTGCCAGTACCACACCCGGTTGTCCGCCCCCAACTCAGATGTCTCCTTACGCCGGTATGCCGAGTCCCGAATATGGTGGGTCGCAAAGGTCATTTTTGTCCCACCGAGACACCACACACCCGGATTCTCAACAAGGCCACCCTCTACTTCCAAGGTGGCCTCCCAATCGGCTGCGACGTAGGCTTCATCCGGACTCCCAACGTCAATTCGCCCGGTCCAATAGTCGGCAAAGCCGGTGGTAGGCTCTCCTGTTACAGCAAGCCCCTGGACTGTCAAGCACACCGTTTCGCCTACATCTGTTTCTACGTGGGCGTAGAGTGCCCGGGCCCATTTACGGGCCAGGACAACAGCTTCGCCCAGATTCTCGGCAGTGAGGATGGTTTCCTCTGTGCCGCTTTGGTCTGCGAGCTCTAGCTTGTACTTCAATGGTCCCCTCCGTTGGCACGAGCCCCCGACTGGCGCCGTGAATACGCTCCCAATTTCACCAGCAGCGTCTTCTCGGTACGGCTACCTTCCGCTGCCATCCTCACGGTGGCGATTTCCTCACCGTCAAACGACAGCCAACAGGCCACGACAACACCAACCCCGATTGCATATCGGGAGATGTCGCACGTGGTTCCAAGCCAGCCATGCAGCCGAGCCTCGTGGCTCATGTTGGTGCAGTATGGCGTGTGGGAGCACTCCGTCCCTTTGTGCGTCGGTCGTCCACCAAAACGACGACGTGGACTTGGCCCCACATCCTCCCACGTCGAGACGTATACAGCGTCGCCGACGTCAATGTCGGTGTCGATGTCGATAGCGCACTTACGATATCTACTCATTCATGTCTTCCTCCTCTGGGGCACCCTGCCCCGTGGCCCGCACCCTTTGAGCGTGATCGCCGGGTGCGGGTAGGATAATCCCGGTTTTACGCATCCACAAAGCCCAGGTGCCGAAACACCTGGACCTTTTTGACGCTTCCATCTGGAAGTGTCTCTTCTACGCTCTCCCGACGGGAGAACGCGTAGAGAGGACGAATTGAGAGACTTAGTAACACGTCCTCAAGGGGGCCATTAAATAGGGGGCTCCTCCTATCATGGCCCGACCTATAATGGCGTCGCCCCATCCCCCTTGACCCATGATATATCCATAGGCCAAGTCGGCGATCTTTTCCGCCCGAAGGCGGATTTCATTTCTTCTCGGGAGCTCCTCGAAAGTCAGGAACTCTGCCAGCTTCCGCTTCAACTCAGGCGGTAAGTCAATGACTCCCGCCTGTCTCTGTTCAGATGAAGCCGGATGTTGCGTTAGATTCAAAATCTTCATCGTCTCCCTCCTGCCGGCACAAGGCCCCGGCCGGCGCTTGTAGTTCAAACCTCGAATAGCCCCTCAACTTGAGGGTCCGGGTCTATTTCTACTTCCCTCCGAAGTTCAACATCCCATTCGTCAGGGTAGACCAAGAAACTCTCAGGGGCATCTTTGCACTCTGCGTGCACCAACAAGGTGCGGATTTGTCCGTCCTGGTTGGTGCACCAGTACATCTTGTACATCGCCATGTCTTACCCCCCTCCCTTTTTCTTTCCCGGCTTGGAGTCATTTGGGCCTTCCTCCTCCCGCCCCTGGTCGGGGGTGCCGGGCACGAAGGCTTCCCGTATCCTCCTGCCCTCCTCCGTCCGGATGGGGATGTTCTGGAGAGCTGGTTCCGAGGCGCGTGGACGCCCGGTAAGGGACATCCTGAGCGTTTCCCCCGTTTCGCTAAGGGGGACGTCAGGTAGACTCTCGAGTACTTCGGTGTCCCTGAGGGGGATGCTGGAAAGGAGCCGTGCTGCTGGTTTGCCCTCTTCGGGGGTTACCTCCGCTTCGCAGAGTGGGCAGCGGCGGGCGCTTTTGCGGGACATCGGCTCTCTGCCCGCCTTTACTCCGAATTTGCTGCGGGCTCCATAGAGCCTCCAGCAGCTAAGGGTCTTTGCCAGCTGGCGTTGCTTTTCGGTGACTTCCTCTTCCGGAATCCCGAAGAGTTCGGCGGCCGTCTTACGGTGGATGTCGTTGCTCATCACAACATTCCCCCTGGCTCGGCGGTGAAGCGGTTGTTTTCCTTCTCTACGGCTTCGCCGGATCGGAGTTGCCCCTGTTCCTTCTCCGTCAGTTGGTGCATGAACTCCGAAGGCTTGACCAGAGCCGGATAGCCCCAGTACCTGCCGAAGCGCCGCTGAACGAAGTAGTTGTAGATCGTAGCCATTGGCTATTCCTCCTTTCTCAGTTTGCCCGCCAGGAAGTTCAGTATGTGCTCCGGCGGACGGTGGAGCAACACGGCGACGTGCTCGTTGCAGAGTGGGTAGTAGGTTGGCTTCTTCCCGTCCCGCCACTGCTGCACGGAGCACGATTGCCCGATGAACCCTATCGGGGTGCCGTTCAGGCAGAGGGCGAAGTGGGCGTCCATGGCCAGCAGGGGCATGGTGGGGTAGTCCCGAGGCCGGGAGTCCTGGTAGGGGTCCGTGACGCTGTGGTAGTCCACCCGCAGGGAGACGTGTTGGTCCTCCCGGTCCACCCGGAACAGCAGGTGGCCGGCGCCGGTGTCCCAGTGCTTGCGGATGCTCCGCTTGGTGCAGCTGACGTCGTTGGTCTTCATTGCGCCGCCTCCAGAGCGTCGGTTATTTCCCTGTGCAGTTGGGTAGCCTCCGGTAGAGTCAGATAGATCATGACCTTCGTGAGTTGCGAGTGGGGGTTGCTCACCACAAGGCAGATCTCGGGAGGCAGTCTTCCTTCGTCTACTTCAGTGGGGGCGGCGTAGATCGTGGCGTGCGTGTCCAGTGGGCGGTGGCTCTGTATGAGCTTCATCGGTGCCCCCGCAGCATTGCGAGGAGGTCCCGGAACAGCTGGCTGTGGTGGGCGAGTTCCCGCAGGTTCTGCGCCGGGGGGAGCGTCCCTGCTTCGTCCCTCAGCAGCGTCACTACCAGGTCCCCCAGTAGCTGGATTGCTTCGGCCTTGTCAAGTAGGAGAACGGCCCCGAGGAGGGGGTCGCCCTGGTTGGCTACTTCGATGCGGACGGCGTCGAGCTCGTCCAGCTCGTAGTCTCCCCACCCTACCTGGGTCTTGTGTGACACGTAGGTTACAAGCATGACAAGCCTCCATGTTGTTGGTCCACTATTCTTATAACAGAGAACGTCCCCAATCGTGCAAGAAAAAACGTTAAACAAAGTGCTTGACAGGCAAAACCTGTAGGGTTAGTATTCGGAGTGCAGGGCGGCCGGAATGGGCTGTTGAGGCCCTTTCCTGCTTGGAGAAGGATAAAGACAAGGAGGCACCTATGTCGAAAGAAAAGAAAAAAACCCCACCCACGTGCGCTAGCTGCCCATCCTCGGTTGACCGAGGTACGGGGGACCCGCAGAAGTTGCGGTGTCTGCTCAGATTGCCCGGTAGGAAGTCGATGCCTATTTGGTACGACCTGGTAAGTGCCGATGATGTCTGCGACTTCCACCCGGAGTTTTGGAGGCAGCATATGGGGGCGAAGTGAACTACGAAGGCACTCCCCCATCTGGGCAGGGGAGTGCCCCCGGCACTGCTACGTGGAGGCGGAAGGTTGAAGGATACGTTCCCGACGAAGCCGGAGAGACTGGTTGTCCCTCCATTGGAGCTTTACGTGACGGAGGCGGGGGTGGCCGAGTTCGCCTCCATTGAGCCAAGGGGGCGTTGTCTAGTGTTCCAGCAGGTGGAGATGGAGTGCCGAGATAAGTCCCGGGTGCGGTTGGCCAACCTCAAGCTCAACGTCGACGACATCTCCCGGGAGCTGTTGGAGATAAGCAGGGCCACCGGCCAGGTCTTCTCCCTCCCTTGCAAGCCGGGCAAGTGGGGCGCAGACGTAGAGGTGGGGAGTGCCTTCTACCGAGTGCAGGCCATTCTCGGCGCCATCCCCCGGCCGGAGGCGTCCTTGGAGCAGGAGTGTGCTGGTACTGAGAAACGGGCCCGCAACGTGATGGACAAGCTCCGTGAGGGGCTGGTATTCTTGCGGGAGCTGGTCGATGCTACGGCGGAGGGGGACGAGGAGCAGGCGAAGATGTACCGCCGCTTCAAGCTGTTGGGGCGCACCTACCTGGAGAAGTGGGGGAGAGAGGCATGAAGAAGCCCAGCAAAGACGACCCCCTCGATATGGAAGTTCTGCGTAGCGCCTTCTCGTCTCGGGAGGGTGAGCAGCTCCAGTTGACGGGGGACCTGGAGGCCCACGAGGATGAGAGCGGGGTGGTCCACCTGGTTGACAGGGACACCGGCGCAACCCGGGCGATGATGACAAGGCACGACTACGAGGAGCTCCGCAAGGAGGGGGCGTTGTTGAAAGCGGAGGAGAAAGTGAGGGAGCACCTCACCCAGGCCTCCCAGTGGGGGCACTTCACCGCCACTTTTCCCAGTGACCGGTTCGAGGTGGACTACCAGGAACTGGCGGCGCGGCTGCGGGGCAGCGAGATCCGCCGGGGCGACCAGGTAGTGGGGGAGGTCTCCCAGGCGTACGTACGTAAAGGAGAATTGATCCTGGTGTGCACTGTTGAGCAGGCTTGGGGGCGGGACTGGTTGAAGCAAGACCAAACGATATGGCCCACGTTTGAGGGGCCGTCACCAGAGCCCATGGAGGGCGTTACAACGCAGGAACTATTTGAGTCCATGCGTTGCGGTCCCGACATGTTCAGGCAGGAGTACTTGAACGTCATTGTGGAGCCCCTCCCCCGGTGCAAGAGTTGCGGAGAGCTGTTCAAGCCGCCGGAGGGGTGGGAGAGCAACCGCTGCCCGCCTTGCCATGAGAAGATAATGGACCGGCAGAAAGGGAGGAGGTACAGACGATGAGTTGGCAGACGAACAAACAGGGGCAGAAGGCCAGGTACTACCTGGTAGTTGTAGAGCCTTCCCCCATCAGGTGGCGGACCGCTTACGCCGTTGGCCCCTTCAGGTGGCGGTGGTGTGCGAAAATGGGGGCGCTCTTGGCGTTCCTCCTGTACCTTGGGCATGGGGAGGTAACAGTGTGGGGCGGGGACGACCTGAAGGCGCCGTTGTTGCACCGGGGGAGGCTCAAAGTGTGGCCGAGGGGGAAATCGTGAGCTGCTGCCACTCGCGCCCGTTCACCTTTACTCTCCTTGGGTTTGTCCCGGTTGGGCGGGAACTCGAAGTTCTGAAGTATGTGGAGGGTTCTCCTTGGCCAATACGGGAGGCTTGTGTCAACTCCAGCAATAGCTGGTTTGGGCAACTTGAGTTGGAGGGCGATGACCAGATCCCGCAATGGCTGGAGTGGTTGGACATCTGGACTCGCATGTTGGGGGTAGGTGTCGAGGGGGTAGTGGCGACAGACCGCCCCCAAGTTGTCGTCAAGTTTGCTGCGTCTCCCGTATCCAAGGTGGGGGAGATGAAGGTGTGGGAGAAGACGGAGAAGACGGACTTGTTGATCCCTGAGCCCTGTGCAGGGGGTGTACGTAACCAGCACGAGATCAAGGCGGGGGAGGGGGGACCTATTCGCCGGAAGATTTTCTTTTACCTCCTTGACGTCTACGAGGTGGAGGACGGCCTGTTCGAGCGGGTGCAGTACGACTTGAGGAACTGCGTAGTGGATCTCACCTGTGGCCCGTCCGATGAGCGCCGCTCCGGCGTCCAGTCTAGGTGGGAAGGGTACGTGAGCATTGAGGCCAACGCCGACGTGGACTGGGTGTGCGATAAGCTTAGCGATGCCCTGAGGCGCCATGGCCGGTTTCGGGTGCAGATCCCCCGGCCGGATGGGTCGACCTGTGACTTCGGCTACAATGGGGTGACCTACACCAAGCAGTACATCCCCCGGGTGGGCAAGCCCTACTACCTGGGCGCAGAAGCGCCGGAGAAGGCCCCTCGAGTCACCCCTTTTTACCGCTGGTACGACCTGTGGGTGGGGGCCTACTACGACGCGGAGAAGAAGAACCTCTACCTTTGCTGTTTGGGGTTCGGGCTGAAGATACGACTGGGGAGGGAAAATGAATAATTGCACCAGGTGCCACAGTGCGGCAATCAATCTACACGCCCACGGGCGGGAGAAGGGGAAGCATGAGGCCCTCTGTGACGTGTGCTACTGGCGGACGGAGGCAGAGATAGCGGAGAGCACGATTACCCTCATTACTATGACATATTCCCTCAGTCCAGTGGGGGTGGCTAAGTGCGCACGCCAAGCTCGGAAGGAGGTGTTTGAAGCCTTAGGAGAGAAACGATGAGGGGGGTTCAGGTGCAAAAGGCCCCGGGCCGAAGGTGGTGCCACGTCGTGTCATTCGTGGTTACGGAGCAGGACTTGTTCACTATACGGAAGGACTATACGACTGCGTGCAGGAAGGTGATTATCGTCACCGACTACACCAAGTCCCGAGCCAGGGAGGTTCCGAACAGGACCTTCCCGGGATGCGAGAGGTGTCTGAAAGAGTTGGAAGCTGCCGGAATAGATATCAGCTACGCCAAGCTCACCCGGGTTCAGCGGAAGGTGGTGGAAATCCTCCGCAATGGTGGGGAATTCATAACGGACTTCTTTGGGGCCTACCTGTACGCAGCCAAAGAGGAGCGTATCAGTGGCATCCGGGTGGGCTGGCGCACTGTCAACGCCTTGGTCCGGAAAGGGGTAGTGCGGCAGGAGAAGCGAACCGAGGTGACGACGGTGTACCACCTCACCGAGGAGTGGTCATGAGAATCCCCCGTCACTGTAGCGAGTGTGCCCACATTGATCGGGCTGGTCCTCCCTCGAAGGTGTGCGAATGCCGCCATCCGCAAGTCCCAAGAAGGAAGATACTGCTGACCAAGAGATGGGTGTACCATTATTCCCCCCCAAACGACTGCCCGTTGCGTAGGGAGATGGATAACGGCGACACAATGGGGACCCCCTCCCCCTTCTCGCGGGACAGCACCGAGGAGACGAAGGGATGAAAGCACAGCAGGCAACCCTAGACTGTTCGGACCACTTGGTGCAGTTCCTCAAGGACAACTTCCTCCCGAGCTACCCTGGTTGGGTGATGCTGCACGGGTATTACTGCAACGCCGGCGATATGGACTGCCCAGTCCTCTACGCCCGGAGGAAGTGGACGTTCGGGGCGAGGGTGAAAAACCGCCTTTACCAGATGTCTCTGGGGAGTAGCCAGATGATGCGCATTCCTCGGAAGGAGATGTCGGCGGTCATTAACCCGTTCGGACACATTACGGTCCTGGACCCAGACTTGGTGGCCCCGTTGCAAGCGGTAATTGCGGAGTGGGAGGAGCTGGGCGGGGAGGAGGTGCGGTTGGAATTCGAAGGCCCTGCTCGGGAGATGGCGGCCTTGTATGAGGCTGAGGAAGGGGGCGCCGCAGAGGCAATGGTGGCCACAGAGGCCCTTGAGCCCACAGAGGCAACAAATGCAACTGAGGCAATACCGGATGACATTGCGATACCGGAGGGTCCATGATTTGGCTAGAAGGGGAGGTTGGGGGAGAGCATACTATCCGTTTCACTATTAACCATGTGGGTGGGACCATGCGGGGTATGTGCCCCGCCTGTGCGCATGAGGAGGTGGCTCTTACTTTGCTATGCAACTGCCCCCGGTGCGGTCAGGCCCTTCAGCACTTCGCCGAGTTGGTGGTACCAGCACTGTATTTCCGGCTCGACATAGTCTTCGACAAGGACGGGGAGATGGAGGAGTGTGCAGGAAAGGATGCGGAGCTGCCGGTGGGCTCCCGGATTGAGAATATACGGAGAAGTGATGCCCAAACGTGGCCACAGAAAAAGGAAGGACCGACCGAACTCGGTCTAAGAGGGGGAGAATGACCAAGGAGGAGTTCCTCTCTCTTGCTTGCCGCTTGGGGGGAGTGAAGATAACCTCTGATTGGCACCCCAATCTTCCGGGCAGGGTGAATTTCTACCTGCACACTGAGCGCCCGGACGAGGACGAGGGGACGCAGCACGGCGTACGAAGCGGAGCATGGGGTGGTGGTGACGGTTACCCTGCCCCCGGCGGCGGAGGCGAGCTGATGGCGTCCCACCCGGCGGCGTTCCCACCCCCCATCATTGACGTTCTTGCTCGGTTGCTCAATGAGCACTGCCCGGGGGGGAAGTACGTCCTGGACCCGTTCATTGGGATAGGGAGGGGGTAACCAATGGCTGTTCAAAGAGAACGGGGAGGAGAGCGGTTCGAGATGGTGCTGTGCGACATCATAGGATGCAACTCCGTTTACTGCGCCGAGGAGCCCTGCGGCCTCCCCGGGACTTTGCGCAATCAGGCGCTGCTTGCGGGATGGCTTTTCAACGCTACGACTGATGTCTGTCCCGACTGTGTGAGGAGGGCCTCGGGGAGGCAGCGGAAGACAGATCCCCCCATCCCCCCTTGCAAGTACTGCAACCATCTCATGTTCCCGTTCGACGCTTCCTCGTGGCAGTGCAAAAACGACGGGTGCATCGGCTACCTGAGGGGGGTCAGCGTGGCCGGGAACTACCCCATTCGGCCGTCGGAGAAGGACTACTCTAACTACCGCTCCCTGACCTGGGGGGAGTTCAAGGCGTACGTGGATGCGAGAATCGCGGAGCAGGGAGGGGGAAACGGCCTTGCTATTTTTACAATAGACGTGCGCAATGAGCGGTTCGACCCCGACGACTTGGCAACTATCGACGTTTGTGTGACTGTGACGGACGACTACGTGGAGATAACATGAGCAACGACGAGCTTTGCGGCTGCGAGGGCAGCTGCCCGATGTGCCGGTTTTGTGCATGTTTGAGGTATTTGTTGCACCACAAGGGGCACGTCTTCTTGGCGGGGGGGTGACTTTAGGTGTCCCGGTGAGGAGCGAAGGGGCGGGCACCGGCCCTCGGCGGAGCAGAGCCTACTTGGGAAATTGAGGCAGCATAAAGGAGGAAAAGATGCAGTTGACAGCAGAACAAGAAGTCCGGGCGGCGGTCGCCCGTAGAGTGCTGGATCAGAATAACCCCGGTAAGGACGTCCATTACCCGTTGGGCCTATCGGCGGATGGGCTTGGGCTCATCGTCACCACCTGGGGGATGTTCGTCCAGGGTGGGTCGTGGTGGCACAAGCACTCGGACGAACTCAACGACTTCGAGGCGCAGGTAGTAGAAGACCTCGAGAAGGCGAGGGAGGGGTTCACCCACTATGGCAAGGCGTTGCGAACCTACCTAGTTCCTCTGGCCCCTGGGGGGATTGAGGAGGGGTCGGAGGAAGGGTTGAGAATACCCGCTCCGGAGGTTCCAATTCCAACGGAGGGCACTTTCTTCGGCAAGGTGAGGGAGATGACTTGGCATGGGGCGGACCTCCACATCGACACCGAGGACGGCAATCGGGCCGTCTTCAAGGACGCCCGGGTGGTGGGGCACAGGGGACTGGCGTTGGGGGATCACAGGGACAAGGACGGGAACGTGGTGATGACGGTGGAGGAGGCTCCCGCCTCTCATTGTGGCCGAACCGAGGGGGTCAATTTAGCCATCCCCGGCGACCTAGTCCGGGAGAGCCTGTACAAGGCTATGGGGATACCTCCCTGGCCAGGGGTAGGGAAGACGGAGAACCCGTGCACGGGAGAAATTAGGTACACTGTGCCCAAGTCGGTGTACGAGGAACTGGAGCGCTTCTTTGTGGCCGCTAGGGAGGGCGTCTCTCAGGGAGCAGAGAAGCGCCCCTGGGACGAACTCCACAAGCTCGGCCGGGGGGCGGGCTGCAAGGGTTCCCCCTTACTGGCGCAGTTGTGTGCCGCCTTGCACACCCGTTCCGGTATCATGGGCATTGTCAAGGAGTGGTTGCGTTCCGCCCCGCCCGTTGCCCGCAAGGCTCGCCTGGAGGCGTTGCGGAAGGACCTCGTGAGCTGGGAGCTTGGGCAGATACGGGGGGAGTCCTATGACCACGTCTGTGTGGACGAGCTCGAGGAGTGGACGGTAGACCGGGTCATTTACCTGTTGCAGTCGGGGCTTGTGCTCTTACGCAACGCAGCCGGCTCGTTTGTCGTTCACAAGGGGGAGGAGCGCAAGCTCAGGGCCGAAGAGGGCCGCATCCCCCAGAAGTTGGCGGACGAGGTGCAGGAGCACCCCTGGACGCTTGATGAGAGGGGGGAGAGCTCCCCGTTGGCGTTGGGCCCAACTACCGTGGTTGTCATCAAAGACGAGCACAAGGACGAGCACAAGGCCGGCGGTTTCAAGTTTGAGGTGGGCAAGACCTACCGCCACCTCAATGGGGAGCATATGCGTATCGTCGGTGAGGTCGACACCCTCCTCTACGGCCGCACGGGAGTAGGGGAAAGTAGCGAAAAAGACAACCTGGTACCGGTGGATATGGGTTCGGAGGACGCTACCCAGAACTGGCGGGAAGTGGAACATAGGGACAGTTACTTCATCGAGGAGGAATAGCGTGACCCTGTTGGAGATTGTGCAGAAGATGAGAGTGTCGGGAGAGGGGAGCTACCACGTCGTAGATACCCACGAGAACCGGGAGTACCAGTTGGAGTACTGCAAGGGGCTGTGGCGTTTCTCCTGCCGGCACTGTACGTTGCTGAAGGAAGGGGCTGTCCGCAGCTGCACAGACGACTACCAGATGCTGGTGTCCCGTTTCTCCCTTCAACAGCACATGGCCAACAGCGCCGTGGTGGATTCTCCCAGCGGGGATATGTGTATATTGGTGCCTTGGGCGGGTTGGGAGGAGACTGACAACGAGGTGCAGCCATTGGAAGCTGCCCCGCCGGAAGAGGAGGACTAGCGAATGGGGATGTTCACTACGGTAATCACTGAGGAAGGGGCGAAGGTCCAGTTCAATACCGGCAGGGGGGACTGCTGTGAGAGCTTCAAGGAGGGGGAGAAACTCCCCGTACGGGTGTTCGAGGGAGCAGGGAGGGGGTATCTCCTGGACGGCATCTACAGCGGAACTGGCCAGGACAGGGAAGAGTTTTGGGTAGTCATTCGGGACGGCGTGTTGGAGACTGTCCTGCCGGCGGACGAACCGTATGACGCTGTGATGCAGCGGTTCGCCGAGCCCTCCCCCGACCCTGCCTTGTGGCCGCCGGAGGCGTGGAAGAAGAAGCGGAAGGAGGAGGCTTTGGCGGCCAAGGAGAGCGAACTGATAGACCGCTTGTTGCAAGACTTCTCGGGGAGGATGAAGATAGGGATGCTCAATGCTGCATTCATCATCTCCCAGTCGGAGAGGCCTTCCTTGCTGGGGCCGCCGGACGGGCGGGCGTTGCTTGAGATGTACCCCCACTATCCCGACCGTTCAGCGTATTCGCCGCCGGCGCCGCCTCGTGAGCCATACATGGTGGAGTATGTCGCTCGGGTGGTGATGAACCACAAACGGGAGATTCTAGGAGAGGAGGACTGAGCAATGGAGACACAGATCGGGCAGACACGTTGGTTCTACCGTTTGCGGAGTAACCCCCTCAAGAACTCGGACATAGTGGATTTGGAGATTCGGTATGCCTTGGCTAGCTGCCCGCAGGGAGGAACCCCCATTGTTGGTTCGGAGCGGATGATGCGGGGCACAAACGTGTTCAAGGTTGCTGAATTTCTGCTGCGGTGGCAGGAGGAATTCCGCATTCTCACCACCATCAACTGGATGGGTGACCTCCTGTGTTTTAAGGAGGCGTGGGTCTTGCAATGGAACTTAGCGTTGTTCGGGGCCAACCTGGCCAATAAGGAGAAGCTCTTGAATTGGGTCAAGGCGACGTTGGAAAGGAGGCTACCCGGTACGGGCTGGGGGATCGACAAAAACTTGTTCTTGCTAATGGAGGACCGCGAGGAAGGCTGCAGTGCACTAATCAAGATTAATGAGGAAAACTGAATGCAGGAAAGACAATTTAGAAAAGAGTGGGCACAGGAAGTGGGTGTCGCCAGGTGGCACCGAGAAGAATTCCCTCGGTATATTTGTTACTGCCCTGCCCACGGCAGGGGCGTATTCGAATGCAAGAAGTGCGGGCGCCGGTTCCCCGATCAATATGTGCGGACCACGAAGAACTCCAGCAGGTCTCGCAGGGGGGAGCAGTACTTCAAGTTGGCGGCGTGGAACAACTTCCGCCGCCACTTGGACACGTGCAAGGGGGAGCGCGATGAGGAATAAAGAGCCACCATTCGAAAAGGTCCTTGAGGCGTACGTGAGGGAGAAAGCGAAGGCGGGGAAGTCGGCGTTGGAGATCCTCCAGGACATTTGGGCAAGAATGCCGTTTGGGCAGGAGATTGAGCTCCTGGACGGCCGCAAGGGGACAATCACCCCCTTTATGGAGCCGAGGATGTCCATCGGCCCCTATCGGCAGTACTTGGAGCTGGTCGAGGAGGGATTCGAGTTCCCAGAGGGCTTTGAGCCTCCCACGCCGGAGGACGACAGAGACCACGAGCCTTGCGCCGAAGCTCTCTTCGACGTCAAGCTTTCAGACAATACTCAACTGGAGTTCACTATCTCCCATTCCGGCTTTGAGGCAGATGCGCCCAAGGGGGAAGACGATGCAGAAGAGTAAAGTAGGGCAACCTACCCAAGGAAGAACAGTGCACGTTACGACAACGGAAGGCGGGAAGTCCAAAGTTGAGCTCTTCTGTTGGGAGAACAAGTACTCCCCCATCCTCAAGGTGCCCCCCGAGCTCATCAAGGACGGGAAAGTGACCGGGGAGGACGCAACGACCCTCCACTCAATGTGGCGGGAGCGCCACTTGTGGGCCATTTTGGAGCAAGACGACCTGAAGGTGGGGGACCGTGTGGTAGTAGTCACCTCTTCTGGTCACTTGGCGATTGCGTCGGTTATCAGCATCGACGGGAAGAAAGGAATGGCTGGGTCACTTGAGGGAACTGGGTGGTTCCTGGAGTATGTCGACTCCTTCATGGGCTGGCCCCGCAAGCCGACGAAATTTTGGGCTGTTCTGTTCGGCGGGAACCTGGCGGGAATCAAGAAACTCGAACTGTCTAGCAAAGAAGAGTAAAGGAGAAGGGAAGATGGTAGAAGGGAAACAGGAAGTAGTGTTCGGGGTATGGGGGGCGAAGAGCATTGAGGATCTCCAGGCGGCTGCGAAGTACATAAGGGAGGAGGGGAAGAAACTCCCAGTGATGAAAGTGACGCAGCATGACTTCGCTGCACTCATGCTAGCGGCCCTCCCCGATGAACCGCCGGAGGAGGAGGACGAAAACCGCCTCAAGGTAGTCGCCTGCTTGTCTTCTTTGTTCCACCGGGAGACTGCCCGGGAGTACCCAATGGACCGCCTCATTACGATTGGGAACGACCTACCCTCACCAGAGGAGATGTACCAGCAACACGTTCTGGATCAGCTGGGGGAGACGTTTGAGATTACTCGGCTGATAGACCCCCCAGGTCCGATGGTGCCGTTTACTGAGATCCACGTACCGGATACCACGCAGGCGCAGGAGGAAGAGATGCGAGAGAAGTCAAACGACGTAAGTGACACTTAGGAACTGGCGGACGAGATTGGCCAAAAGATGGTTGCCCAGGCGGTGGTACGCCTGGCTAAAGAAAAGGAGGAGCAAATGAAGACGAGCAAACCGAACATCGTTGTGACTCACATCGGCGGCATAGAAAAGCGGGGGAGCGTGGTCATCCTCAGGGATGTCGCCCTCGAGTTTCCGGAGGGGCAGGAGGCTCCCGGGGCAATTCAGTTGCCTATGGAAGACCTGCATTCCCTCCTGAAGGCGCTCCAAGGCGGGACGCCGGCCGAAGAGGCGGCGGACGAGATTGGCCAGAAGATGGTTACCCCGTCGGAGCACATCATGGCGATGAATCAGGCCCTCAAGGAGAGCTCGGGGGGAATCAGTCTGCCCCGTGACTACCTGGCGGAGTTTCTCTACGGCTTGATGGTGGGCTACCTCCCCACCGGTCGGGTGTTCGAGATCTTCTGCGACGTCACTCACTGGCACAAACACGACTGCACGTACAGGTGTACCGTGTCCAGCTTCCTGGACCGGGTGCAGGGGGAACTCTCGGCCAACGCCTGGAGCAACCTCACCCTCAAGTACTCCTCCCCTACGGCGAAGCGAGTCCACTATTTCAACGGCTGGGTGGGACAGCTGGCGCAGTTCTACGCCGACCAGCTGCGGCTCCGGGCTTGCGAGGCCATGCTGGACCGTACGGCGAAACCCTGGGAGGTCCGCACCCAGTCGGTGTACGACGGAGGGGCGACGGGCTGGAAAGCCCGCTGCCTGGAGGTGGAAGAGAGGCTCGACAAGGCGCGGGAGGCCCTCAACGATGAGCGGTTGCAGAAAGTACTTGCCGAACATGTGGAGCTCAAGGAGAACTTGGAGGCCAAGCTCCGCTACCTGTTTGGGCTACCACAGAAGTCGGATGCTACTGACGGAGGGGGGGATGGACAGAATCGGGAGTTTGAGGAAGAGGAGGGAGAGAGTGAAGGGTAACTTCTACATTAGGATAGACAAGGGCACGCTCCGGAAAAACCCCCATGCGGGGGAGCCCTACTACGTGCCTGGGAGGGCTACGGAGGAGGAGGGCGCCAGGGTAATCCAACAAGTCCCCTTTTACGAGATCGGCAGTAAGGGGCAGCCCTCCTACTTTTTCGAGTACGTCAAGGACTTCGCCGTTCAATGCTGGCGGTGCCTGGCGTACTTCCCATGGGGGGAGTTAGGCAACATCCCCGAAGAATGGGACGACGCCGGGAATTACTTCCCTGGAGTTGACAACATCTGCCCCAAGTGCGGGGAAGAGCGGTGCTGCGAACTGACCTTCGAGACGGTACGGGAGGCCCTCGGGGAGAACGAAGATGGTGGATAGAGTCCGAACCGACATTCCGCCTCCGAGAGGCACTGGAGGTGCACCTTGAACGTAACTTGGGACCAGATCCCGCTCGGCGAGTACACTGATCGATTCATCGCTGAGCGCCTTGGAGTACCTCAAAGCGTAGTAACATACCAGCGGCAGAAGCGGGGAATATCCCCCAGTTACACTGGAGGGCGGGCACCCTACAGAGGGGGAAAACCCAAACTCGACTGGGCAAAGATCACGCCTCTCCTGGGGAAGGTTCCGGACAACCAGCTTGCGAAGAGATTCGGGTGCAGTCGAGAACGAATCAGGCAAGAACGTGCGCTACTCGGCATCCCGATGGCGCCGCTTTCAATGCGGGAAATTGGGCGAAAGCCTCAGTATGAGTGGTATAGAGTGCAGCACCTCCTGGGCAAAGAGGTTGACACAGTAATTGCCCAAATTCTAGGTTGTTCTGCGTCGACGGTTTACAGCCACCGCAAGCAGAAGGGCATACCCCCTTGTACGCGCCCCGAGCGCTATGACTGGGCCACCTACGACTGCCTCCTGGGCACAACGTCGGATGCCAGAGTAGCGCAAAAGGTAGGCTGCGCGACCCGAACCGTAACGGCCCGGCGGAGCCGTCTTGGGATTGCCCCCTACCGCAAGTGGCACTTTTCTCGCTTTGATTGGGCCAAATATGATCATCTGTTGGGAACCATGTCGGATGCCAAAGTAGCAGCGATTGTAGGATGCTCAGGAGCCCGAGTGAGAGACAGGAGGGTGGAGAAGCGAATCTCTGCTTGGCAGACGCATCGACCTTCAGCGAGACAACGGGGAGTCTAGTGCTCGGTGGGTGGCTGTCTCTTAGTGCGTTGCCCGCTGCTGGACATTTTCCGCAGTAGTGGTATCCTGCTTCCAGGTGGAGGAAGCCATGAGAAACCAGTTTGGCCCATTCCAACGAGGTTTTTTTGCCGCCTTTGAGAAAACTGCCGGTTACGTCCGCCCTCATCAGCGAGAACAATCGCAGGTGAAAGGGTACTGGCGGGGGGACCGGGAGAGGCGCCCCCGTGGCTTGATCGGCCGGATAGGCCGGGGATTGGGCTTGCGGATGCTCTTGGAAGGAAAGGTAAACTCTCCCACTCTTGCTTATAGGACTGTCTATAAAAAGGACCCTCCCGGGCTTCTGCGTGGGCGTACGAACGCCCCTAAGAAGCTGTGGCGGGGTCTCTCCGTGGACAAGGACCTTAAGGACGAGTGGCTGGAGAGCATCAACGCCCTCCCCGTGGAGATCAGGTCTACGGAGGCCGGGAAGAACGCCTTGCGGCCGGCGGCAGTAGTGTTCCGTCTTCCCGGCGGGCAAAGAAATCACAGCGGCATTGTGCAGCAGCTTGCAGACATCCCCGGCGTCTACTGCTCATCTGACATAGGGATGCGGGGGGAGAGGCGTATTTGCGTTGCAAGTAAGTTATGGAAAGGAAAGAAAGGGTGGGTGTCCTGGTGGGAGAAGTTGCCGGGGCGTATAGAGGTGGCGGTAAGCGCTGGGTAGCCGCTGAGGCTGAACACCCGCCCTGCCTTGTTTTGAAGTACTGGACAACCCCGTTTCATAGTGTATACTGACGACATGAAGACGGTAAATACCGACACCCTTCGGGGGTACCTGCGGGAGAAGGCCCTGGAAAAAAGAGGCGTCAGCGACGAGGCCAAGTGGATGGCCCGAGGCGGCGCCGCCGGCGCCGTCTACGGGGCGGGCAAGGCCTTACTTATGAACCGCCGGTACCGCAGGCAGTCCCGTTGGACCAGAAGGCTGGGGGACCTCCTCAAGAACCCCAAGACCTTGAAGGCCGTAGGCCACAGGCGAATGCTCGGCGGCGGGGCGGCAGCAGGAGCAGCCCTCGCTTGGTTGGGGGTGAAAGGTAAGAAGATGCTGACTGGGGAGGCGCGATGAGCAGCAGCCTGTTGCAGGAATTTCGGCAGGGAATGTTGGCGGCAATGGGGGAGGGCCTGGAGAAGGAAGCGGGGGGCCTCCAATCCCTCGGCCGGGCCATCCTGAAGCTTCGCTCCTTGGGCCAGGCCGGCACCTTGGCGGGCATGGAGGCCAAGCGCCTCGCTGCCCTGGAAGCTCAGATGATCAGTAAGATCGGCAAGGGGGGCATGGCCAAGTTCAACAAATCCGGCGTTGCTGCCCTCAAGGGGACCGGTAAGGCCGGAGGCGCCGGCGCTCGGCGCATCAAGGGCACCACGGCCCGTGCCGTAGGTACCCAGAAGGCCGTCCGGGTGGAGCAGGCGGCGGCAGCCGCCGGGGCGCAGCGGCTCAGGCCGGTGGCCAGCGCCCGTACTGGGCAGCTGACTCAACGAGCGGCAAAGCAGCAGCGGACGGCTTTCCGCCAGAGCGAAGGTTTCGCTACCGGCCGGCAGGTGGGGCTGTACCGGGGCCGGGCTCCCGCTTACCAGCAGCACTTAGCCGCCACCAGGCCCACCGCAGCGCTCCCAGGAGCGCCGACAGCGGTGACCACTACTCGGGCCGGCGCCGGTGCGCCGGTGCGCTCTTATACTCGAGGCCCGGTTTACTCCCCCATGCAGCGGGGGATGCTGGCCGGGTTCATGGGCAGAGCTCGTAAAGTAACACAGCACCCGTACTTCGTTCCTGCCGCTGTCGGCGCCGGCGCCGGCCTGGTGGGCGGAGCGGCTCTCAGTTAGGGGGAGCACGTTGATAAAAGTCCTCCACTTCTAAGTGGAGCGGGGGTTGGGGCCTCTCTCGCACAGGTCCACTCAGCCCCCTACACCCCCTTCAGTGGGTGTGCCGTTCTTGTTTCTTCCTTGTACCAACCCGGGGAGACCAGTTCCCTCCCCGGGTTGGTGTGTCCTCGCAGCTAAAAAGGAGGAGCGCGAAGGGGGGCCTCCGACTAACGCCGGACCCCCCCCTTCGTCTTGTGTGCTCTTACATGTTTGCCTTGCCCCGTGCCATAGGGACACCGGCCTGGACCGGCCGCGGGGTTGTGGGGTCCCGGCTAGCCATACCCAGTTGCAGACAGGCGCCGCAAGCCTGCGCATTGGGAATGATGCCAGTCCCCTCGCTTCCGTCACCGAGATCCCTGGGATGCTCCCGGGGAATGCTCTCGTCTTCCGGGCCGGCGAGTGGCTCCACAACCACAATGCAGGCTTGGGAGATGGTGGCGGGGACATGCACTGACACAGGCAGCTGGACTGGCAAATTCAGCTGCAAGGTCAGCATGACCAGGGTAAGCATTTCGCTTTACCTCCTTTCCCCCGTAGGGGAGTCGCTAGGAACGCTATGTTTCCTTCGGCGTTCCTCCTCACTACTCTTATAGCTGGAAATTGCGGGGATGTGCGCGGACTACAGGCGGTCGTCCACGGCGGCCTTCTTCAGGCGCACCCGCTCCACTCGGTACACTGAGCTGAACTGGTCGATGAGCGGCCACGCATGGCACTCGTAGTGCTCCCCTTCGTGGTGCATCGTAGGAGGTTCCCTGGCGGAGAGCTGGGCGGTGACGATGGCAGCGTCGAATCCTTGCCCCTCCACCATCTTGAGCCAGGCCTCGATGTCCCCCCGGTTGGGGTAGACGTCTGGGTCGTAGGTAGCGACCCGCAATTCTCTACCAGAGGCATGGCTGGTACTCTCAATTGTCCCCTTGAGACCCCGGGCGAACGAGGTCTTTCCTGTCATGGGTCTGCCTACTACTAGTATTTTTTGCATTGGTTTCTCCTATCCCCCCTTGCTAAGTGCCTTTCATGGTGGCGTGGGCGGCCTCCAGGAACGCCCGAACCCCGCTCTCCAAGCTACTGCCCGGTGAGAGCTTGACGGGGACGTCCTTGACCAGCGCTGCGCCCTTCCACAGGCCGGAGCTCATGGCAGCGACCCAGAGTTGGCCGGCGGAGGTGACGGCCATAATGGCGTGCTCCCGCTCCCTGCGGGGCCAGGACAGCGACTGCGCCCAGCCCCGGATGAAGTCTTTGCGGCTCAGTCCGGAGGCCATGAAGGCCCCCTGAACTACCTTGGGGAGGTTCTCCCACAGTTCATCCCCGAATCCGGGGTGGAATTCAATCTTTTCAGGCATCGCCCTTCCCTGCCAAGGTCGCTATACCTTTGGCTACTGCCAAGTCCCGGGTGAACCACAGCGAAAAACCGGGGACTTTCTCCCAGTCCGTTTCCGCAATGGCGCCGAATTCGTCACTTGGGCCGGTGAAGTTGACCCCGTAGGGACGCAACTCGAAGGTCCTCCCTTCAGTTCCATTGAGGTTCCCCTCTGTCTCCTTGGCCGACCCCTCATGTCTGGGGGCGAAGGAGGCATAGAAGGTCCACCCGGCATCCTCCAGGTGGTAGCCAACGCCTTTTGGGCTCCCATTTTCCCGGGGCCACTCTTGGAAGTTATTCTTCACTTGTCTCCCCCTTTCTTTTTTGCGGGAAGCCCGTTTTGCAGGCCCCCCCGATCTTGGGCGTTGCTTCGGTGAGCCAGAGCGACACCCCCGGTACTTTTTCCCAGTCCAGGACGGCGCCAGGGGCTGTCTGGGTGATACTTACCCCGTAGGGTCGTAGTGTGTAGGACCCTCCCCCCTTACGGTTCCAGGACGCCAGCGCTTGTGGGGCTTCCCCCTTATGTCTCGGGGCGAAGGTACAACAGAATACCCCCCCTTCGAATGAGAGGTGGTATTTGCATGGTTTCGGGGTTGAGTCCCCCAGGATTACCCTCGGTGTCTTTGTCATTCTTCCCTCCGTATGTTGGTCCATGGTCCTTATAGCACATACGGGCGAGGAATTGAATGATGTTAAACAAAAAAAGCTTGACAGGGTTCCCCCTTCGACGTAGAGTAGCCTGTAGGGTTAGTGCAGCACCGGAGGGTTACTTGATGCTGGCAGAAGCAGAAGTGGTTTCGGCACTCTGGAGTTCAGGGTGCCTGTGCTGCCGAGGGAATGAGACATGAGCGGGTTTGACGAAGACAAGTATGTAGCAGTTCGGGGAGTAGTGGTGGCGCCCAGCGACGCCGCCGTCCTGGTTGACATCGAGGTAGCCGACGGCATCACCCAGGTTGACACGGAGGTGTGGATACCTCATTCTCAGTTGGAGCACGGGGACGAGGGCTACACCGAAGGGGAGGTAGTGGACCTCAGCGTGACCAGGTGGCTGCTGGAACGGGAGGGGGTGCTATGAAGTTCCTGACTTTGCAATGGCACCCCCGCAGGGACGCCACTTGGCACCTGGTGACCTCCTACTATGGGATGAGTCTCAAGGAGCGCCTGAATAACTCGGCTCCCCCGTTGGCGAGGTTCGTTCGTTTGGATTGCAAGGAGGGCGCCCTATTCGGTAGGTACGGCCTTCCGGCTGAGCCGCACAGGGTGCGCTACACGGACAAACCCCCTGGCTGCAAGGAGTGCCGCAAGCGATGGGACGCCCTGAAGGCCGTTTGGGAGCGGGGGATGACGCTCGAGGCGGGGGACATCCTTGAGGGCGTCGGGGTGGTGCTGCCTCCCCCATTGCCGGGGGAGTATTTCCAGACCCCTACGGATTTGGCGGAGCGCCTGCAGCAAAAGTTGCCGGAGGCAGTGGTGGACCGAGCTGGCCGGAAGGCCCAGCTGCGGGCGTTGGCGGAAAGTGACGAATTCATCCAGGGCTGCCCACTCACTCGGGAGGAAGCGAGACGGTTGGGGGCGCCGTGCCCGAATTGCAACACTCAGGACAAAGTGCGGGACTGCTTGAGGCACTTGTTGCAGACTATGGAGGACTACGACTCCCATATTTCCTTGCATGGGACCAGGTCCTTGGAGGCGTTGTTGGACATGCCCACCAAGGGGTCGGAGGAGGAATGACGAACGAATTCTACGTGGAGTTCCCGGGATCAGACCTTATCGGGTGGGTATCATTAGCTCACCAACAAATGGGAGGGTCCTGATGGGAGCGATAACGTTATTCAGCGGAGGGAGTAGCTGTACCTGCCAAACCCAGTGCAGTTGCCCTCCCCCCGAGCCGCCGAACCCCAATCCTTTCAAGTACACGATAGTAGCCCAAGAGGACCGGAACGGCCATTCGATTCTGGTGGTGGACTACGAAGGATGTACCACCTTCGATGGCCGAAAGCTCCTCCTCACCCGAGGCGTCTACAAGGACAATGGAAAGTTGGACCCCCACTTCTTAGGGGGTGGGCATCCAGTGCTGGCCAGATTCGAACCGACAGAAGAGGGTGTCCGACTAGCCCGACTCTGTGCGGATCTGCTACCGGAGGGCAATTGCCCTAAGGGGGAATCGTAATGTCATTTGAGCTGATGGAGTTCGTAGAGCGGGTACTGGCCATCGTCGACGAGGAGAGTGGTATTGACAAGCTGCGCACGTTGAACTGGCAGTTCGTCAAGGACTACCGGATACCCCCGGGGGTGGTAGGGAAAATCAAGGACTACCTGGGAGAGGCTCTTGTTGGGGGTGGGGCGCGGGGCGCCAGTGAGCGGGCCATCGGGTTCTATCAGGGGATGGCGATGGCCGTTTGCCTCTACAAGTACGTCGACTTGGCGGTGCAGGATGTCCCGGAGGGGATGGAGGCCCTCATCAACGAGTTGGCAGCGGCGGAGACGGCCCGGAAAGAGGCGGTGAGCGATTCTCGTCAGGTAACACTGGAGCTCAAGGTAGCGCTCCCCCGGTTGAGCAAGCAGACTTCCTTCATCACGAAGGTGTGCTCCCTGCTTCCACCTAGCCATGTGGGGCACGGGATACGTACTTTCCTCATGGCCGTCTTGGAGCAGGCCAAGCAGGCCAAGCCGGAAAAGCTGGACAACTGATGGCTGACAAGTACACGAAGCTCCACACCAAGGTAGAGCTCGACGCCCTCATGGAGCTGGAGTTGCTGTTCTACGGGAACGCCCTCTCCTTGGAGGTGGAGACGCCGGAGGGGACCATGTACCGCCTCTTGGACCCCCTGAAGGTGCGGGTGCATTCTTTCGGCGGGAACAGGATATTCACCCATGATGGGCGGGCGTACACCAAGGACCAACTGGGGGTGATGCGGGAGGAATTCCGCAAGATGCGTGAGTCCCCCGACCACTCGAGAGTGCTGCCGATGGGCACACTACCTATGGGGCTCGGGGGCGCCATAAAGAAGTCCCACCAGGAGGGGGACGTCACGGTCATCGACGAAATGAACTTCCACGAGTGCTCGGTGCTGAGCGGGGAGAACGATGGGGAGTGAGCAGAAGATTCTGGGCTGTCCTGGGGCTGGAGTGATGCAGAACGTTGGAGAGGTGTACTGCCACGTCACTGGCGGCGTGATCAGCAAGGGGAGCACTGCGGCCGAGGCGGTCATTCAGGCCGCCGATGAGCACTACGACCAGGAGTTTGAGTAGATGGGAGAGCTTGAAGACCTGCGCCGGGAGAACCGGAAGCTGCGCATCGTTGTGAAGGGGTTGAAGCAGCGCATTCCCCCCAAGGATTGGCGCAAGGAGCGGGACGCTTTGGTGGGGCGGCTGGCTGAGTTGGCTGAGGAAGTGGCGAAGATGTCCCAAAGGGACCCCCTGGGGGTGGAGGGCCTGGTGCGGCAATTGGATGAGCTGTTGCGGGGTATGAAGAGAGCCCTCGGCGGGGATGGACTTGCCACAGTGAATCGGGTAATGCGAGGCATCAAAAGGGGGAAGAAGAACGTTAACATGAAGGTGTTTGCCCTAGTGACCTACGCAGCAGCTCGAGGGATTCCGATCACGTCATGGTTCCTAGAGTCTGAGAAAGCCTGGGTGAACGATGTCGGCGGGTACATGCCCAAGTGCTCGGACCACGTGGTCTTGCAACGCATGGAGGCGGAGTTCTTCTCGGACCTGTCTTGGGACCACTTGAAGGTCCCCGATTCCCAGCATGGGTGGATGGACCCAAAGGGGGAGTTCCAGGGGTGCCTGGGCACTGAGAAGGACCAATACGCTATGTGGGTTCTCGAGAGTTCCTCCTGGGAGCTCAAGTCAAATGGATGGGCGTGGGTGAACGACGGAGTGTTGGAGGGGTTCGACATCTCCGAGGCGCAGGAGGAGGAAGCTACCAGGAGGGGGTTTTTCCTTGACGAAGATGAAGTAGGAGAGGCGGAAGATGCCCTTTAGCAGAGAAGTAGTTCGGGGGGTGCTTATTACTTAGGAGGGAGTTTGGCAATGGAACACGCAGACAAAGTGGAAGCGGCCAAAGCCGCCATTGAGGAGGTGTTCGGAGACACGTCGGTGAGCCAAAGGCAAACCCGGGACTCACTGGAGGAGATCGCCGGCCGCATCGACGTCATGTTGGATACCCTCAACGACAACGAAGAGTTCTAGTATGGGTTTCCCTTTAGAGCCTTCGGGCGGCGGCAAGGAGGACTATGGTACTCCTCAGGAGCTGTACGACTATTTCGACCATGTGTTCAGGTTCGACCTGGACGCCGCCGCCCATGCTGGGAACCACAAGTGCGAGCGGTGGTTGGGGCCGGGGTCCCCGTTGGGAGAGGATGCGTTGGCGTTGCCCTGGCACGAGCTGGGGACTCGTATCTTCCTCAACTTCCCCTACAGCCGGGGAACGAACGGGCTGTGGGTGCGAAGGGCGTACGAGGAGAGCCGGTGGCCCAACACTCTCGTGTTCGTGCTATGCTACTCCAGGCACGAGACGGAGTGGTGGCGTTGTGCGGTACCGATGTCGGATACGGTGTTCCCCCTCGACCCAAGGGTGAAGTTTGACGGAGCGAAGCACACGGCCCAGGTCCCGAACTCGGGGGTGCTGTTCACCCCCTGGAGTGAGGGGCCGCCAATGTACCGGCCGGTGACATGGACTGAGTAACTAATGGAGGAACAGGTGATGAAGAAGAAAGCTGAGTTGTTGTCAGCGTTGGCGGGAAAAGTGGCCTTCGAGGATGAGCTTATTCGTCGGCAGGGGGCAGTTTCGCCCCTGTTGTTGGCGGTAGCGGACGAGCTGAAAGGGGTGGCGGGCATCGCCGAGAAGGTGAAGGGGAGGACGTTTACGAAGGAGGAGGCTTCTCGAGTGCAGGATCTCATCCTTTGCCGAGTGGTGGATGCTTTGCAAGGCGCAGCCATCCTGAGCTTTTCGCGTAACACTGCTATTCGCAGCGAGTCCGACGCCGAGGGCGCCGAGGAGCGGGGGTTGGAGGCCCTGGAGGAGGTGGTAACTGATGCACTCGACCGCTGCCGCTCCGTGGGGCAGCGCCCCCCCAAGCGGGACCCGTTGTTTGAGGAAACCTCCTTGAAGAAGGTGGTGTACGCCTTCCCTGTCCTTGAATTGCTAGAGCACATCACGGTGGCGTTGATCCGCCAGGTAGGCTACAGGTACAATCGCTTGTTGGACTGCGAAGAATTCGAGGGGGAGGTGGGCGTAGTGGGGGAGGCAGGGCAAGTGTCCCCGGTCACCACCACCGTCACACGACTGGAGTTGGCTGAGGATATAGGCACGGGGGAGAGAATATACACTGCGGTCATCATGTCCGACCCGGAGTCCACAGACCCGGGCGACATGATCGGTTCCCTCACCCTGGAAGGAGAGTTGGTGTGGCGGTGCAAGGGCACTCACGATGACGTGTCCAAAACTTTGAGGGATATAGCGGGGAAACACTCCCGCTCCGAGTTGGGAGAAGAGGATGAAGAGCCCTATTTGCCGGGGATGGAGCCTGAACCCTCCACAACAGAGGGCGTGGGGGAGCGCTGCAAAACGGCGTCCCCGTCGGGGGAGGAACCCCCGCCTTTGGCAAAGACCATCGTCTCCGTGGAGGAAGTTGCAGAGGAGGAGGACGTCGTGCTGCTGCGGGGAGTAGCGCTCATTCGGGAAGACGGGGAGTTGGAGGATGTGCCCGTGCTCGTTGTGGACAAGGGTATGCTTGTGCGGGTCGTTGCCCCCCTGTTGGGGCAAAAAAACGAAGGGGCGTGATGTGCTACCGGAGTGACGACCACGTGGATTTGGGAGGGACCGTCCCTTTCAGGGTTGCTCCTGGCTTCGACGGGGTCTTCCCCGTACCTAAGAAGAAGGTGACGATCAGCATCACGTTGGGGCCGGGGGACAAGGTAGAGGCGGAGACGATAACGGAGGACCTCCTTGATGAAAGCTGACGAGGTAATAGAAAAACTGGGCTTGTCGTTGTGCACCGCTGTGTACTACACCATGCGGCTGCTCCGGGAGCAGCAAGGGATGACCCAGGTGGAGGTGGCGGAGCGGATGGGGGTGCACCCGGTCGCAGTGTCCAAGATGGAGCGGCACGACAATCAGGATATTCGACTGCTCACCTTGGTTCGCCACGCTGAAGCGCTGGATGTCCCTGCGATTGACTTGCTGACGAGTGCTGCGGCGGTGTGGGACCTGGCCGTGCAAGGCGTCAAGCAAATGCCCCCTAAGAAGCGGCGTAGGGCCTATGAGTCGGTGAAGGAACTCAACAAGCCCCAGATGTTGCAGGTACTGCTGACGATGGGGGAGGCCAATGGGTAAGAAGGCCAAACCCCCCGTAGGGGACGCTGCCATCGGGGACCGGGGTACCCTCCCGGGGGTGGAGACATTTCCGTTGGCCTCACTGGGCCAAGATGCCGCTCGCCAAAGGGATGGGACAAAGAAAACTCGGAAACAATCCTTGATGCCGGGAGGACAGTCTGGCAAAGTTAAGGGGTGCTGACTCCGGGGGATCGGCTCTCGGGCGTGCATGACGCTCGGGCGATGCAGCCGGTCGAACAAATCCCGAAGAGAACGGGCACGATACGAAGGAGTAGATTTGGACGTCAAGAAGATCACGCTGAAGGAATTAGAAGAGGCGCAGAAGGGAGTACGCTCAGTCAGAACTCCGATGCGCGAGCTGACTTCACATTCGCCTCCCGACAAGAAGTTGCAGGATGTCCGGCAGGCCAAAGCACCCAGTAATTCTTTCTCCGGAGGCATGCTTTTCCCTCTGCCAGGATCCTCCGAGAGAGACCTTGCCGAAGGGCTGCGTGATCCCTCCATTCCTCGGCTCACCGAACGTACGGGGCCCACTGCCCTCCAGAGGGCGGCTGCCCTCAAAGCTGAATCGCTGTTACCACTGCAATTCCCATGGGGAACTGCTCAAGCCGTTCCCATGCCTTGGATGCGAAATGGACCGCCGGACCAGTTGGAGTTCCACCAAACTCTACTCAGCATGCAGGTTGAGGGGCTCCGCCCGTTCCCTCGGAGAACCGCAGTACGGAGGCTTTCCCTCGTCGAGAAGATTGGAGAACGAGAGTTCACTGCTCAATTCCAACTTGAGAAGCCAAAACCCACCGCTGTGTCCTGGAATTCGAACTACGGCTCGCATGGATGGCATCGCTACGTAGGGCGTTTCCCCCCACATGTCGTTCGCACCTTGCTGAACTACTTCGGAGCAGGCAAATCGGACGTCGTGTGCGATCCGTTTCTCGGTAGCGGGACTACGGCCGTCGAATGCCGCCTGCTCGGAATTCCTTTCGTGGGAATCGAGGTCTGTCCGCTTTCCGCCCTCCTGTCTTGGACCAAGGCTGCGTTTCCACTTGACCCTCAGTTGCTGCGTCAGGGCGCCAAGCAGTTCGTGCGGGACTATTGGAGGGGCTGGAATTCGTTCCTTGGCGGCAGGGATGTTCATTCTCTGGACCACTCGGCGATACTCGCACGCCCCGGCAATCCCGTGCCTGCCTTCTCCAATGTGGAGCGTTGGTTCACTCAAGAAGCCTTGCTTGGTGTCTCGATCGCTGTTGAACTCGCCTTGAAGGAGTCCGGGTTTGCAAGGGATGCTCTCCTCGTTGCACTCTCGGCGAGGATGAGGAGCATCGGCAATGTTGACGTCGATGTCGTTCGAGCGGAATACAGAGCCACTCCCAGAACGGACGTAAACGTAGGTGAAATTGTGGCCAAGCACATCAACAGAATGGCGAATAGCATTGACGCATCGGTTCATTCGCACGGCGATCTTGTTGGCCCCCCAAATGCTGTCACCGTGCATGAGGCTTCGGTCCTTGACGTCGATCTTGGTGCCCGCTCTCTTACTCACGTCATCACGTCCCCACCATATGGCGTAGAGGCATTGAGCTACCTCCGAACGCACTTGCTCTCCTATCGGGCCCTTGTGGCTGAACTCAAGCACGACCCCTACGAGACTCGGGACAAGACGATTGGATCCGAGTATGTAGAACCACTCGCCGTGGGGGATAGGCCTGGCGTGCGAAAGGTCTCTCCCACATTCCATGAGTTCTTTGGCGCTGAAGAAGTCGCCCCCAAGATGGAAGCCCGCCGGCGAGCGATGATGCAGTTTTTCCAGGACATGCTGTCCGTTGGAGAGCGGATGTCTGAGTGGCTGGACGATGGTGGGCAAGTAGCTTTCGTCGTTGGAAACAAGAGGCTCGGTGATAGGGTGATTCCTACCGATGAGATTATCTGCGAGGTGTTCGCATCTGTTGGTTTGCGGACGACGGGCGCAATAAGACACAAGCTGAAGACGAACAATAGCAATTCGCAGGTGCCGTGGCAGGATAGGATCATTCAGGAAGAGGCGATCTTGCTATTTCAAAGAGAAGCCAGAACATGAGGTGGTCAGAGGGGCTTGCTGAGGTAGTGAGGAACGCCCTGGCCAAGAGGAGCCCCACCGCTGACGATATCGTGTGGGAAGTGAGGCGGTGGGTAGAGGCTCGTGGGAAGGCGCTGGGCGTCCACATCCCAGTCGACAAGTTGAGAATCGGCATTGCGCTGTTCCACAATCAATTGGTTGTGGAGGGGAAAGGAGACTTCTATACCAACTTGTGCATCAAGGGTTACGTAATTCCGTACACGTGGTACCGAAAGCACGCCGGGACAATCCTCTCCGGCTTTCACATTATGCCCCTTCCGTTCGCGGGAGAGGAGCGCGAGGAGGCGCCCGTGTACGTCATTCAGCACCCGGTACGGGGAATCCTGGAAGTGCAGTCACAAAAGGAGGCGAAGAAGCTCGCCGATGATTACGCAGCTCAGCAAAATGCTTGGGATGGAGCTCCCCCCCTCGTGTAGCGAGGCCTGGGAAGAGGTTTGGGCTTGGGCGGTTTCGGGTTGGTTGTTGCTCTCAGTAGGGCTCTTGGTGGTGTTGTTGTTTGTCGCTGCCTCAACCGTAAAAAATAGGAGAGTGGGATGGATTTATCAATTGTAGCTGACCCCGGAATGATTCCAGAGCACAAGTGGGTGCCCATCGCCCCCGGTTTTACGAAGTACGATTCGGGCAAGGCAGTGTACGTGCAGGACATCAGGACGGGGAAGTGCGTTGCTGCCGGCGATTACCAGCCGATGGGATTCCTGTTCATGGCGGCACAGGCTGAGGGGTTGGCTTGTACGTCGGCGAGGGAGCGGCAGGAAGCGGCGCTGACCGCCGCTCGGGAAGTGGGAGAGGAGATCGAGCGCCGGCGGAAGGGCGGCTGATGTTTGTCGTTACTACCGACCACGTCCGGGTGCTGGTGCGGCTTATCAGGAGTTACGAGGCCGTCATCAAGCTGGTGGGGGATGAGCTGCTGCCGTTGCAGCTCCGGAGGAAGCTGGCGCTCAGCCACTTCCAGGAGGACATTGACCCTGGCCCGGTCATTAAAGCGGCGATGGGGATAGAGCCGGCCACGTACGACCGCCTGGACTACGAGTTCTCCGAGGGGCGCTTGTTATTGCACCTGCGGGTGCCGTTCGGGGACGGGGTGGAGATGCACGGTAAGATCCCCGCCATAAGTACTCCTGACTACAAAGAAGGCTTGTTCTTCCCCTACGCTCGGTTGGTTGAGATAGCTTCCGCTACGCATACGGGGATGGAGAAGGTCACCTTCGCTGCCGACCTCGCTGTTTCCTGGGCGTACCCCGACTTCGACGTCGACGCCCGTACTGATTGGGTTCCCTGATCCTTGCATGTGCCAGGTAGGGGCTGTAGAATGGCCCCGGGAGGTGCGCTCAGTGGCTTCTTCAGTACTCAACAGCATACTCGACCACCCTGGCTTGGGGAAGTTAGCCGAGGCTCGCCAGGCCCACCCGAAGTGGGCGGAGGGGCGCCCCTCGCGGCCAGGGTTGCGGGTGGGGTTCACTCCCTACCCTCACCAGAAGCGGGCGCTGGAGAAAGCCCGGCGGAATGGGGGCCGCCTCATCCTTGCCCATGGCGTGGGCACGGGGAAGTCCTTTGTGTCGGTAGCTCTTGCTGAGGACGTGCTGAAGCAAGGTGGGGGGCCGATCGTAGTGATCACCCCCGATGGGCTGAAGACCCAGTTTGATGAGCAGGGCATTGAGAAGTTCACCAACCGAGACGGCTTCGTTATCCAGACCGGGAAGGACGTTGCCTTCCTGAAGAAACTCCAAGTGCAGAACAACCTCCCTGACTACATCGTGTTGGGGTGGGCCATGGTCCGCCGTCATGCGGCGGCACTGAGTGCCCTGTCCCCGGGCTTGGTGATAGCGGACGAAGCTCAGAGGATGAAGGACCCAAACTCCCAGAACTTTCGCTCCTTCATGGAGCTGCGGAGGGGGGTGCCCCATTGCCTCCTGTTGACTGGCTCGATAGTTTCCAACACCCCCAACGACATGATGCCGCTATTGTCGGCGGTGTCGGACGGGGAGATTTCGGCCAAGGGGCGGTTGTCTCGACAGGTGACTACCCAGGTGGGGACGTTTGAGGGGCTGTTTGGCCGGGAGCGGGGGCAAAAGGCGGTCACTGAACCCGAGACCCTTATGAAGTTGGGAGAGCAGTGGATAGACTTCGTCTCCACTGAGGACCTGGGGAAGTCCCTGCCCCCTGTGACTACGGAGTATATTCCGGTGGAGATGTCCTCCCAGCAGTGGGATTTTTACCAGGAGGAACTCCGGGGAGTTCCGTCGTCCATTGTTCGGCGAATCATTGCCGGCATTGTCCCAAAGAGGAAGGAACGGCACCACGTCTTCGCTCGGGTAACCAAGGCCCGCCAGGCAGCGCAGTCCACGCAGAATCGTTTTGGGCTGAACGACAAGATGCTGGAGACCTCCACCAAGCTCGAGCGAGTAGCAAGTGATGCCGAGGAACATTTGGCGGCAGACCCCCGCAACAAGACGGTCATCTATTCCAACTTCATCAAGGGGGGTGTGGAGGCAGTCCACTATGCGTTGACGCAGCGGGGGATACCCCACTCCATTTTTATCGGCGCCGGCCGGGAGGTTGGGGAGCACGAAATCAGCAAAGAAGGGCGCCAACAAGCGGTCAAGGACTTCAAAGCAGGCAAGACTCGAGTATTGGTGCTTTCAGGCGCAGGGGCTGAAGGGTTGGACCTCAAGAACGCCAACATGTTTCAGGCCATGGAGGGGCACTTCAACCCCGAGATCATCCGTCAGGCCCAAGCCCGGGTACGCCGTTTGGAGGGGCAGGCCCAGTTCGCTCCGGAGGACCGTCGAGTGATCGTGAAGCGGTATGTCTCGGTGGAGCCCAACCCCGGCTTCCTGGTGAAAGCCTGGCGGAAGCTGCGCAGTGGGAGGACTGCCCACCACACTACGGATGAGTGGGTGTACAACGTGGCTAAAGCAAAGCACTTTACCAATGAGGGCGTGCGGATCTCTTTGTCCGGCGCCCACCCCCTGAAGCCGGGGGAGGACCCCACTCCGGAGATGTGGTTGTTGACTCGGCCGCACAAGTACATCTCCCGTACGTGGAACATTATGCGGGGGGAGTGGGAGTACGAGTACCCCAAAGAGTTGTAGTGCTGGGCCTCTTGGGCCAAGTACATCCCTGAGGAGGAGAGCTCCCTCAGCAGAAAAGTCGAGTAATCTTGACAAACCTATACAGGTTGCTATCCTGTAACCAGGAGGGCAGCGTCATGTGTGGGGGAGATCCCTTAGAAGTAGTTCGGGCCTTGAGGGAGCAAGTTGCTCAGTTGAGGCAGCACAAAGAGCTCTTGGAGGAGCAGCTGAGCAGCACAAGGCGCCGGGTCGATCTACTTGAGGTCAACATCACGGAGTTGTGGCATCGGGCGGTAGCTCCCGCCCCCCTCAATAGTTACTTAGACATTCCTGAAGACTCCTTCAGTGCTTGGGTTGAGGACAGGGCAGGTGCATAAACGGCGCATATCCCTTGTTCGTGAGGTCAAAGCGGCCATACAGTTGGTGTGCCTCCTGATCCGTTCCTTTTTTAAGAAGCAGCCTTTTCTGGACCGTCCGCGAAGATAATGGTACACTTCCCCTCTGGAGGTAGGATGGACGAGCACTTCGCCCTTGGAGTTGCAGACGCCTTGGCCAAGGAAGCCGGCCTGTCATTCATCATCCCCGCTGTAGTTGGGTACAAGCGGGGGCACGGAGCCAAGCATGCCACAGCAGTAAATGTAAGTACCGGCGCAGCCCTGGCGGCGTTGCTGAATCCTCGGCTGGTAGCCAAGCGCACTGGAAGCATCTTCCGGCGTACGCGAGTAGCCCGTAAACTCTCCCCGTTGGCCACTGTGTTGGGGGGTATGCTGGGCTATGGCGGTGGTGAGCTGGGAGGGTTGGCAGCCAAGGGAATAGGGAGAATAGCGAGGTAGCTATGCCATTTGAGAGCCGTGCCCAGCAAAGGTTCCTGTTCGCCAGGAAACCTCGACTTGCGCGGAAGTGGGCCGACGAAATGAAGGCTAAAGGGCAAAGCATCAAGAAGCTCCCGGCCAAGAAGACAAAGTCAGATCCTGTAGAGACCATCAGCAAGAACGCCGGGGCTGCGGGGGCCGTAGCGGCCCTGGAGGGGATGGAGAAAAGCGCTGGCCCTCTTACCGCCCTCCTCTTCCACAGGTTTGCCCTCAGGAGAGCGCAGGCACAAGCCAAGACTCGCCATAGGCGTAGTGGTTCGCCCAAGCGTCGACGCTAAAGGGAAGGTCGACAGCGGACTACCCCCGCTCGCAGCTGGCCGGGCCAACTACGGGCGGGGGTGGACCAACTACTCCTCTTCCGAGTCTTCCGGGTCCTCCTCGAGGAGGAAGAACCGGCAGTTTCCAGTGCACAAGCAATCCTCATCGGGCGGGGCGGGGAAGCCACCCACGTCTTGCTCCTTGATGGAGCAGCACAACTCCCCCGAGCTCCTTGTGTAACTCTCTGCACAACCCATTCTATATTCCCTCCTTCGCCGAGTGTCCCCCGGCTTGGTGGACAGGTACACCCTGTCACTGTTCTTATGACAGGAAAAGGCAGAGATTACGCAGTGATCCACTTGTCCAGCAGGGTGAAGCGCCGAGATACTCGGGCGTTGTTGACAGCCCACCTGACGGAGGACTCCTCCCCTACCAGGATGACCCTCTCGGCCCCTCGAGTGACGGCGGTGTACAGCAAGTTCCGCACCCGCATGATGCTGTGGGAGGAGTGGAGGGCTATGACTGCGCAGCCGTACTCCGACCCTTGGGCCTTGTGGACGGTAATGCAGTAGGCCAGCCGGAGCTGGTCGGTAGCCCCCTCGAAGTAGGGGACCGGGAAGGGGCGGTCCGGGTACTCCACCCACACCAGGGCCTTCTTCGACTGCAGCTGCACCTTGATGCGGGCGGCCAGGTCGATGTCCCATTGCAGGGGGGCGAGGTCGGAGGGTTCCGGCACAACCACGCCGATGTCCCCGTTGAAGATGGACAAGTCATAGTTGTTCCGGGTGTGGATGACCTTGTCCCGAAGCTTGATCTTGTGGCCGTGCTGTTCCAGCAAGACCGGGTTGTGGGGGTTGAGCCGCTTCTGGATCTCCTCGTTCAGGAGGTCCACCCCGAGCGGGCCGGCGTAGGTAGGGGCCAGTACTTGAACCCCCCCTTTGTACACTCCGGACAGGTGCTCCTTGATCATCCGGCTCACTATGGCCTCTCTGGCCTCGTCCGGGTCGTCAAACTTGACCCAGCGGAAGTCGTCGAGCCGCCCCTCGTCCGCTTTGCTCCGGGGGATTCTTCCCTGGTTGATGCGGTGGGCGTTCCTAATGATCATGCTGGATTGTGCCTGGCGGAAGACTTCCGTTAGTCGCATGGTGGGTAGGACCCCACTGAGGAGGATGTCCCGGAGCACGTTGCCGTTGCCCACGCTGGGGAGTTGGTCGACGTCCCCGATCAAGATGAGGCTCCCGTCTTCCGGTAGGGCGTCCATAATGCGGAAGGTCAAGTGGTTGTCCAACATGGACGCTTCATCCACGATGACCACGCCGGGGGGCAGCGGGTTATCCCGGTTCAGCCCCCACCCTCCCTGCAGTTGGTTGTCCTCCTTCTCTGTCTTCTCCCCCTTCTTGCTGCGGTTGCTGGGGCAGAAGTGGAGGGCCCGGTGGATGGTCATGGCCGGCTGGCCGGTGACCTCCTCCATGCGCTTGGCCGCCCGGCCGGTGGGGGAGCACAGGAAGACCTCCACATCTGCACTCTCGAACGCCATCAGGAGGGCCTTCAGCAGGGTAGTCTTCCCGGTTCCTGGCCCGCCGGTTACGATTAGGGCATGGTGGTTCAAAGCCAGGTGCAAGGCTTGCTCTTGCCCCTTGGAGAGTTCAAGGGAACCCACCCCTTCTTGCCAAGCGGCTTTGTTGAAGTGGAGGGGGTGCCCTCGGTCTCGGGAGAGTGCCCGTAACCGTTTCCCGATGTACTGCTCCCTCTCCAAGGTCCTGGCGAGGTACACGAAGGCCTCCCCCTCCTCTTCGTCCTCGACCAGGGAGACCTTCCCCTGCTCGACGAGCCTCTCCAGCCCCCGCAGGGGGAGGTCTTCCAGCCCCTCTTCGTCTTGGAGGGTGGAGTAGACTTCGTCCTCGAACTCAGTCAGGGGGAAGCAGGTGTGCCCGTTCCTTTCGATGGTCTTCAGGGTGTGCCAGCAGGCCGCTGCCATGCGTTCGACGCTCTCCCGGTCGATGCCTGCTCGCAGGCCGGCTTTGTCAGCCGTGCGGAAACTGATCCCATCGAGCTCAATGAGGCTGTACGGGTTGTCTTTGATGATCTCCTGCGCCTTCTCTCCCCAGCGGTCGTGGATGCGCCGCAGGAACCGGGGCGGCACCCCGATGCGGCAGAGAAACGTCAGCAACTCGTGGAGGTACTGGTGCTCCCGCCAGGCGTCGACAATGGCGGTGACACGCCCTTCCCCCACCCCCTCAACTTCCAGCAGGCGGAGGGGGGCGGTATTCAAGACGTCAATGGTGTCGGACCCGAAGGCCTCAACGATGCGCTCCGCAAGGGTAGGGCCGATCTGGTCCGTGAACCGTTGCAGGAACTCTATCATCCCCTGCTGGTCGTGCGGGAGAGCGGGAGCAAGGAGGTGGACCCGAAAGATGTCACCGTCCCCTCGGCGGTCCTTCTCCCATTCCCCGGAGAAGGAAATTTGCTCCCCCTCCTGGACGAGATCGAATTCGCCAATGATCTTCATGCTGTTGGGCCCGTCTTCCTCTGCTTGAGAGAGCTTGACAATGCCTATGCAGAAATCCCCTCGGCGGAAGATTTCCCGGACGAAGGTCCCAGTGTACTCCTCAGGTTCTTTCATCAGTGCATCTCCGCCTTAGGCGGGGCGTTGGTCATGACGTCCTCCGCAGTCATCTGTCGCAGCTCTTCATGTACCCTCCCGGCGCCGGGGCCGGCGAGCTTCCCGATGAACAGGTCGTCCTGGTACGGAGCGAAGACGAGGAAAACACCTACCCGTACCGCCATAACAAAGAAGCCGTGCTCCCTCAGGTATGTGCAGGCGGGGCAGTCTTCCCCCTTGCACAGCTCCTTGGCGGGGTCGAACTCAGTCTCTATGGCGGCGCGCAGGTTTGGCGGCCAGTCCTTTGGGGACACGGCGCACCAGAAGTTGTCGTACCTGGTCCATTGGACGTCACCGAACGTCCCTTTGAGGAATGCTTCCAGTTCCTCTTTGGTTGCTCTCTTCACCTCGAACATGCTACCTCCTTAACTTCCACCCGGCTAACGACCAACCGTCGTCCCCGACGTGGTGGTCGGAGCAGCTCAGCTGCACGTGGTACCGGTACCGGTACGGGAACACTTCCGCCGTTGTCTTCCCCAGTTTGTCCAGGGAGCCCTCCTCGTCCAGGAAGACGATGACGTCCTTGTCCGGGATGAAGATTCCTGTACCGCTGTGCTCTCCACTGGAAAGCTCGTCGAATTCCAGCAGGGCAAAGGCTTCGGTCCCGTCCGCCATGCGGATTTCGCCGTTGACGATAACATACCCGGGCTGGATTTCGTACCGCTTCTTGCCGCCGGCGGTGAAGGAGACAACTTTCCCCCTCCCGAACACCAGCGCTGCTACGTTTCCTCGTGTTGCTGCTTTCATTCTACTCCTCCTTGTTGGTGGGGGCGAGCCCCGCAATGACGTCGGCAAGGTCAGGTTCATCCGGCACGGCCGCTTCGAGCCACAGCCCAGCGACTTGGTGCGAGTAGAGGAATTCGCCCTCGCTGACGAAGATGAGATGGCGGTGCTGCCCGCTGCCCGCCCAATGCACTTCCACGAAGCGCAGGTAGGGGTCGTGGCTGCCAGCCATGTTGTAGTGGGTCCACCCGTGGAACCACCAGTTGCCTGGCTCCACCGGTACTTGGTCAGTCCACGGCAGCAGCCCCACAACGATGTAGCCGCCCACCTGGTTCAGGATGTTGGCAGCGATTTGGGGACTGTGCTCGATACGGGTTTCCAGCTCCCAGCATCGGGTGCACTTTTTGGCGTCCGGGAAGGCCGCCGGCTCCCTGCAACGTTGGCAGGGGGGATTGGTAGGGTCCTCCATTTGCTCCTCCGTAAAAGTTGTTGGTCCTCTTCGTGGCTCTTATAGCTCGACTGGGGGGGGAATTGAGTTTCTTTACAACTGCCTGAAGTTAGGGCATACTCTGGGGTGAAGCGAGGGAGCGATGGCTACCTACACCACCGAAAGAGGCACCAAGCTGGACACTTTCCGGAACAACGTGGAAACCGTTGTGCTGGACTTCCGGGTGGAGTGGCGCCGAGGGCCCGTGAATCACCTCCTCTACGCTGCTGTAATCCGCGGCCTCATCAGTGGGGAGATTCCCATGCCGCCGGAGGAATAGAATGAAAGAGAGGGAGTTCATCAGGCGCCTGCGCTTGGAGAAGACTGCCAAGGTGTTGACGGCCAGGGGGCCGACGGCAGGTCAAAGCAGACAACTTCGTCTTCCCCGCCGAGAAGGGGTATCCTATTCATGATCTCCGTCATGGCAGGAACGCGCTTTCTCGAGTGGCGCAGTACGGCACCCCCGAAGAAAAGATTCGCGTTCGCATCGCTGTCTACAAAAAGTACCCCCAGTTGCAAAAAGGTGCTTGACATCCCCCTGAATAGATGTATAACTCCTATATAGGTTGTTTTACATTCAGGGGCCCCCGTTGACCAAGAAAGATGCTCAGTTGCCCATCCTCCTTACACGTAGGCAATACCACTGGTTGCAGGAAGAGGCCGCTCGCCGAGATATGTCCATGGGTGCTCTGGTTCGCAGCTACATCGATAAGGCCCGCACCAACGACGTCATGGTCGGCATAGACTGGGGTGCTGGTGATGAGAGTCGTACAGTCTTGGCCACCGTAGACCGGCAGGGGAACTTGATCGAAGTGAGGGAGTTTAAATGAGCAAGCACTACATACCAACCCTGCCCTTGAGTGGGCAACAACCCTAATTCGAGGAGGAAGATATGGGACTGAGAACTGGCGCAATGACAGCCGTTGCGTACCACTTGGAGAAGGACAACCGAACAGTGAACCTTACCACTGTACGGGAGCTATTGGAGGAAGGCAAGTTTGCAGAGCTGGTCCGCCCTGGGCCGGGGAACCTCCGCTCGGCTGGGTGGGTGGACTACAACGACATCCATGGGACTGACAACCTGGTCTTGGAGGCGGGGGAGTTCCTTGTCTTCCTGTACCGGATTGACGAGGTCAAAGTGAGCAGGACCCAGGCGAAGTTGGTGGCTCAAAAGCGCATTGCCGCCGCCGCCCGGGAGAACGAAAGGCCGTTGACCAAATTGGCCAAGCGAGACATCTACGAGGACGTCATTGACGAGATGGCCCGGGGCTCTTACCCGGTCATCAAGTTAGTGGAGGTGGCGTGGGACACGTTGTACAACCGCCTCTACATCTTTTCCACGGCGAGGGGGACCCAGGACGAACTTCTTGAAGCGGTCGCCCCCATCGTGGGGGTTTCGCCGGTGCAGACGTTCCCCTACGTGGTAGCGCAGCATTGTTTGGGGGAGGGGAAAGCCGACGAGCTCATCGAGGCGGGAGGAGGTGACCCGGACGGGGATTTCCCGAGCAAGGTGGAGGCCTCCCGGCCCTGGTGGTCGCAGTTCCTGCTGTGGACGGCCTACTGCTTGCGTGACCAGGAGTTCGTCAAGGTGGAGGGGGTGGGTATCGAGGTATACTTTGAAGACAAGGCGGTGTTCGGCAGCTTGTACGACCAATCGTTGATTACCATTCAGTGCGACGATCCGTTCTCTTGCCCGACAGGAATGACCGCCCTTAAGGAGCAGCGAGTGCCGGTGGCGGCTAAGATGACTATGCTGGCTGAGGTGGATAAATTCCCCCGGCGGTGGAAGTTCACCTTCGATTGCGACAAGAACATACTGTCCGGAGTGAGGGTCCCCAGGTACACGTTCGAGGAGTTCGAGGAGATCATCAGCGAGCGGCTTGGCGCCCTTACGGCCCTCCACAACACCCTCCAGAAGATGTTCAAGGTGTTCCTTACGCTCAAGGGCGACGAGAAGGGGTGGGAGAAGCACCTGGCAGAGGTCAAGCGCTGGTTGAGTATTGAAGACGGCGAGTAGTTCCCCCTCCCATTTCCCCTTCGATTATCGTATACTCCCTACGGAGGAGCAACCATGCTTGGTTTTTGGCGAGGGATACGTGCAGAATTCCAGAAGGAAGCTACTACCCGTCCTGATACTCCTCGACGCCGTGCTCACGGTAGTCGCATTCGTAGTGTTCGGTGCGCCCGAGGCTAACCCGTTATGCGCTTGGCTGTTGTCAGTAGGGGTGGGGGTATTTGGCGCAGTGAAGGTCGTTGTGGCGGTCTTGGCCTATGTTTTGTTGCATGCCCGCGGCAAATGGGTTAAGGTTGTTTTGGGGGCGTACATTGCCTTGGTACTTTGGGATTTATCGGTAATCCTTTCTTACCTACTGGGAGGACGCTAATGCCAGGAGAGGAAGCCCCAAAAGAAGTCACGGTGGAGGACATCTACCTTTTACTCAAAAGCAGGCCCCGAGGACCTGGGATTTCGTGGATGCACACGATTCTCCAGATAGTGATCTCCTTGTTGGTGGTTGGGACCGCTGCCGTCATTTACGTAGGGAAGACAGCAGAAAAGGAAAGCGAGGAGGCCGTTGCCCCCGTGATAACCCGAGTTGAGGTTTTGGAGAAGGCCACGGCTGACTCTGTGAAGCAAATGGAGGAAAGCGCTACCAGGTCGATTACGGCTGTGGGTGCGAGCGCAAAGAAAGAGGTGCAGGCCATTCGTAGGACGATCGAGGGTAGCGAGCGGAAGTCCGCCAGAGCCCTCGATGAAATCAGGAAAGATGTCGATAGTATGGCCCAGGACCAACGGGACATTACGAAAAAGCTCCATGAATTTGACATTCGTCAAGCCGTCATGGAGACCGACTTGAAGCAGCTGAAGGAAACCCCCCGAGAAAGTCCTTGACAGACTTCCTTGTGGTTGGGTAAGCTTCCTTTGTACCGCCCCACTGGCTGACGCCGGGGGCAAACGTCGGCATGAGCCTGCGTTTCTTGGCTGGGAGGCCAAAATGCCACAGAGCTTGTACTTGTTTTATTCTCTTTCGAGTAGCCTATCTGGCTTCGGGAGTGGTGCGCTCTGTGACAACCTGATTCCGTAACGATTTCCCGGAAATTGCCGCACAAGTAGACGCCGCATAGCTCAGCAGGTTAGAGCACTTCCCTGATAAGGAAGAGGCCGCTGGTTCAATTCCAGTTGCGGCGACCGGGGTGTAGGGTAGGCTGGTTACCCACCGGGTTTGGGGCCCGGGCCGAGAGGCATACGCAGGTTCGAATCCTGTCGCCCCGACTTTTCAGGAAATCATTTGCAGCTGTTGCTCAGGTAGCTCAGCTGGTAGAGCGGGGACCGAAGATCCCCGCAGCGGTTGGGTTGTTTCTTTGATACGTGCGTTCTCAACGAGTTGGGAGACAGGGGGAGGGTCCCCGCTCCAATCGTTGCTTTGCCGGGGTGGCGTAACTGGCAGATGCGCCGGCCTCAAAAGTCGGTGGCCGCAAGGTCGTGCGGGTTCGATTCCCGCCCCCGGTACTGCGCTCGGGTTGCCGAGCTGGCTCAGGCAGGGGACTTAAAATCCCTGGGGCGCAAGCCCACGTGGGTTCGACCCCCACCCCGAGCACTGTTCTTTGAGAGGATACCGAGGTGGCGTAATTGGCAGATGCGCAGCGTTGAGGGCGCTGTGGGCGAAAGCTCGTGGGAGTTCGAGTCTCCCCCTCGGTACCATGCGGGAGTGGCGTAACTGGCAGATGCGCTAGATTCAGGATCTAGTGGGCGCAAGCTCGTGGGGGTTCGAGTCCCCCCTCCCGTACCATGGGAAGGTGGCCGAGTGGTTGATGGCGCCTGGCTGTAGACCAGGTCCCGAACGGGTAAACACGGGGGTTCGAATCCTCCCCTTCCCACTACAAGTGGGCTTGCCGGGACCGGTACGGGGTGCTACAATGGGTGCCTGGAGGGTGACATGGACATTTTAAAGTGGCTCAGCGGGTTGTTGTCAGAGAATGGGAAGGCCAGCCTGGGAAGATGGGCATTCTGGGCGCTCTTTTTCCTTACTTTGTACATGTGGTACAACAGCCAAACGGTGGGGGAGCAGCAGTACAACCTGGTGCTGTGGATGCTCATTTACAACTTTGGCAAGAAGGGAGTTCCCCTCCTGAAGTTGTTGGCGGGGAGGGACCAGAAGGAGAAGTCGAATGCTGAAGCTCCTTGAGAAGTATTGGAAGTGGGTACTGGTGGCGGCCATGGCCCTCCTGCTCCTCATCGCTTTCTGGTTGTCGTGGACCATTCGAGGGTGTTCGCACGACGCCCAGGTCCATCAGCTGGTGGAGTCCATGCAGAGCCAGCAGGCCGAGTCGACCAGGCTCCTGCAAGCGACCTCGACACAGTTGGCGACCATGACCACCAACATCGTCAATTACCAAAGGACGGTGACTGAGCAGGCGGCAGCCGCCTGGGCGGAGCTGGATGAGCGGCTGGTTGAGGCGGAGAAGAAACGGCAGCAGGACTTGGAGGAGCTTACAGCGGCCGTCCGGGAGAAGTTGGCGGAGGAACACACTCAACTGCGGAGATACTATGACCACCTACTCGAGAACCCTGAGGCTGTTGGTGCTGACTTTGACAATTGGACTACTCCTCCCGAGTATTGGGAGGGCCCAACCAGCGGAGACAGCTCCCCCTGAGGACAAGGTCCTCGAACCCTCCAAGTGGCTGAAGAGCAGCCAGTGCTGGTGTGTTACTAGCGAACGACTCGCTACTGCCAGCTTCAAGTACAAGTCATGTGTGCTGTCGTTGGCTGCCTCCAAAGAGGCGGCAGCGGCCCGGGAGAAGCACCTGCTGGGCAGCTACGAGCTGGAAGTCAAAGGCGTCCGGACGTGGTGCGACACCCAACTGTCCCGGTTGCGTACTTCCTGTGACGACCAGATGAAGAACCTGGTGGCCCAGACCAATACCTTGGTGCAGGATGTCTCCCAGTCCTATGGGAGGAGGCTAAAAGAAGTCACCGGCCTGGTGGAACCCTCCAAGCCCTCCTGGTACCAGTCCCCCTTGTTCTGGGGTATCGTGGGGACAGTAGGGGGCGCTGTTCTGGGATTGGGGATTGGGGCGATGGCGTGGAAATGACCGCCAACGTCGGGGAGGGGTGCCTTACTTAAGTAAGGACCCCCTCCCCTAGTTGGGTGTCTTCAGTTCCGCTTTTTTGACCTCTTCTCTGGAGCATACCCCTTCCAGCGGGGGGTGACGGGACTTGCGTCCCTTGCCCCCCGCTCGACCCCCTCTCCCCATACCTGGTAGAACGGGATAGTGCGGTACCCCCAGACTACTGGACTGGGAGGTGGAGTCAAGCGCCTACCGGAGGCCATAGGCCAGAGGTAGATGCGTTGAATTTCGTTGCTACTCCTACGTGGGCGCCAGCCGCTCAAGGCGGGCGACGATGTCTTCCAGGTCCTCAAGGATCAGTTTGTCCGCCTCCACCAGCTCTTGGAAGAGGGGCCTGTTCTCCCCCCTTTTCAGGATCTTGGTGATGGCCAGGTGGGCCCTGAGAGTCACGGCGTCCCGGCATCGAGCGTTCTTGGCGTTGGGGTCCCACAGCTGGTACGGGTGACCTTCTTCGAAGTAGTCCTCCCACCAGTCCGCATCAGGCATGAGGCCCACGTCGCAGTCGGTGTGGCAGTGTCGGCAGTGCCAGGAGATGCGGATGTTCACCTTTCCTGGCTCAGATGTTGACCGTGCACTTAGACGGGCGCCGTACTCATCCTCTTTCCGCAGGTAGGTGCGGCAGAGCGGGCACTGGATTGTTCCTCCTGCTACCGTCTCCTTGGCGAAGCTGGCGGCGCTAATGAGGCGCATCAGGTCCCCAGTTCGATCATGGACTGAACGGTCTTCTGCGCAGCTTCACCGATGAGGTCCCACACGACGGCGTTGCCCTTGACCTCTTGAGGGGTCAAAATGAGCATCCGGCTTTTGGGGACCTCCGGGTCGGCGTTGGTGATGACGAGCAATAGCCAGTACCTGAACCCCCCGTCGTCCAACGGCTTGGACAGGGTGGCTTGGTAGCACCGGCCGGCGATTATGCCTGTTTCCCGTTTGTCTTGCACCAGTTCGTTGAGGAGCAGAACGGTGGCGTCCTCAGCGGCGTTGCTGAGGTCGATGTCCTCCTTTAGGACTTCGGCTACGGCCGGACTGGCCTCTACACCTTGAGGAGTCCAGGGCCCCAAGAATTCAGCGAAGTCTTTGGCTCCAATGGTTTGGTTACTCATGTTCCCTCTCCGTTTTTGTGTTTGTTATTATTGCGGTCTTCCTTCTACTCCCCTTTCGCAGACGCAATACTTCATAATCCCCGTAGCTCTCCTCCCGAATCCACCCTTTTAAGTGCGCCCAGTCTGCAAAGGTACCTATTTCCGCCAAATGCAAAAAGTATCTATTTCGTGTCATCTTCCTTCTCCTTCAGAAAGGCGTTGAGAGTCCGCAACAACTCCCTCAAAGCATGCCTACGGGGATCTTGTACCGGAAGCACTAAGCACAGAGCGACAAACTCGTCACGATGTTCTTTCAACAACGTCAGTGCGTCATCTAAATCGTCGAGGATGTCGAACAGGCCATCCGCTGTTAGGTTGAGCAGACCTACCGCAAGTCCACTAGGGAGTGTCTTTTTTGCTGTTGTCCGGTGCTTCGCTGTGGTTTTCATCACTCGCCCCTTCTTCTCACTTGTCCCAACACTCCGGGCAGTAGTAGCGCCCGTCCAGCGTGGGCCACTTGTGCCGATTGTTTGCCGCACCACCACAACGTTTGCATTTGGTGAAATGACCGCAATTGCCTACCTCGGCGCCTGGCCACCTTGCCTCGGCATGCTGTCGGTTCTTGGGGTCGTAGGGGGTAACTCTGTATGGACGGATAGTCCAAAGATCGTTTTCTCCGGAACCGGGGACATTATCGTCACGACGAATGGAAAGTAGGTCGGAAATCTGCATGATCACGCCTGTGTACGGCCTTTCGCCTAAGAGATGACAGACCCGATCACCCACCTTGAACTCCGGCGTCGGCTTTTCGGGCTGTTCTTCTTCCAAGGGCGTGAGGTCGGCGGGGGGACACATCCACTCCCCGAGCGCCCCACAGCCCCTTAGACCACTATCCAGGACAACGTAGATACACCCCACGATGCCGCCTACCACCGTCCCCGGTCCTTGATGGGCAACCATCACCCTTTGTCCCTTGCGGAACCCGTGCCGGGACTCGGGCGTTTCTCTCGCCAGCCTTGCTGCCTCTGCGACTGCCATGGCCTTTCCTATGTAACGATCAGCAAGACGCAGCTGGAATTCAGCCCGTACCTCTACCGTTTCTATCTCTTGTCCCCCCACATCTTCGCTTATGGGCAGGCCCGACACACTAGGGTACGTCACCATGTACGAGTGTCGGGGGGGACGCTGCGGCAGTCGGGCCTTTGCCGCCTGCCCGCGTCGGTTTTCCCGCTCAAGAATGCAGCTGATGATGCTGTTCAGTGTTTTTTTCATGGTTTTCCTCCGACTCCTCCGTCGTTGGGCATTAGGATACTCTCCAATTTGTGCATGATGGCCTCACAGGCATCCCGAACCTCCAGGAGCATCCCATCCCCCTCAGGGGCCGCCTCGTTGATTTCGGCAATGAGGTCGCAGGCGTCGTCCTTGACAGCTGTCAGTATTGAACGGACCTCTTTCAGCCGCGCCGAGGTTTCCCTTGTCAGTTTGGCCCCTTCCAGCATAGCTCTGGCATTGGCCTCGCCTCCATGATGGGGGGCGAATACGCCGACCACCCCCACGCCGGGGACGGAGATGGTGTTGAACCAGTCACCATTCTCAAAGAAGGCCCTAAGCCTCTCTTCGAGTTGTCGGTATTTCGCCTTTTGCTCCGGACCCACTTTTTCAACAAAGGCGGTGTCCCCGAGTTGGGATTGCTCCAGCTCCTCCAGGCGGTGGATGAGGTCAGTGAGCATGCTCTTCCTCTACCTGCTTGACTTGGCTGGTGAGTTCCAGGGGGCCCCATTCCTCTTCGAGCCGGGCCCTCAGTTCGCCGATGTCCCGTAGGGTGCTCTGTTCGTTGAGTAGTCCCAACTTGTCGTTGGGGAACAGGCGCACCGTCAGTTCACCGATTTTGGCGGTGATGGTGAGGCCTCTAGTACTCGTCGTCTTCTTCGTCATCTGCATCCTCCATGTCCAGTTCACGGACTAGTTCGGAGACTTCTTCCCAGTTGCGCTGAATCCCAACGAGGTCCCGTTTCTCTCGTTCTTCCCGGGCTCGTACTTTGTCGAAGTTTGCTTGGTCCATCCGCCTCAAGATTTCCTCTTGGATGATGCCTGAAAGGACGTCGGGGGGAAGAGCGTCCAGCTCCCAGCATTCTTCCCCGTACAGAGCGACATATTCAGCAAAGCGGGAGTCGGTCACTTTGGCTGGGTTGGGCGGTGGGTTGTATTCTTCCACTTGGTCCATGTTCAAGCCGGCCCTGAACACCCGCGGGGGGTTGTGCCCGTGGTGGGTGAGGAACAGAGTCAGCCGGTCCACCGTATCCCGGGTCATGTCGATCCCGGAAGGGTCGTGGTCGCCCAGGTGGATAATGGTAGGTGTCTGCCCTCGGCGCAGGTGCCTGATGAGGCGTTGGGCGCCCACCCACATCCCGGTCTGGGAGTTGTATCCCAGGCAGGCATAGTAGGGCACGTCGAGGGGGTCGCAGGCGTGCTGGACGATTTCAATAAGACTTTCTTTTTCAACCCAGACTTCGATGCGTTGGGGTTGGGTGGCCCACTTGTCCCGACGGTAGCCGTAGACGCAGGCGTCGATGATCTCCGTTGGGCTGTTCCAGTGGGGGCGCTGCGGGGTGCCCGCACCCCGCAGTCCTCGGCGACGGTCTTCAATGGCGTCCCAGTCAACCAAGCCGGCCAAGCGGGCGTCCGAGATGAGGTTCCCCAGGTTGGAGTACTCCCGTTGGGAGTTGGGGATGAGGTCGCGGCTCACAAACTGGTAGAAAAGTTGGCGGAGAGTAAGTGAAAAACCCTTGGCTAAGTACTCCTCGATGATGCTGTTGGCCCACTCGATCTTCGCCCGGGAGGACTCCCGGAATCGTTTGGGGGTGTAGCAGATTTTCGCCATGCGGCCTCCTTCGCTTGCGGAGTGGTCGTTTACTGGCTTTTACCTCTGAATTCAATGTTTTCCTGGCTCACGAAGAACAGGGTCATATCCCGGACCTCGTAGTTCCAGCGGGCTCTTGCCCAATAGCGAAAGACGACGTACTCCATGTCTACTATCGCTCGGATGTGCAGCAATCGACCTTGGGTGTGATAGTAACGAAGAAACAGCTTCGTCCCGGGGACGATTTTTGCTGCTATGGGGCCCTTGAGGAACTTGTGATACTCCGCAAGTGCGCTGCTCATGCGAGCTCCAGCTGGACTCCTACCCACTCCCAGTATCCCAGGCGGGTGTTGCCGGCCGCGACCTCATCTTGCCAGTCGCCAACAGGGTGGTCGGGGTAGTGCCCCCAAAAACCCCCGTGCTCCTTGTGGGGAGGAGAGACCACTCTACGCAGTGCGGTCTGCACGTCCCGGGTGACGGGCCCGTGCAAGGTGCAGAACTGGTCCTGGGGGTGGAACTCCACAACGTGGGGGATCTCCCCCTCGCAGTCGTCCTGGTTGCTCACAAAGAAATCGTACTCCTCTCCGCCCACTACGAGGGAGCAACGGAGCTTGCCGGTGCTGTCGTACCATGGCATGGCGATGGTGAATTCAGTATTCATTGGTCCTCCTCAGTTGGTTCGTCGCCCCTGCGGTACCACCACAGGGGCTCGACCTCGATGCCCAGTGTTTTTTTGAGCACGAAGGCCATTGGGTTTCCGAAGGCGACGGTGACGAAGTCCCGGTACTCCCCGCACACTTTGCAGTGCACGGTCAACCCGGAGTACGGGGGGTCTTCGCGCACCACTGTGTGCCCGCAGGTCAGTTCGTAGTCCCACAGGGGGCACTTCGAGCACATGGGCTACTCCCGTTTCTTTGCCTCTTCCCGCACTTCTTGGAAGATGGCCTCCCTTTCTGCCAAGTAGCCGGCGTAGTCGATGCCGAGGAAATCAGCAATGAATTCTTCCGGCTTGAGGCGAATGGGGACGAACGTTGGTATGGTGGGCCCAACCCACAGCCCGTCTTCGTCGACGCAGTCGGGGTCATCTGCGTATTCCGGGTCAGGAGCGTCCTCGACGTACTTGCAGAAAACCCACCCTTTCCCCTCCGTTATCCAATCATAGAACTCCTGAGCGAGGTCTCTTTTCACCTTGTTCGCCAGGAGCTTGTCCAGCTCCGGTGTTGGTTTTGCCATTACTCCTCCTTGCAGGCCGTCGCCATCCATCCGGCGTACTTGTCTCTTATTCTGTATGCCTTGGTTCGGGAACCAACCACCAACTCGAGTTGGCACTTGGTTCCAGCTTTGGTGAGGCGGGGCCCTCCCGGTAGCTGGTCGGGGAATTTCGTTCCCCGCAGGCACACCGAGTGGGCTCCCTTGACTGTGCTGGTGACGAACACCCGTACAGGCTTCTTGGTGTGGTGTAGCAACCACAGGAAATCTTTCTTCAGCATGGGATTACCTGTACCCCTCCCCGAGGCCCGAAACGAATGATGCGGTCTGGGTACCAGTAGGGGTCATCCAAATGAGGCTTGTCGAAGAATAGCTGCATTTCAGCGCCGTGCCCATACTCATAAGCACTTGCGCCGGCGTCGACGCAAGGGCACCGACTCCGCGTGACGGGGTCCCACCCGTCTCCGCGACACTCGAAGATCTCCCGGGCGCCGGTGATGCTGGGAAACTCTTCAAGGTCGCTCCTCTCAGGGGTTGCATAGCTGCTCCCCCCGTACCACAACCCCCAGACTTTCATTCTTTCCCCCTTCGCTAGCCCCTCTTCTTGGCCGCTTCATCGAGTTCGTCCCACCGAGGGTCGTCAGTGAGCACCAGCACCTTAGCGAACGCCATGTAGGCCATAGATAATTCTCGGGCTATTCGTGCCCGTTTGTCAATAGGCTCGTCTGGGTCGCTGATGGTGTCCCTCAGTCCTTGGGTGTCGACCAGGGAGGGAAGTGGGGGAGCGCCTCCCCGCTGTTTGAGCCACTGGCGTTTCCGCCGAGTGACTAAGGAATTGCCCTTTGCCCCGCAGGTTTCGCAGTAGTATTTCCCCTTAGGATCTGCTTCCTCCTCCTCGTAGAAGGTTCCGTCCACTCCCGTCCACTCGGTTATGGTGTGGACGTCGCCGTGTCCGTCTGTAGCTACAAGAGCAATCCCCACCGAACGAGGGACGTTGGTGTTATGGTAGACTTCCGTGCTCCCGCAGAAAGGGCAGCGGGGAATGAGGCTTTGCTCTTCGGCGATCTTCTGTGCCTCGCTTTTGTCTTCGTCAATCATTGAGGTCCTCCAGGTACTTGATGGACTCCTCCAGCCACTCCCGTTCGTCTTCCCCCTGCTGCTCGAAGTAGGCGGAGATAGCCGCATCTTTGTCTTTTGGGGCTTCCTCTCGGGGGCTCCCCATGACGTCTTCCCAGTCCTCCATTGCATACTCGTGCAGACGGTTGGTCATACCATCTTCGGTAGCAGTGATGAAAACGGTGGGGGAGTCCCCCAGATAGGTGATGACGGCCACGTGGACCCGGGGCGTTTCCCCCAAGGCTGCCACGGCCAGTACGTGTGCGTCGTCGAGATCCTGCCAATCGACAGAACCCCCCGACTTTTCCCCGTTCTTGTACGCCTGAACGAGGGCTTTGCATGCGTCAACTAGCTTCTTCATGTCTGGAATACCTCCGTTCTAGATTCCATCAGCGGCGGACACTTTCGGCTTCAGCAAACTTGTCCAGGGGGGGGTGTTCCTCGTCGTAGCGAACGCCGTCTGTAGCTTCAAATGAGTCGTCGAGCCTTGCCCCACACCCCGTCACCGGGGGAAGGCAGGCACTCGTTGGGGGCGATGTGGAGTTGCCAGTGGTAATCCAGATTCCCTTTGTCTATGCCAATCAGGCGAGCGTCCGTGACTCGGTCCGGGTGAGCGTCCCCCGGCCGGATGCACGTTACTTCTCCGCCGCAGTGATTGGCTACGGTCTGCGCAATGTCCCGGAGGAACCGAGTGTACCGGTCGCGGTCCATCCCCTCCCCTCGGCTGGCGGGGTCGCAGATGAGGTCCGCTACCAGCGCGGCAAGCTCTGTTTCGGTGATGATTTTCGGCATTATGTTGGTCCTCCGCCCTTCTTGAAGGCGCCCGTTGGGCATTCCCATGGGTCCGTAGTGATGGGGTGATTGTACTGGTGACTGCGCCCGGCTTCTATGGCCCAGGCTGCCGAGTGGGGGAGCCACCTGAGGTAGCTGGTTCCCCTATCAGCGAGTTCGGGAAGGGTCGTCCCGTCGCGCAGTGTATGCCGCAATGCCACTTCGTACTCGGCAATTTCAGCAAACTGTTCCGGGAAGAGTTCCCGTACGGTGGCCCACTGGTCTGGGTTGCCGAAGATGCAGGCAGCGCAAGACAGCCGGCCGAAGCCCAGGTGGTACGCCGGATGGGGGTTGACCCCATAGTTCTTGATGGTGTCCCACACTTGCTTCTCAGGAAAGTCGATGACCGGCCGCCAGTGAGTGATGATTCGCTTCCTGGTGGAGGCCCGATCGTTTTCCGCTTCCAAGTACTTGGCCCGACCAGGGGATTCCTCTCGCCTCTCTCCGGTGACGAACAGGAAGAACCCCCGTGCGAAGGTTGGGTCGTTGGCGAAGATTTTGTCGCCCACGTCGATTTTGAGGTAGGCTGAGCACCAGCGCCGGGTCAGGTCGGCAGCGATGGCCGGGAACCGTCGCCTGGTGCCCTTGGGGCCCTTCCCGCCTGTGCGGGCGATGCCGCCCCCAACCAACTCCAAAGAGGTGGGGGCAGTGGGCTCATTGTCTCGTAGTAGCTCCCTGCGAAAGCCCCCTTCCTTCCACGAGAAGTAGAGGTCGATTTCCAGCTGCTCAGCGGCGGCGCAGCAGTAGTCGGACGTGCAGGGCCAATCAAAGAAGGGGGTGGCCCCGCCCTCCACGTCGTGGTGCCACAGGTACATTTGCTCTGGCGGGCACCCGAGGTCCAGCAACTTCATCGTGCTGGCTTGGGAGTCCTTCCCACCGCTAAAAGCGATGATGACTTTGTCGTAAGCCGAGAAGTCCCCAGCCTTGGCTCGGTTCAGCTCACGCAGTTGCTTTTGAGACAGCTCCATGTTCCGGCTTGCCATAGGCACCCTCCAGTAAGCAAGCAGCAACTCCTCCACACGAGCACCTTGCCCAGGCTTGGCGTTGTCTGCGGTGAGGTTGGTGATTGGCTCTGAATCTCATGATTTCCTTCTAACTTCTTGGAGCCCCCGGAGGAACTGCGTACGGGTTACCCGAGTCATATTTACGGGGTGCTCTACACCCCATATTCCTACCGCTGGGCAGTTCCGGGACCACGTTTGCACCACCCGGAACTCCGGGTCCGGTAATTCGGGGGCGCCAGTCAACCCCCGAAGTTCGAAGACCTCGCCGTAAACCATGTAGGGTCCGTCCTCCCCCTCCACCTGACGCATGTAGAATGCCCCCGGCGGGCAGTTCGGGGGTGCTCCCTCCTTGGTTGTCACGGAGATCCGGCGTTCTTCTCTTTGGTAGGTCGTCACCGAAACCCGCAGGTAGGAGAATTCCTCGACAATGGCAGTAGCGATGCCCTGAGCAAGCTCGTTTGGGTCGCCGAGGAGTTCTAGGCAGGTTGTTTCAAAGGAGCTCTTCTGCCTTTCTTTGTCCCAGTTTTCCCCTTCTATGCCTTGGACTTTGCCTGCCAGAAGTCGGACTTGCTCGTGGACGTATCGTTGTGGTACCCCGCTTACCTCCACTAAGAACCAGTAGTTGCTGCGCATTTAACCCTCCATAAAAATAGCCTATTTTGGGAGTGAGGGCAATTCCCTCCTCCCATTTCTCTTATAGCAGATGGGGCGAAAGTTTTGAGTTGCGCACGGGGGAGTAATAGTGTAAAACTTAAATGAATTGGGGGAGTCATGGCCCGGTCCGACAACGTGAAAATTACTAGGACACTCGTAGGGGAGCGGGCAAAAAAGAGGGGGAAACGTCGCCCCTCTAAGAAAGGCCCTGTACTTGTGAGGGGGCCTGGGGGCCGCCCATTGGTTTCGCCCAATCATCGGGGGGGCCCCTCCCCTTGTGAAGCGAAGACACCGGTACGGCATGGGGGGGTTGTTAAGCGCAGCCCCCCCTCCCCGTTCGTTGCAGGTGGAGCAGCAGTGGCCCAGAAAAAGCCCTTGGACACAAGTTCTGGTAGACCTCGGGCAGCTGCGGATGTCGAAGTTACTCTGAGCGAACTCTCGGCACTCCCCCTGAGCTTGGGTACTACGGGGAGGGCCCTACTGGTTTATCATAGGCCGGAAGAGGTCTTCCACAATATTGCTCGTCATATGGCGGCTAACTTTCCCCCTTCATGGCATGTGGAAATAGTGCCGTCGGCGGCAATTCCGGATTTGCGGGGGTACGAGGTAGTTACGTTAATCCGTTGGCGGGCAGCAAGCAACGTCCTTCCCCTGCTCCCAAAAGAGGCCGTTTTGGTCCTTTGCGTGTACAGCCATTATCTGTGGAAGCGGCACCGAACTGAGTTCGACACAGCAGTTGAGCGGGCGGACATCATCACGGGGGCAAGTCAGCTGCTGGTGGAGGAATTGCGCGAGGTGTTGGGGCGGCCTATTGAGTACATGTCTGATGGGGTAGATGCACGAATGTTTACCCCTTCAGTTAATCGGCTGAAGTCTCCCGTTCTTCGGGTTGGTTGGGCAGGGAACTCCAAAGTGGCGCGAGGAGTAAAGAACTTACAGAAATTAGAGGAGGCGGCAGCGCAAGTTTCAGGGGTGGAGCTAGTCGTCGCCGACATCGCGCGAAAGAGGATTCCCTACGTAGCCATGCCTGAGTGGTACCGAGGACTTTCAGCCATTGTCTGTGTTTCCACCAGCGAAGGAACCCCCAACCCGATCATGGAGGGGGCGGCTTCGGGGCTGCCTTACATTTCAACTCCCGTAGGTTTAGTCCCGGAGATCCACGCCTGCTCCCAGGGGGGCGTGCTCATTTTGGAGGATTCAGTGGCGGGCATTGTCGAGGCCTTGGAGACATTCAAGGCGTGCGCTGCCCTGCACCGGAAGTGGGGACGGAAAAACCGCGAAGTAATGCAGCGGTCCTGGAGTTGGGCCAGCCGGTTCCACGGCCTCGTTGAGCGCATTGGGAGGATTTGTGATTTACGCCGGAGTATATCGTCGGGAGGGTGACCCTCGGGCGATGGTGTCGGTTTGTCGTCACCGGTATGGAAGAGGGGCCCCGCTCCTTTATGAGGAGGGTACGGAGATGGCCTTGGCCGCTACGCTCCCCCCCACTGTTTCCAGCGGGCCCTTGTCCCTGGGCGACGCTACTGTTTTCTTCTCCGGCTATTTACAAAATCGGGAAGCCCTTATTGCCACCCACGTTCCTCACAAGAAGGGGGCCGGCGACGCAGAAGTAGTGCGGGCGTTGGTTGAAGGAATGGGGGTGTACCTGACGGTGTCTGCGTTGCGTGGGTTGTTCGCCCTGGTAGTGCAAACCTTCGAAGGGCTGTGGTTGGCAGTTGACCCAGCGTGGGGCAGTGTTCTCTATTACCATGTCGACAAGAAGGGAGGTGTGCTCTTTGCCAACAAGATTAGCTCCTTGTTGACTTTGGTGCCCGCCGTTCCCCATATTACCCAGGATTTATGGACTTTCGAATTCCCCGTTGCTGCTGCAACGATGTTTGAAGGTATCCACCAGGTCCCCGCGCAGCACATTGTTCACTTCGCTTGGGGGTCAACGACGCCGGCGGCTATCCGGTACTGGCACCCGCGTGTCCCCCTTGTGCAGGGCTCCCCCACGCAAAGTGTGGTTGCTTTTGAGCAGTTGCTGCGCCAGTCGGCGGAGACTTGCCGCCGGGACAACCAGGGCTTCACCGTTTCAGGGGGACTGGACTCGGCGGTCTTGGCTGCGCTGATGCGCCCAGAACAGGTCATTGTCAACACCTACGAAGGGTACGGGGATGCCTTCGACGAGCTTGAGTACGCCCTTGCGGTGGCTGCCTCCATTGGGGCCGGAGTTCACTACGTCCGCCCCACGGCAGATGATTTCAGGAAGTACTTCCCGGAAATCATTCGGAACCTTGAGGGCATCGTTGCCACTTTCTCCCCTATCTCCAATTTCATGATGGCAAAGAAGACGCAGGAGTTGGGCTTCTCTTCCTGCGTTTTTGGCCATGGGCCGGATGAGCTCCTCAGTGGGTACATTCGGCATTTGCTTATCATGTACGGGGCGCAGCATGCGGGTGAGGGGGACTTGACGGAGCAGTTCCTTGGTGCCACTTCTTGCCATGCCTACCGGCCGTTGGCTGAGTACTTATGGGCAACTCCAGAGTTGGCTGAAGCGTCGCCGCTGGAGCAGCACCTCCGAGTTACGGATCGTTCCCCTACTAGTGGACGGGAGCAGCGAGAGCAGGTGACTAGGTACTTCAATGAGTTCCCGCAGCTCCCCAATTCACTCGGCAACGTAGAGTTTAACCTTACCTACCCCGCGCAGATGCACATGGGCGCGAGCGACGCCACCGCATTTGGGCTGGAGGCGTTCTGCCCCTACTTGGACCCCAACGTCATGCAGTTCTGTTTCTCTGTCCCGCACTTGAAGTTGGTTGAGGGGCAGACTAAGTGGATTCTGCGCGAGGTTGGTCGGCGAATCGGGGTCCCCTCCTCAGTCACGGAGCGGGCGGACAAAAAAGGGTTGGTGGTGCCGGCCACTCGTTGGCTTCAGGGGCCACTTACGGAGTGGGCGGACGAGTTGGTTCGAGGCTTGCGCAGGCGCCTCCCGCACGACCCTAACGTGCACACTAAATTGAGACGGGGGGAATTCGACCGTCAGCTGTACAAGTTGGTTTCGCTGGAGTTATGGTTTCGGGAGTTTATCGACTGATGCGGATTTGCTATGTGTGGAACCAACCGCCTGGTTACGGGGGCGCCTCTACTGAGGCGTACGAGACAGTGAAGCGTTTGCGGCAATTGGGGTGCGGGGTGCTGGGGGTAGCTATTGACCACTGCGGCAAATGCCGGCATCTGGGCCTTCCTTACGACATCACCGGCAACTGGAGCGACCCCGACCGGATCGGGGGAATTCGGGCTACAGGGTGGTGCCAACGGGATGACCCAGCCCTTCTTGCGGGTGATTTCGATGTGATGGTAGGGAAGAACTACGATGCGCCTTGGGTGCTGCGGAAACGCACCGACGTACCCAAAGTGTACCTGACGTCGGGAGTAGACTTCATCTCGCGCTCAGGCAAGCCCTACCACCAAGTCCAGGAGCCCCCGCCTGAGGGCAACAACGACTTCGTAGCGTTTGGGAGTGCCGACCACGTACTTGTTCACAGCACCATCGATTTGGCCTACTACCGTAAATATTTCCCGGCGAAGTTGGTAGCCAAGATCCACCGGGACTCGGTTATTTACACTCCGGATATTGCTGTGCCTCCCATCAACAGTGAATGGGCCCGCCCCTACCGGGAGCGTCAGTTCGGTTTGTGCTTCTCCGCCTCGGATTGGGGGCGGAGGATGAAAAACCGGGGGCTGCTGGAGGCGGTCGCTCGGCGGTTTCCTCAAGTGCGCATCGCCGTATGCGGTGACCGGCTGAACCTGCCCTTGCCCAACGTCATTGACTTCGGGTTGGTCGACCACGCTACCATGTTGACGCTTTTGGGCAACTCGCGAGTAGTAGTCATCCCTTCCATGTACGACCCTTCCCCCAATTTGTACGCCGAGGCGGCCAAGTTGGGGTGCAACGTAGTAGTCTCAACCAATGTGGGGAACATAGATAAGCACCCTCCCCCGTTGTGTTGCCCGGATTTGTCAATTGAGACGTTTGCAGCAGCAATCACCCATGCACTCGCTGAGAAGCAGCAGCTGCGCTATCGTAAGGTGGACCCGATGGGGGCAGCAGAAGCTCTCCTCGCTTGTCTTCGCAGCGTGTGCCAATCGAAAAGGAGAAAGACATGGTTATCAAAGTCAACATGCCTGAGTACCTCCCCGAGGTTCTCGCTGAGATGACGCAAAAGCGAGCAGGCACCACCTGCATCGCAGTCACTGAGGAGCCTGGGCCCCTGGCCACCCTGTTGGGGGAACGCTACGGGGTAGCCTTCTTGCTGCCCAGCACCGACCCCGAAGCACTTGACAATTTCGATTCGTTGTGGTCCGCCGCTCGGAACCTGCTCACTGTGCACAGTCGTAAGGTCAACCGGGGCTTTCGAGACATCACGGCGGCCCTTTTCGATGCGCAGCCGAACATGATTCACAGCTTAGGCATCCTCAATTTCTATATGGACCTTTACGAGGCGAAGATGGGGAAACTGCCCAAAACCGTTCTCGAGCTTGGTTTCGGCGATAGCCCGGTAGGGTCAATGCTCGCTTGCAACATGTGGGGGGCGGAGTACGCCGGCGTCACCGCGGTGAGGGAGGTCGATCCTGAGCTCCGTGAGGTGGAGCGGGAGGTACTGGCCAAGCTCAACCTTGCCTCTTTCATAGAGAAGGCCGAGCGGCGAGTTGCTCGGGACTACCGTTTGGGCGAAGGGGGGAAGTTCCCCTTGCGGCGGAAGAAGTACGATCTCATCTTTGCGCACGTAGTCCTGGAGCACGTGGAAAACATGCAAGGCTTCCTGGGTGAAGTGCGGAGGTTGCTCAAGAAGGGTGGGCAGTTCATTGCTTACACCGATTTGTCCGGTCATGGCATTTCCGGAGATCCGCACCCGCTTCACTTCTTGACCATGACGCAGGAAGAGTGGGAGGCTGCGCAAGTTGGCTACTTGGACCATCATGGGTACCTCCCCTGCCGCCGGGAGCGGGCGCCTTGGTACGTGGCACAAGTGAAGCAGGCCGGAATGCAGGTCGAGTTCGAGGTGCGGAACCGTACCGAGCTCCCGGAGAACTCCCAGGTAACGGGGGAGGACGCCGACGTAACCGAGCTGATCACCTACGGTTCTGTGTAGAGGGGCGAAATGGCCGAGTACCCGCACATGTTGCGCACCGAGCAATTGGCGCAAGAGGCCGTTAATGTTGTGCTAACTACCGGGTGCAACCTCACTTGCCGCATGTGCGGGTCTCAGCACACCAAGGAGAAAAAAAAGCTCGAGTGGATGCCCTTTGCCGTGTGGCAGGCGCTGATTGACCAGCTCCCGCCTTATCGGACCATCGAGATCAATTCGGAGGGGGAGCACACTACCCACCCCGACTTCTTGAAGATGCTGGACTACCTCAATATGAATGGGAAGTTTGCCTTGAAGTTGAACACCAACGGGATGTGGCGCTTCCCAGCTCAGGAACTGTGGCCGTTGTTGAATCGCAACACCTACTCGTTGTCCTTTTCAATGGACGGGCTCAAGGACAACTTTGAGCGGCTGCGTACCGGGGCTAAGTTCGACGTAGTCTTGGAGAACGTCCGAGAGGCTATTAGCACACTGAGTAGGTGGAACTACGTTGGGCTTTCCTACATGGCTACGGCCCGCAATATGGGGGACGTGATCCCCTTGTTGCGGTTGCTGCCGGGGATTCGGTGGATTTTCCTCAACACGTTGCATGTCTGCACTGAGGAGATGGTCGGAGAGAGCCTGTACGGGTTACGCGAGGAGTACCAGCAATGCTTGGAAGAAACCCAGGCTTACTGCGAAGGCCACGGCATCTCCTTCGGGGCAGTCCACGGGATTGGGGGTGAGTATGGCGCCTCCCCTGTGTGGGCTGTGCCTGGGTGTTCCTTCCCGAAGTACATGTACGTGCGCCCCACTGGGGATGTTTTTCCCTGCTGCAACAGGTACGACGCCTCGATTGGTAACGTGACTGAGAGCAGCTGGGAGGAAATCGTCAAGCAGGGACGGTACCGTTTCGATACTAGGAGCGCCAAGTGTGACCGGTGCTACGCTGCCAGGGGGGAGTGGCAATGGACGCACCACTTTATCAATGCGGAGTACTACAAGTTGTGGGAGAACCTCGGGTAAGGCTCGCTCGGCGCAATTTGGCTTGCGCACGCACGCACATGGACCGGTGTATGTTCAACTATGGGGTCGACCTGGTAGGTCAGCCTTGGGGGGCGGTGTACAATCTAGTGCATAACTTGTGGGTGCCTTCAGCGCAATACGCCTTCCTTGCCTTTATCATGGGGTACGTGCGGCACAACATTAAGCTTGGCATTCCGGAGGACGACTGGCATCAGCATTTCGACCTGGCTAAGCTGTTCCGGGGGGAGGACGTCGCCGCATGTGCCGGGTACTGTTTGGCTCTGCGTTACCTGGGGGCAACTATCGGGTATTTTTCCCGCTACGTCCACATTGCAAATGCGGCAGGAGTGCAGCACACAGTTGTGGAGTTTTTACTGAAGGGGGGCTACGTGTTTTTCGACCCCCTGTTTGGCTTTGCTTCGCGAGGGCTGAAGTCGGTTGCTGACTTGATTGCAGACCCTGCTGAGGTTATTGCCTGGGAGCAGGCAGGCGGGCCCTACTCGGCCAGGTACGGAGAGTCAGGAGCTGCCTATCTGCACACGTTGGTCGATTAGGAGATTTTTGGCTGATGGATACGCCTATAGAGTGTGTAACAGGGGCTTGTGGGTTGGACCAGTTCACTCAGTGGTTCGAGCGGACCTATGGCGGTACCCTCTTCCTCACCAGTGTAGAGGAGTGGGCGGCGGTCCCCCGTAGTTTGCAGGAATTGTTAGGCACTTACCGAGTAATTCCGGTGGTTCTAACAGATAAGGGTACCCCTCTTGAGTGCACTCCCTGTGTGGGGCGTTTCCTGGTACGGCGAGTTGCCCAGGCTCGGGGGTGGTACGCTGATATTGCAGCAGTGGAGGGCCTTGTTGCCCGAACGGTACTGCGAGGGGCGGACACCAGCGGGAGCCCGCTCCACAATATGGCGGGGGTAGCTCAGCAATTCAGGTGGTACCGAAAGTTGCGGGGCCACGACCCTCGAGACGTGTTCGAGATGGGGTTCGGCCCGGACCATCACGGGCAATTGCTTGCGTGCGGTATGCGGGGGGCCGTTTTCAGTGGGGCCACGTTAGACGAGGGCCCCCAGACGAATTTGCAAGCGTTGGTTTCCCTACTTACTCGTTTTGTTGATGTTCCCGACCTATCGCCTGCTTTGGGGTGCGTTCGTTACGCTACTCGAGTAGAGGACTTTCCGGGGGAGTCGTGTTTTGACTTGGTGTATTCCGTAGTGACGTTGGAGCACGTCCCTAATCCAGCTGCTTGCGTGCAACGTATGTACGACTTACTTCGTCCGGGAGCGCTGCTCTTGGCAACTATCGGTATCGACGGGCACGGTTTAGGCGAAGGGCCGCTGGATTTCTTGACCTGGTCGGAAGAAGACTATCGCCGAGCAGTGGGGGACAATTGCGTAGGTTACCCACAGAATCGGTTGCGGGCGCACGAATGGGAGAGGTTGTTCCGGGATGTCGGCTTGGCCAATGTGGCGATGACAACGACCAATCATGTTGCTGTCCCTGACTCGGTTGCTGCGTTGTATCCGGAAGGTACTTTGCTTTCCCCCTTGTCGGTGCAACTTAGTGGGGACAAACCATGATTGGGGTCATTGGCAGTTGCCGGGTGGCCACCCCCTTAGCTTGGGGAGGGGAGGGTTTCCCCCGCCCAACTAAATTGCATAGCTTCGCTGACCTGTACGGTCTGACCCACACTTCGGGTGAGGCAGCCCAACTCGTCGGCTACGTCGTCGGCGAGGTTAGGATTCCCTGCGAGTTGCGGGATCTCATCTTGCAGCATCCCCAGGAGCCCGTCCCCGTTCCCAAATTGGCTGTGGCGGTAGTGGAAATCAGCACCTTCCGGCAGGCCGAACTGGGACGGTACGTGCTGCACCGGTGGTGTGTCAAGGAGCAGGTGCTGGACAAGTACCAAATGAGCTGGGACGGCGATCATTTAGTAGGGGGCAACGGGGGGGCGCCCCCGTTGGTTGGGGGGATACACCGGAGGTTCTTGGACGTCAACGACATTAATCGGGACCTTTCGGTTCTGCGTCGGTTATTGGGGTGCCCCTTGCTGGTGGTGTCGCACTTCAACGCTGACTTTGCCCCCTTCGGCAATCCCGGGAGGAGCCGAAGGAGGGACGTCCTCCTTGCGTTGCTGCGGTCTTGCCGTGTAGAGGGGGTGCGGGTAGTGGACCCGTCGCTACTACTCCCTGCTGACTTGGCGCAGGCGTTGGTGAGCCCTACGCACTACAGCGACGACTTCGTACCAGTAGTAGGGGAATGGTTGCGGGCAGAGGCTGCGCAAATAATTAAGGATGGAGCTGAGTGATGGGGGTTTTCCAGATACTTGGGTCGTCACCGGTAGCCGCATTTGTGAACCAGACCCTGGTGAACTTCCCTTACTCGCACGACGTCCCTCCGGCAACGTTGTCGGCAACTGAGCAATGGGCGTTGCTGCGCTTCCTGGCAACGCGAGTGAAAGCCTATGTGCGCTGGGCGGAGACCCCTGAAGTGGGGGCGTTGAGTTCACTACACGCGCGTGTGGCGGGGCTGCGGTTAGTTCAGTAATTGACGGAGGTAGTGATGCAGATAGCACTGGTAGGAACCGGGTACGTAGGCTTGGTCGCTGCGGTTGGCTTTGCAGAAAAGGGCCACAGCGTTGTCGGCGTCGACAGCAACGCCGCCGTGGTGGAAAATTTGACGCGGGGAGTACCTCACATTTACGAGCCTGGCTTGGAGCAGCGCTTGGGTAGGGCGTTGGCCACAGGGAACCTTCGATTTACAACCGACTTGCACGACGCGGTTAAGGTGTCCGAGGTGCTGTTCATTGCTGTGGGTACCCCCTCCGATGTCGACGGCTCGGCGGACCTTTCCAACGTCCTCGCGGTAGCGCAGCAGGTCGGGGAGGTTGTGTCCAAGGGCCAAATAGTGGTCTTGAAGAGCACCGTGCCGGTCGGCACCAACGCCCGAGTTACGGCGATTATCCGCGCGGCTGCCGGGGAGGCCATCGAGGTGGTCTCCAATCCCGAGTTTCTCAAGGAGGGCACGGCGGTTGCGGACTTCTTGAATCCGGACCGCGTCGTCATCGGCTCGAGTTGCCCCGTTACCCAGGCAGTAATGAGGACGCTCTACGCCCCCTTTTACCGGCGCACCGGCCGTATCTTGTTCATGGACGCAGTGAGTGCCGAGATTACCAAGTACGGAGCCAACGCTATGTTGGCTACGCGAATCTCCTTCATGAATGAGATGGCCGACTTGTGCGCTGCGGTAGGCGGCGATGTCGACGCCGTCCGCCGAGGGATGGGGGCGGACGCCCGCATCGGGGACCGTTTCCTGTTCGCCGGCGCCGGGTACGGTGGTTCCTGTTTTCCCAAGGACGTGCGTGCCTTGCTGCGCATGGCCAACGAGCTCGATATTCCTCTACGCATAGCGCACAGTGTCGATGAAGTAAACACCCAGCAACGTCAATTGGTAGGGCGCTCACTTATCAGCTACTTCAAGGACCGGGGTGGGCTTGCAGGGAAGCGGGTGGCCGTGTGGGGGCTGGCTTTCAAACCGAACACCGACGACATGAGGGAAGCCCCCGCACGGGAGCTGTTGGTCCAGTTGTTGGCGCAGGGGGCTGAAGTTGTTGCGTACGACCCGGCGGCGATGCCCAAAGCACAGGAGCTTTTTCCTACGGGGGTCACCTTTGCGGGTGACCTGTACGCTGCGGTGGCGGGGGCGGATGCGCTGGCCATTATGACCGAGTGGGGGATGTTCCAGGGGGCGGACTTAGGTGCAGTTCAGGAGGCCATGAACACCCCGGTGATCTTCGACGGCCGCAACTTGTTCCGCCTGGAGGAAATGAGGGCGGCGGGATTCACCTATTGGTCCATCGGTCGCCCATTAGTGGGCTGACGGGGGTGCCATGCAACGACGGCGGCCGCGCAGGCGGCGGGGACCAGTGGTAGTTTTGCCCCCTTCAGGGCAGCCCCGGGTTGTGCGCCGCCCCCGCCCCGTCATCAACGGACCCGATTACATTACCCAACCGCAGCCGCACGGAGTGATGCGGGGGAGCGCCCGCCCTACTTCGGTCCCCCGCCGCATGAAGGCCCTTTTTTTCGTCCTCCATGTAGGATACGTGCGGGCAACTTTGGCCTACATGACCGCTTTGCACATGGGCATTCTGGACGACCTCCATTGGGAGTGGTCGTTGTGCGAAGACCCCGAGTTGCCGGAAGAAGAGTTGCGCAGCTACGACCTCATCCTCCTATGGCCGCACGGGTGGGAGGCGTGCGACGAGCCTTGGCCTTTCTGGGAACGCTCTCGGCGTTTGCTGGCCCGGGCTCGGGAGTTGAAAATCCCGGTGTTCAGTGGGATACCCACAAAGGCGTGCGGGCATCACGCTTCTTTACAGCAGTGGGCGGAGGCGGGCATCAAGTGCCCCCAGTCCCAGCGGCTGGGCCCCAAGGAGGAAGTGCGGTTGCCCTACCCGGTTGTTTTGCGGAGGGACCGCAAAATGAGCCAGGGGAATTCCATGTACCTGGCCCGGTCCCGGGAAGAGGAACGGGAGATTCGCCAAGCGCACCCTGAGTTGGACCTGGCAGTGGAGTATATCGATGTGCGCCGGGGAGACGGGTTCTACAGCAAATACCGCTGCTACATTGCCGGCGGCACTGTAATTCCCAGGCAGGCAATGTTCTCCGACCAGTGGATAGTGACTCTGGGGCACACCGTGGGAGTGCGTTGCCCTGTTTCAGTGGCGGAGAATCAGCGCTTGTTCACTGAGGCGGACCCCGCCCGGGACGAGATACTACTCCGAGCTGCCCGGGCGGTGGGGTTGGATGCGGGGGCGGTAGACTACTCGTACACCCCCGAGGGCGACCTGGTGGTATGGGAGATCAACGCCTGCTACGGCATGGCGGGGAAGGGGAGCCGCACCATCGATATCGCCTTTCGAAAGTCCACTGGTATTGCCAATCCGGAGATGGTCGTGCATAAGGAGCAGCAGTTGGCCTTGGTTTCCGGGCGGGAGATGCACATGCGGGCAGTGGGGGGAGACCGGCCCGTGGCGGTCCTGTGGACCGGGGGGTGGGACTCCACGTTCCGCATCTGCCAATTGCTGGACGGGGGGGCAGAGGTGCTCCCAGTGTACTTGGCCAGCGCCCTTGACATGCGCAAGAACCAAATGTCCGAAATTGTCACCATGCAGGCCCTCCGGCCCTTGTTGCGGAAGAGGTTCCCTCGAAGTAAGGTGCTCCCCACCATGCACGTTGGCCGGCCGGGGGACCACTCGATATCTCACGGCATCCCCGGCGACCACCTGGTAACTGCCGCAGCCAAACAGATCGGGTACGGCGGCACGGGTAAGGAGAGGATGGGCAGGCAGTACGAGGCGTTTTGCCGGTTCGCTAAGCACTTTGGGGAGATGGAGCTGTGCATCGAGGTGGGGGGGCGGGCGGAGAAGCTCCTCCGCAGCGACGTGGTGGATACTCCCCAGGGAATTCGGCTGAAACCTTACTCGGAGCTGACAGACAAGGCCCTCGAGATTTTCCGCCCCTTTGTGTTCCCCCTTATCAGGAGTACCAAGGCTCACATGCTGGCCGTCAGCGAAGAACGGGAGTACCTCCCAATCCTCAAGCGGACCTGGTCATGTTGGTTTCCTCAGAAGAACGGCTCCCCTTGCGGCCGGTGTGAGATGTGCATTCGCCGAGCGGTGCCGGCACAAGGTTAAAAAACGAGTTTCTTTAGCCTTGTGCTGGTGGCTACGTCTCCCCTGGGCCCGCAGGACGGGGGGAGCGCTCCTTGTTCAGGGCTGTTGCGTACTCCTCGTAGTTAGGGTTGCCTTTCAAGGCGACTAAGTGCTATAATACCACGACGAAAAGGGGGGACCTCTTGCTTTTCCCGTTCAGGCAGTTACCGCCCAAGGAGTCGGAAGAGGAAATTTTGGAGTTGCCCCCTATTCCGCTGTCTGAATTAGCGCCCACTTTGTTGAACATCCAAACTCCAAGTGGGGTGGTGCCTCTCAGTTATGAAGACCGCCCTTTCCTCCGGCAGATTGTGGACAGCTTTCCGGCAATGAGGAAGATGTTTTTTCTGTGGGGCCGGCAACTGGAAAAATCGACCTCGTTGGCGGTAATTCCCCTCCTGCTTTCTACTTTGCAGACTATGACCGTCCAGTACACTTCGGGGACGCTCACCCAAGCGATGGAGTTCTCCCACTGGAAGCTGGACGGGTTCATCAAACACTCCGAGTTCCTCAGGAGCATCTACGACACGCGGGGTGTCCAGCTGATGTACAACCGGCGGGAGAAGGAGAGCTACACTGGCTCCCGCATCCTGACAGGCACCGCCTTTGGTGACGCCGCCCGAATTCGTGGTGTGCCTGCTGACATGTTGGAGATGGACGAGCTTGAGCTGGTGCAGTTGGAGGTGGTGCCGGTGTTGCAGCATTCGCTCCACCACTCCCCCTACAAGTATGAGCTCCATGCGGCCACACCCTTGTCCACTGACAACACTGCCTGGGTGTACTGGGACAAGTACTCCGTCCAGCATGAGTGGGGCATCCCTTGCTCTTGCCGGTCGATGTCCAGCGGGGTGGGCCAGATCAATATGAACTCCTTCCATTGGAACATTCTTACCCCCCGTAACCTCTCCCGGTCCGGCCCCATTTGCGACAAGTGTGGGAGGCTCATTGACACCTTGGAGGGGAAGTGGCTGCGGACTACGGGCACCCAGTCCCCCCGCACCTGGCACGCCTTCCGGCTGCCTCAGTTGGCCGCCCCCTACACTGACTACGACGACATCGTGACCAGCATGGAGCAGCGGCCAATCGAGACCATGCAGGAGTCCTTCGCCCTGTCCGTGACGCAGGCCCGGCAGGTCTTCACCGACGCCCTGATTGAGAAGATCAGCGATGCGGAGCTGCCCAATACTGAGGATAACGTGTTGGCTCGGGCCGGCGTGTACCCCATGTTCGTGGGCGTCGACTGGGGCGCTGGCGGCCAATCCGCCACAGTCATCGTGTTCGGGGCGTACATCAAAGACATCTTTACGTTCGTAGGGGGCTTCCGTTACTTCGAGTTAGGGCTCCCGGACCTGGAGGAGTACCGGGTGGGGACTGAAGTGGACGCCTACCTTCCCTTCCTGCCGTTGCTGCGGCAAGTGCGCATCGCCAAGCTGGGAGCGGACGCTGGAATGGGGTACGTGCGTAACCGGATGCTTGTCAGCATATTCGGGGCGGAGCGGTTCGTGCAGGTCCAGTATGTCAACCAGAACGCCCCTATCAAGTTTGCCCCCCACGACCTCATTGTGAAGGTCAGCCGAGACGAGATGCTCACCAATGTGGTGACGGCGATGAAGATGACCCCCTCCCGTTTCAAGCTCCCCCGGATGGCGGATTTGCGGGCGCACCATTGGTACCAGGACTTGAAGGCGGTGAAGGCGGAAGTGGACAGAAAGGGAAAGGTGCGGTACATTCACAGTGAGAATGAGACGGATGACTACTTCCATGCTATGTTCAACTGTCTCCTGGCGTCGCATTTGGTGTATCCGCGCAGCGACATGTTCCCGGCGGCATCTTTCCAGTTGACATAAGGGAGGTGGATGAGGTAATGAAAGGAGTATCAGGCCAAACGGCCCTATCTCGCACGGCTTCTCCCCGCAAGCGTGGGGAGAGCTGCGTTTGGAGGTCAGCTCGGTGAAGGACAGGCAAAGCAAGTCCATGGCTGCCCTCATCGGTGCGGGGGGCCTCAAAGCTGTCATGGCCGACCTCCCCAAGGGAACTATTGAGCACGCTGTAGAGGGAGGGGTCCTCCGCCGCATGCAGCGGAAACGGGTGCGGGAAGCCTTCCGAATGAAGCGGCTCCTTGCCTCCTTCCGCAGGCGAGGACTTCCCCGGGCGGCTGGCGGAGTAGCGGTAGGGGCAGCGACTTTTCCGATATTCGTTAGCGGCGTGAAAGACTTGAAGTCCGGCGACCCCGGCCGAAGAGCTCGGGGGATGACCAAGATCCTGGCCAGCGGCATTGTCTACTCGGGAGGCAAAGGGGGCGTGGAGTACGCCCTTGAGCGGGCCCAGTCGGGGAAGAAATTGACCGCTGCGGGGATGCGTAAGGTGTTTGGCCGGGCGTTTGCTGCCAGGGCGGTACCGGGATTGGCGGCGGCAGCTGTGACAGCGGGGAGCATTGGCTACGGCCTGAAACGCAAGAAAAAAAAGGGAGGCTCGATTATTCCCCTGGTAGCGGGGGTAGGGGGGTTGACTGCGGCGGCTAAGCAAGTACCGGAAACGGTGTTCTTCAAGGCCAAAGGATCACCTCTGAAGTTGCGCACGTACAGAAAAGTCCTGCGCCGTCCCAAGTTGTGGCTGCCGAGAGTGGTCGGCCGGGGGGTTGCCGGGGCTTTTGGAGCTGGGATTTTGGGAGCCGTGACGGAGCGGGTGTTGCGGGATTCTAAGAAGTAGAGTCCTGCGGAATTCACCTTTTCCTTGTCATGAGCTGTTTCTTTGTTACCATAGTAATGTGTATGGAGGTCGGCGATGGAAGTGTATCCTGAACTTCTCACCGAAATGGCAATCACCATAGTCAAGGCGTTTTTCCACAATGAAGGGAAGAAGGACCTGTCAACGTTGGTTGCGGAAAATGTTGCCCGGTTCGCGCGAATACACAAGGGGAAAGCTTTGACGGATACTCACGTCCGCACCCTTTGTCAAATGGTCAATCGGGCAGTCCACAAGAACGCGTTCAAGAAGCATCGCTTGGTCCGCTTCAAATTGGCCTCCTTGGCCAAGGTACGGCTGGGGGGGAGGGCGAGGAAGGAAGCGAAGGGCCCACCCCTCACCCTCCCGGAGTTGCGCCGAGTAGGGCCGGTGTCGCACACCTCCAAGGCGAAAAAGGCCAAGAGGAAGCCGAAAATCCCTCTGCGGGACAAGCTCCCAGGGCACCGCCATTTGAAGAAGACGGCAGCCGCCGAGGTTCTCAGTGAGAGCTTGGGGGATCTGACCGGAACGGTCAACGCAGCGCTGCGGAAGTTGCCTCCTGAGGAACTCATGGGGCTGGCGGTAGTCTTGGACCGGGGGCACGGGTCCACCGTCCTTACCCGAGTTATGCAGGGGGCCTTGGAGAAGACAGCCGACATAGACTTCGACAAGGTGGCCCAGTATACTGGAATGACCCCGTCAGCAGAGCACCCGGTGGTGGCGTCGATGACATCATTTTTGACGGCTGTGGCTGCGTATACCGACGCCTCCGCCAAGTTGGAGGGGGCATGGGTCAAGTAGGGCCATTGCTTGCGGCTGCGGTTGCGGAATACCAACGCCGGAAGGAGCTGGAGAAGGTCGCTGTGGTGCGCCTTTTCAAACCACAGACTCGGTATGACCGGGTAGCGGGGTATCTGCGCAAGGTAACTTCCTCCCCGGTCAACCCGTACACAATCGCTACTCGCCCGGCGCAGTCGGCCGTACGAAAGGCGTTACGGGGTGGGATAGGGGCAACCGCGGGGAGAGCGATGCGGTTGGGTATTGCGGGGCTCTTTGCCCATGAATTTATCACTGGGATGCGGGCGAACATGGCCGCCAGCCGGAAAGCCATGCAAATTTGGGGGACGTGATGGCCATTGACAAAGCAGTACTTGCACAGTTCATAGCAGACCGCAGCGAAGACGGCCTTGAGAAGGACGCCTTCATGAAGGGCTTTCGTAGTGCCTGGGCAGCTCGCCGAGCAGCAGGGGCGGCCGCCCGTAAAAAAGTAGTAGCAGCGAAGGTTCGGGGGAAGGCAACTATGGCCAGAACAAAAAGGGCAATGCGGAGGAAGGAAGTGGCCGCCAAGGGCACAGCTCGAGTAGAGGCAGTCACCGGCAAGTACGCCCGCAAAGCAGAAATCAGAGAAGCTCGACACGCTGCCCGGATGAAGCGCATTCAGAGTGGCCAGGGTCGCTTTGCTGGGCTTTTCCAGCGGGCCGCCAAGGAGCAACCAGCCGCACCAGCGCGTAAGTGGCTGTGGCCGGCAGTAGGCGCAGGCGGCGCATTGGTCGCAGGGGGCGCCTACATGGCCAGCAGGGGCCAGCGCCCGTCGTACGTGCCCGCCAACTATTAGGAGGAGCCAACATGCCAGGAGGAAGGATAGGCAAGCTACTCGCCAAGGCCAGCAAGGCGTGGCGGCGCACCCCGAAAAAGAGGAAGACCCTCGCTCGAATCGCTAGTGCGGCCGGCCCCACTGGGGTCCTTCTGGGTACGTCCTTGGCTGCGGCGGCTGCGATAGCCGGTGGGGTGGCTGCGCATGAGCGCCTTACTCGGGACGGGGATTTCCAGAGAGCACTTGGTGAGTCCCCCAGCTTGCGGAGGAAGCAAGTACGGGCATACAAGCACTTCATGTCCTTGCGTCGGATGAACCCAACCCTTTCCCGGGACCCGCTGGCGGCAGCTGGGTACATGAACAAGGGGATGGCCTTTGAGCAGGAGGGAATTGATCCCTCCGTAGTCCTGGCGTTGGCGCAGCCAGCGGACAAAGGAGTGTTTGACCCCATGAAGGCGGCGACTCTCCATCAGAAGATGATGGGGGAGGTCTGACAAATGCTCCACAAAGCACTCGACGTCCCCGCCTTTGACGATCACCACCACCAGCGAGTGTTCACCCTGACCGGTTTGGAAAAGACGGCGGCAGCCCTCCCAGCTGGAGCTAAGTCTCATTTCTCGGCGGCGTTACAGAGCCAGATCAAGTTGATCAAACCGCACCCTGCCTACTCGTACATGGTGATCATTCCCATTGGAGCATTCGAGTACTGGGGCCCCAACTCCCGGGGCGACGCTGTCCTGGAGGAGCATCTGGCTCCGACCAACTGGCAGACCTGTAAAGTATATGCTAAGCGCCCCTATGGGTACCGTACGTTCCTCAATGGGAAGTTTTTTGCCCACCACAAGAACAAGCCGCAAAAGGGGCATCCGGTCTACGGCGACGTCATTTTCACCAACTACAACTGGGGGATGCACTGGATTGAGCTGCTGGTCAAAGTCTTCCGAGAGCCGCTGGCCAAGGACCACCCGGACATCTTGAATTGGATTGACAGCGGTCATCCCTTCGACGTGTCCATGGGGATGTACGCTGTTGCTGACGTCTGCCCGATTTGTGGGAATACTCGGCGCCACCACGAGGACCCGGCGTGTTTGCACATCAATAGGCGGTTCATTGGCACCATCATGCCCAACGGCCGAGTGGCCTGCATGGTCAATCTCTACCCCAAGTTCCATGACATCTCGGCAGTGGACGAGGGGGCGGACACCTTAGCGCATGGGCTGCTGAAGGTGGCGGCCAAAGACGGCTCTATGTCTTCGGGAGTACCTGCTTCCCGCATCCCCAAAGCTCGGGTGACGGCGGCGTTGCGGGAACTGGTGCGCAAGGGCGCCATTGCCAAAGCTGGGAAAGTTCCGGCCCTTCGCAGTTCGTCTCCGGCGCAGTTGGAGAAGCGCTTCCTCATCAGGAAGATGGCGGAGATGTTCAGCAAGGAAGCCAGCATCGACCCCGGCGCTTTGCTGGCAGCGGGGGACAAGCATGGCCCAGGGCTGATCCTCTCCCTCATACGCAACAAGGTTCTGCTTGACCCTCGGGAGTTTACAGCGGCTTTCCTTGGAGCGCAGGGGAAGAGGAAGCAAGGACTCCTGATAATCAAGAAGCAAGTCATGATTCCGTTTCCTGACGGGGTCACTCCTGTAGAAGTTGACGGTACCGACAAGCCGGGGGTTTCTGCGGACAGGCACGTGCAGCGCAAACTGGCGCCGCACCGTTCTATCCTTCCCAAGATTCTACGTGCCCGCCTCCGACGTCTGTTGGACCGCTTGGCGCTGGCGGAGGAGACTCTCTCCAATACCCGAACGGAGCTGGAGGAGTGGGGGATTGAGAAGAACGCTGAATTGGAGGGGGCCTACCGGAACTACCTGGGCATGATCATGACCGCGCCCGATGTAGCTGTTCCTTTGATGGGGGACTCCCCCTACGCCCTGGCCAGCGACCGGGAAGTGTTGGGGATCGAGAAGCAAGCTGGTTTGACGACTTTGCTGATTGCTCCCAGTCTCACCATCCCCCTGTGGCTTATGGCTCGAACAGCGAGCAAGAACCAGGAAGCGAACGCTGAGCAGTTGGCGCTCTTGGCGGCATTGGCGGGGGCACGAAGCAAAGGCCCCCGAGTGACAGTCATCAATCCCCCACCTATGCCTGACCTGCGGCCGACGGCCCTGCCTTACGCCTTGCTCCACAGCCTGGCCAACGACCCGGAATTGCGGGAAGAGGGGGAGTAACGTGGACCCTTTCGTCGCCGGCTTCATGGCTGCCCTGGAAGACGGGTTGGATAAGGAGGGCATGGCCCGCATGGTAGCTCAAACTCCGGGGCTGCGGGCGGTAGCTATGGGCAAAGAGCGGATGGGCGCCGGAGGCGCCCGAATACCTTCCATCATAGCAGGCACTCGAGCCGGCCCGAAAGTGCTCAGGCCACGAGTTCAGAAGCCGGCAGGGGGCCTCTTGAGCAATATTCGTCGCGGAACTACGCAGCAAACCGGGCTCAACCCTAAGGCCAAAGCCGAAAGGATGGGGTTGACTGCAAAACCAAAGATGGGGCAATAAGCGCCTACGAGAATTTGGGCCGGGAGCGAGTTTGCCAAGATCCTTAAAAGAGTACGCGGGCGCCCGCATCCGTGGGTGACGTCCGCGTTCCAGAAAGTGCGCCTGCGAGCTAAGTAATTCTCCCCCCGTTTACTTTTTTGCAAGTTTTTCCTTGCGCTGACTTCCTCAGCAGGTTATACATTAGGAGTAAGGCGAGCATTTACGGATGCTAAGACCCACCTTGGTCAAACCAACAGAACATGTCAGGAGGAGTGAAGATGAAAATCACAGAGAAGGACATCATTGAGGCCCTTCAGGCGGCGGACACCGAGCCCGCGGCCGACGAGGAAACAGGGCTCGAAGGCACCCTGGAGAAGGTAGCAAGCGTCCAGGAAGTGCTGGGTGAGGACGATATGTCCCTGGCCGACCTGGACGACGAGGAAGCCCTCGAGGCCCTTGCCGCTGCCGGCATCCCGGAAGAGGAAGCCATGGAGCTGGTCGAGGCCCTGATGGAAATCCTGGGTGAGGGCGAGGCGGAAGAGGGCGTTGACAAGGAGGCGGCTCAGGAAGAGATGTTTGGCATGGGCTACGCCTATGGCAAGGGCTTCCAGGCAGCGCTCGACGAGGGTGCTGCGGCCGACGAAGGCGTGGAGAAGCAGGCCGCCAGCGCACGGGTTCAGGCCCTCAAGGCGCAGCTCTTCGGTGAGAAGCAGAAGGGCAAGCTGGGTAAGTACAAGGCCCGGATGGCGAGGCGGCAGGCGCTGAAAGGCAAGGCCTCCGCCCTGCTCGGCAAGGCCAAGAGCAAGCTCGGAGCGGCCGGGAAGCTCGGCCTGAAGCACAAAGGCAAGATTGGCATCGGCGCCCTCCTGGCGGCGTTGGCAGGCACCGGCGGCTACGCTGCCGGCAAGTAGCAGGCGCCTGTTGCAGAAACTCACGTGACGGATGGGGGCCTTAGGGCCCCCTCTGTCCACGGAGAAGGAGGAGCCCCGATGACCCTGGAAGAACTGTACCAGCAAGGCTTCCAAGACGGCCTGGAAAAAGTCGCTGAGGCAGAGGACGAAGGCATCGAAGCGCAGGCGGGGTGGCTGAAGACCCTGAAAGCGAAGCGAGCCAAAGGCCTCCTGGCGCTGGCGAAGAAGAAGGGCGCCAAGGTAGGCTTCAAAGACCTCAGCGCCGGCCGCAAGGTCGGCGGGCTGGGGGCGCTCCTAGCGGCCGCAGTAGGCGGCCGCGGACTCGGCAAGAAACGGGCAGCATAGGAGGGTAGTCCCATGAGGAAGACGCTGACAGAATTGCTCCTCGACCGTAACCCGGTGGAGGTGGCTGATGCCATAGTTGGCGCCTCTCGTGAGGACAGGGAAGAAGGCATCGAAAAGAACGCGACCATAGACGATGCTCTTTCCACCCTGGGAATCGAGGCTGATTTGGGCGGGTCCGAGAGTGGCCTTGACCCTGAGCACCTGGAGAAGGTTGCTTCGGCAGTCGAACGGGTGGTGGGCGCCCTTTCCTTTGTTCGTCCGGACGTTGAGCTGGAGGACATCTTGTCGGTTGAGGGAAAACGGCTTCTGGAAGGGCGCGAGATTCCGCAGTTGGAAGACAGCCCCTTCGAGAAGCAGGCATCCCGCAGAATCACCCCTGCGCTGAAGGAGCGGATCAGGGCTCACCTGGGGAGGAGGCAGTCATGAAGATTTCAGAATTGACCGGCGCCCTGGAGGGGGTCCCTGAGCTGCTCCGTTCGGCAGCCGCTGAGATTCGAGAAGGTCGGACCGCCCGGACCAAGCTGGAGAAGACTGCAGCGGTGGCTCGGGTGAAAGCCACCTTCTCTGATTCCTCGTCAACAGACGAGGACATCCTGTCCGAACTTCCGAGGGAGGCCATCGAGAAGTTAGCTGACAGGTTGGCGCCGAGAAGCACACTGGGTGAGGCCAGCGAGGAGGCAAGCTCGCCCGATCGGACCACGAGTGACGTGGACTTTCTTGAGAACTTGAGAACATTACAATAGGGAGGTAAATCATGCCAGTAACACTTCCCACCCTGAGCAACCAGTTCCCGAACGTAATCGTTCGGACCGCCCATCACCTCACGGCGTTCATCGACACCGTGGCGGTGGAGCCGTACAGTTGGGCGTACATTTCGGATGGTGAATGGGTGGAGCTCGACGCAACTCTCGACAAGTACAAGGTCCCGGGGGCCGGCGCCGTTCCGGCGGCAGTCGACTTGGCCGCCAAGACCCTGTACTTCGTCACGGGCAAGACTGCCGAGCCGCCCCGACAGGCGATGACCCGGGAGGTGGAAGATTCCAGCTCCACGACACAGGAAGGGTACCTTCCGGTGTACAAGGGCCATGAGCCGGTCGAGGTCGACTCGAAGATCTACGACCCGGATGCCGTGGCAACGTGGGCAACCGTTGGAGTAGCCGTGTACGTAGTGAGCATGCTGGACGGGGATGGAAACGCCCGTGCAGTACTGTCCACCGACGCCACGGGTGACGGTGGTACAAGCGGCCTTGCCATAGGCACACTCATCAAGAACGCCGCCAACAACAACGGCTTTGTCCGTGTCCAGTTGACATAGGAGGGGACCATGCTGAGAGATCACGAAATTCGTGAGATGAATGAGCGCTGGGCCGACTCCTTCGACGAACCAGGGGAGGGTCTTGCCAAGGTGGCTGCGCTGAACAGGCAGTACATCGAAGACCACATTCGGGAAGGTTCATTCCTGGACGCTGTCAAGGAGCCGGAGCCGATCACCAACGAGGACTGTGAAAGGTCCGTCAATACCACCTCGCCGATCATCATCGACGAGATCACGGATGGCCAGTGGGGCATGCCGGTGGACTTCACCGGCAGCACTCGGAATGAGGCCGTGCGGCAGCCGAAGTATGCCATCACGATCCAGAAGATTCAGACGGCAACTGCGGTGTACGACACGGACGAGATCCGGATGTCCCGGCGACCCATCACCAAGCACCTGAAAAGGGACCTGGGCGATGCGTTGGCGGACGCCAAAGACCGCTCCTTCGTGATCAACATCGAGACGGCGGTGTGGTTCCTGTTCAAGGACTACACGGCGGGGAACGCCGCCAACGGTCTGAACAACACCAACATCGACGACGGCACCGTGACCGAGTACTCAGTCTACAAGAGTGCCGCAGCGAAGGAGGTGGTGGACGCAGCAGGCGCAGTTGCTGACACCTGGGAAGTGACGCCCTTGCGGAAGACCGACTTCACCGACTTCCAGAACTCGTTCAACACGAATGAGGGGGAGCAGTTGGTTGGGGCCATTGTGCTCATGACCAACCACGACTTCAATCGTGCCAGCGACTGGACGATTGAGGAAGTGGGGGATGTCACGGTCAAGAACACGGTGGAGACCACCAAGGGCTACCGCAAGTTCAAGGACATGCGGGTGGTTCGTACGGGCAAGCACCGCTGGCTCCGTCTGGGCAACGTCTACGGCTTCTCGCCGTGGTCGCACCTGGGTCGTTACTTCCAACTGGAAGGCGTCAAGACCTACCAGGACAAGAGAGGCACCCGGGTCGAGATGTTTGCCTGGATGTACATCGGGCTCGGCTTCGGCAATCTGGCTGGGTTGAAGAAGATGGAGTGCTACTCTGCTTCGAGTACCCCGACCTACGAGGACACCGGCTTCGCCGTGGTCCGCCCAAAGGTTGAGGACGATGTCATCCGGAACAACCGAGTCGACACCGGAGACTGGCTGCCGAGGTTCACCGCCTCATAGACGAAGGGGGTGACATGTTTCGTCTATTCAAAACCGGAAACCCAAAGCCTGGGAAGGGTAAGTGGAAGCGCTTGCTTACCCTTCCCGGCAGCCCCTTGCGCCCACGGGTCGGGGGTATTCTGATTCCCACACGAGGTGTCTCCGTTACGTCGATCTTCATAGCGGACAACGTCACAATCATCAACACGTTGATTCGGGCTGACGCCATCCGCGTTGAGTACAAAGGGGAGGAGGCACAGCCCCGGCAGTTACTCCATTTGGTGCGGGAAGTGTCGAGTTTGGTGCCCACGTTGAGTCGGGGGGCAGCCCCAAAACTCGAACTGGAGGAGGTCCCCGCCAAGGAACCTCCAGAAGACTCACCTCCACCGGCGAAGTCGGAGTCGGTTCCTGCCCCCGTGCCAGAGCCGGTGGCGCCTACCCCTCCCAAACCCAAGCCCAAACCCAAGCCCAAACCTGAGCCCAAACCTGAGGCCAAGCCTGAGGCCAAGCCTGAGCCCAAGCCTGAGCCCAAGCCTGAGGCCAAGCCTGAGGCCAAGCCTGAGCCCAAACCTGAATCTGAACCAGGCAAGGGCAAAAAGGGGAAGAAGGGAAAGCGAGCTCGGGACGAGGAGGGGAGATACGCAGGAGACGACCCGGAAACGCCTGATGTGAACGAGGCGTGGGTGGAATCCTCCGAGGAGCAGGCGGATGAGGAGACCCCTATCGTCGCTCCGCCCAAGCCGCCGCATCGGATGAACAAGGCCGACTTGGTCGACTGGCTTGACCAATGCGGTTATGAGCGGGAGGATTTGGAGGCGATGCGGCGCAACGAACTAGTCAAGTTTGGTAGGAGGCTGATGCAGAAAGATGGCTAAGCGGGACGAACCTATCCAGTTGTGGAACCATGGCAATTTTCCTCTCATGGTGAAGGGGGGGATGATCCCCCCTGGTGGGTCCTTTTGGACAACCAGGGGCGAAGCTGCCCGGTACACCACCAAGAAGCTGCAACCGCACCCTCCGGCTGCTGAAGTTGTTGAAGCGCCTGCACGGAAAAAATCGACCCCCCTCCCCGAAGCGGAAGAGCCTGGAAAGAAAGCCCCCTCCAGACAAAGCAAACCCCGAAAGAGAAAAAAGCCCCCGGCGAAAAAGAAGGTTCCCGAGGAGGGGTAAATGTCCACGGATAGCCCCCTCCAGAGCTACGTTGAAGCCGTCAAGGCGACAATGCGGGACCGGCCCGATCTGAACGCCCTTATTGAGGGGGAGGAGCACAAGGATGAAGACCGCGTAAAAGCACTGGAAGAGGCACTCGACTGGTTGAACAGCACCCCCCCGCTTACCGAGTATACTTTCGTGGACTGCCCGTTCCGTAGGTACCTCATCGATTTAAGCATCATCCGTCTTTTGCGCAGCCTGTTGTACTTGTTGGAGCGGAACGCCCTAGAGGTGTCAGACCCTGGGGGAGTGGCGGCGACTAAGACGCAGCGGGACTACATTCGGAGGACCATTCAGGAACTGCGGGCCGAGGTCCTCCCGGAGCTGAAAGAGGCGAAGAAGGCACGAGCATTGATGGACTCCATCGCGTACTCGGGCTCAGTGGGCAGCTCGTACTACGGAAACAATTGGTGATGAAGTGGGCATCAAGGTGGTACGGACAGGACCGGCAATGGTTACCCTCCAGTGGGAAGGCTTGCAGAGCTCCCACCGGCCGATAGAGGTGTACGTGGAACGGGCCGGGTCGTACACGGGGCCCTTCACAGAACTGGCCGGCCCCCTCACGGACCGCAACAACTACCAGGACACTGCGATTAAGAGAGGGGCCCGCTACTACTACCGGCTCCGTGAGGTGGTTGACGGGACCGACACGTACTACCCAACTTCGGGAGGAGTGTCGATTGCTCCGGAAGAGACGTTGGCGATTGCCGAAGTGCGGCGGCTCCTCTATATGGACCTCTACTATGGGAAGGCGTTCGTCTTGTACTACCCGGTGAAGACATTTGGTCAGCGGTGCTCCTGTTATGACGCCACTCGGGGCAGGAAGAATACGAAGTGCCTCGCTTGTTTCGGCAAGGGCTTCGTTGGGGGTTTCTTCAACCCGATAGTGCTACCCATCAAGCACACCCCCAAGCAGGACGAAGGCCCAGAGACCTCCAGGGCTACCGGGCGAAGTCTGCGGGCAATGCTCCCTGGTATTTTTCCCCTGCGTAAGGGGGACGTCTTCGTTGATTCCACGAATGACAGGTTCATTGTGGCGGGGGTGGAGATGCTCCGGTTCGAGGGGGCGTTGGTGAAACACGCTATTACGGCGTCTCCGGTGCCAGCGGACAACATCTTGCACCAACTCCCGGCGGACCTCGGCCTGTTGGAGAAACCGGCAAAGTTGATGGTGGAGCGAGTATCATGAAGGAGAGGAAAAGGGCGCCTTTTACTCGTGGGCAACTGGCGGGGGCGGCAGGAGTGGCAGTGGCGCTTCCGGTTGCTCTTCTACACCTTAAGTACAGGAGTTTGGGCCTGCGACGGCTCAAGATCCTGGTGCGGAAGCGCCTGAAAGAAGGGGCCAAGCTCCCATTGTTGGGGAAGTAAGTGGAACGTACCGGCAAGAACCTGAATCGCTTGAACGTCTTAGGTAGGGACTCCTCCGCGTTGGCCCTGAAGGGGCTCCTCGCCTTCCTCCAAGGCGTGTTCAAGGAGGGGTTCTTTGGGTACAAGTGGGTGGAGGACAGGAACAACACGGACATTATCATCGCTGAAGGGAACGTGGATGGGTCAATCGACCCGGAAGATGTGGAAAAACTGCCGGCGATTTTCGTCCATGAGGGGCCAGCTCAGTGGCAGAGTATGAACGCCGCCGCCATCGCCTTGTGGGAGAGGACTCGGGGGCACAAGCAGCTGAAGTCACCGGAAACTTTCACGTTGGTAGCGCAGGTAGTGGCCGAGGACGTGGACGAAATGAAGGACATCACGGCGACGGTGTTCACCATGATCCCGACGTTCCCTTCCCTGATCGGGAAAAGGACAGGGATTTCTTTTCCCGGGTCCCCTGTAAGGGCGTACGGCTTGACGCAGGCGAAGAGCGGCTCGGCCTACCCCACTGGGATAATTAATTTGCCTTGCTCCGTCATGGTAGGGCTAGATGTTTCGCGAGAAAAGGGATCACTCTTTGACACGCTGCTGAAGAATGTTACAATGACGATTACAGCGGCGTTGCCCGAACCCGAAACCCGCAGAACCAACCGCTTCATCCTTGGCAACACCCCGAAAGACATGCTTGATGTTGTGGTCCACCAGAGACGCTACCGGGGGAATGTCCTTGTAGACGACCCGTTGGCGGACGAGGAAGCCGAAGAGGGTTGCTTGGAACAGCAAACCGAGTTGACGGAGGAATAAACCATGGCTGTGAACAAACTGACTTACGGTGGCGTACAAATCACTTTTGGTATCCAGGCGGCGACGCCCGTGATTACCGCCCCCAGGAAGAATCTCCTCCTGGTAGGCCCAGCCTACTACGTGGTGGAGGCATTCGACAGTGACGGGGCCTTCGACGTAGACGCTTTGTTGTCCGGACCGGCCACCTTGATCGGTAGTACGGCCATGGAGAACCCGGGAGGGCATACCGGCAGCATCTTTGTGAATGGGGCGGAGACACAGGTCTCCTTCGCTGCCGGAACTTGGTCTATCGGCCAGGTGGTGGCCAAACTGAACGCTGATGTCACTGGCATTACAGCGTTCATCGTCAACACGACCTTCCTGGGCATCCGCACCACCCGGACCGGGGCTTCGGCCTCCCTGCGGGTGACGGGGGGCATTGCTGCCGACTTCGGCCTCACGGCGGGGGAGATGACGTACGGGTACGGGTCTTACACAGAACAGCGCATAGAAGCCCCGTTCACCACCTTGCCGGACCCCAGGGGCATCCTGGACCAATGCGTACTGGATGAGTCGTCCATCTCCGTCTATGCCAATATGGCAGGGACGACGTTCACTTTCGACGAGGACACCGCCTTCGAACGCAACGGGTACTACCGCCCCAGCTCCAAGCGCCTGCTCGACGAAAACGCCGTGGCAGTGGTGGTGGGTGGGTACTCCCCATACTCGTGGTCTGCAACCACTCTGCGCCCCTGGGACCCCGAGGGGGGCTTTGTCACCAAGTTCTGGGGGCCGGGGGATGACGCCATCGGCTACGTCCTGGCGACTCCTGTCGATGCCGTCAATGGCTTCAAGGTGCAAGCCAAGGGTGTCCTGGACGCTGTGGACGGGAGCTACCTGACCGGTCAGATCGGTGATTACCACGGCGCCGCGGGCAACAACGTCAACCTCGTCGTGACTGTAGGGGCCGGGCCGGACGCCACCGTGGTGGCGGTAGTTGGAAATCAGATTACGATCACCATCACCGGGACGCAGACCCTGGCCGACGTCATTGCTGCCATCGAGGCGCACGCCGTGGCCAGCGACATGGTCTACGTGGAGCTCCTCACTGGGGCTGCCGGGACTACCGCCGTAACCTTGTGGGACGGCACTGTGGAGCTTTACCTGGGAGGTGGAGAAGACCCCCTCTCCTTCGCTGGAGCGGACGGCACCAACGAGCCCGGTGGTGAGTTCCTGGTCATTGGGGACCATAGCAACAGCATTGCGCCTATTGCTATGGCCACCGGCGATTACATCGACCTGGCCGTAGAGGGAGGCATCCGCACTCGGGTAACCTTCCAGGATGCAGACGACATCGACGATGTGATTACGGCCATCAATGCCGCCTTCCCGGGCATCACCATTGCCGCCAAGGACGGGACTGGGAACTTCCTGGTGCTGACCGGCCCGACCACGGCAGTGGACCTGCTCGGGTTCAAGTCGAGCTTGGTCATTTATGGCTCGAACTGCTTGAACAAGTTGTTCATCAAGGACACCATCCTGGCCGTTGCCACCAAGTTGGGCACTACGGCCACTACCTTGGTAGTCGCCGCCGCTGATGCAGGCGGCGTAGTGGAAGGAGACACCGTCCGTTTGAACGGCGGCACTGCCACTGCCACCATTCTCAGGATAGTGGTGGACGGCACAGACTTGGTGCTCCACCTGGACCAACCTACCACTTCCTTCCTGCCCATCATCGGGGAGGGTATCACCTACCGCGACATCGACATCATTTCGCAGTTGGCCGCTTCCAATTTCACCGGCCATCGTCACCACGGCGCCCCGTACATGGCACAGGTGGACGACCGCCTGTGGGCGCAGGGCACGGTGCAAAGCGTCCTGCTGTCTTCCAACACCACCATTACCACGGTCGGGGACGTAGTAGCGGCGCAGCAGTCGTTCACCTTCGCTGCCCTGGAGACGGGGAGCATCTTCGGGTTGACGGACACCTTCGTGTATTGGTACCTCGAAGCTCGGGGCTGTGAGGACTCAACGGGGGCCACCAAGCCCTTCCCGAGCATCCTCATCGACTCCACCGAGGACCTCATCACGTTGTACAACGACGTCATCGTGGACAGCTACGGCCGATCCCCGGTCAACCCGTCGTACAACCTCTACGCCAGCTACTCAGCGTTGCGCTTGGACATCTCACCGACGTACGCCCGGGACCGCACCAAGATCTCGGGGGCGGCCGATTTGCTAGACAAACTCGACCCGATTGCCCCCTTGGAGAACCCCCTGGGTTGGGCAGCCTACATGGCCATGCTCGCCTCCGGCGGGCTGTACGAATTCTACGTGCTGGGTGTGCCCTCCGACGACGTGGCGGGGTACTTGGCCTGTGTCCCCATCATGGAGAAGTACCCGGACTGGATCATCGTGCCGCTGACGGACGACAGCGTCATCAATCAAGTCCTTGGGTCTTTCATCAGCACCATGGCGCTGCCGGAGAGCCGGCGTGAAGCCGTGACCTTGCTGACGTCGGACATTCCGGACGAGGAGTACTCGACCACGCTGGGGAGCGGGGCCAACTGCCTGGACAACGAGTTGGGGGCGGAGACCACCCTGATCTTCGACCAGTCCCTCTTCTCCTTGGCAGCGGTCCTCACGGCCGGCGGCATCGACCCGGAGACGCTGACCACGGCGGATGGGGTGTACCTCCAGGTTTCAGGGGGCGGGGCCTCCTCGGCGGAGGCGCTGCACAAGTACCTGGTCAGTTCGGTGGACACCGATGCCAACACGGCCCTGGTCATCCTTGTGTTTGGGGCCACGGAGAACACCGATGCGTTCTACAGCACGGAGACCCCGCCGGTAGTTTCCGGTGCGGATGTCTCTCTGTACCAACGAGGGGATGCAATTGACGCCGACGACACGGACGCCATGTTGGAGGCGCTCCAGGCCGAAGCGGCAACGTTCGCCAGTCGGCGTATCTGCCTCTTGCCTTCCGAGTCCGTAGACGTGGATGTCAACGGGGTGACCACCAACGTAGCCAACTACTACGGCGCCGCCGCAGTGGGTGGCTACGCATTGGCCCACAAGGTTGAGTTCCCGTTCTCGGGGTACACCATCCCCGGCTTGTTGCACGCGTACGGGACGGACGACCTGTTCCCCGACCTGGACCGCATTACCGGGCTGTTCTTCCTTATGAATGGGGACGCAGAGGGGACGGTGGAGGTCTGTCGACAGTTCACCACGGACACTTCGGCGGTGAAGAACTCCGAGTTCTCAGTCACTTCGCAGTTGGACTCTTTGGCCCTCCGGGTCAGGAGCGCCCTGCGCAACTGGCGTAAGAAGAACACGGGGGACGCTACCCTGGGTGCGCAGAATACGGAGGTCGCAGCGGCCATTGAAGCGTGGGCGACCGCCAGGGAGGGGGTATCGGGGAGGATTGAGGACTTGAGCAACCACGCCACCCTCATCAACGTGCACAACATTATTCTAGAGGCGAACGTGTTCATTCCGCTGGGCGGAGTGTTCGTGTACATCATTGCATAGGGAGGACACAACATGGCGCGACAGGATAGCTGGAACCCGCTGACCAAGACGGTGCAAGGCGGGATGAAAGAAGGCAAGCACGCCTCGGCAACGTTCACGTTGCTGGGCTCCGGGCCACCGCACTTGGCGGACATCACGGACAACAGCAATATTGCCGACTCCGTGTTCCCCATTGGGCTGGCGCAGGACTTCTCCTGGGGGCAAACGAAGGGGGTGGCCCGCTTCTACGAGATCGGCTCGAAGCGCAGCTACGTAGTTTTCGGCCACACGGCCGGAGGGGTGACTCTCACGGATGTGTACTACTCCGGACCCAATATCATGAGGAAGCTGTTCGCCGTGTGGCAAGATAAGGACAGTCAGCAACTGTTCACCACCACTTCACAGACGGCGGAGCCGAATCCGGCGTACGGGTTACCGACTATCGCCCCGGGGTACAACAACTACCTCTACAATCTCGAGTCGGACTTCTTCGATCGGTGCTTCGGGTTGTTCATGCAAATCTATGACAACCTAGGGAACCTGCTGGTGAAGTCCTACTTCGAGGAGGCCGTGACACCGTCCTACAACTTGGGTTTCAATGCCCAGGGCGTCATCATTCAGGAGTCGGTGACTATCGACTATGAGCGGGTGATGCCGGTGGATGGAGTTGACTACGAAGACTTGATGCAGGGTATCCTGGACACTCCCTACTAGGGCCCCCGCAGCATTGAGGAAATAGTAGGAACTCCGTACATCGCGGCAACAGCGCTCCCCTTGTGCTCCAACCAAATGATAAACTCTTCCGGCCCTACCGCCAGGTAGTGGGTAGTGTCGCCTCTTCTTCCCTTCTCAGTGACTGCAACGTCCCTACCTCGGCAGGTAAAAGTCAGCCCCTTAGGCAGCCCGAAAGCAGCCCCGTAAAAAGCCCCGGGAATAGCAGCCAGTGAAGGTTGGGGCACATCCTCAAATACCTCGGAGGAGAACCGGGAGGGGGTCTTCAGTACCACAGTGTTGGCATGAACGTTCTCCTTCTGGAATAGCGCCAATACTCGCTGGGGGGAGAAGGCTTCCCGCTTCTCCGGCGGCATCTCCACGGTCAGCAAGCCGTCTTCAATGGTGAGAGTGACGAACCCCCAGTGCTCCAGGAAGTATATAAGGGCGACGACGTTATGGTCGTCTTCCTGGTAGAACTTCAGTAAAGTACCGGACTTGAGGGCTTGAAGCAGGGGGATCATTTTTTGTTTCCACGTTGCACAATCATGGCCTTAGTGTTGCCCAAAGTGGTGGCACAACTGAACGCAATGCGCAGCGCCGTCAGGGGGACCAGGGCCGGTTCCCAAATCTTCGTTTTGTCTAAGTTCGCGAACTGCATGGTGCTGATGTCGACGCCCCAATTGGGCCGCTTTTCGCGTAGGAAGCGCCCCATCATATCAAAGGTGTCGTGTCCGGGTTCCCCGCCTTCCAAGGCGTTGGCGATGAGCAACTCCACTGGGCGGGTTACGGTCTTCAAAAAGATTTCCTTGGCCCGTACGTCGTTCAGCCCTTTGGGTTCGATGCCCCTGACTGCCTGAAGCATGACTTTGAAGGCGCAGCACCCGCCGGGGAGGATGCCCCCCCGTAGGGCCGCCATGCAGGCGGAGATACCATCCTCGACCAAGAAGCGGTGGGCTGCCTTCTCTGCGTTGTTGTACCCAGGTACGAATACCGACCCTACGCCGCCCGCTAGTTGCGCAATTCGTTCTTGGTACCTCTTACGCTCGTGGGGGTTGTCTTCTGCCGCCTGTTTGAGGCTGGCGATGTGGGCCTCCACTACTTCCTCTTCTCCGCCAGCGTCGAAGAGCACCGTGCGTTTGTCCGAGATGAGGACCCGTCCGGCTTTCCCCAGGTGCTCCATGACGTCGTTGGGGGTAAACTCCCGGATGTCCTTGCCGTGATTGGTGGCGAACAGCCTCCCGCCGGTGGCGAGGGCGATGTCCTCCAGCATGCGCAAGCGGCGCTCTCCCGACCCCGGCGCCCGGATGGCGCAGGAGTGGACCCGGCCCTGCTTTCGGTTAATGATCATCATCCCCAGGGCGTTGCCGACTATATCGGGCGCAATCAGCAATAGGGGTTGGCCGATGTGGTCTACGGTTTGCAGGATGGGTAAGACTTCCTCCGCTTCAGCCAGGGTGTCGGCGCTGACAAACACCAGGCACGCCTCATCTGGTTGGCCCCCAAAGTCAATCTTGCCGGCCTGGTCATCCTGGACCAGGAAATGCGAGGAGGCGTACCCCCGGTCGAATATCATCCCTTGGGTGACTTCGTAGTACGGCTCGCCGGAAGGGGAGTCTTGGAAGGCTACCACACCATCCCTCCCCACGGCATGAACCGCTTCGGCCACAAGCGTGCTGAGGACCTCGTCACCGTTGCAGGCGATAGTCGCGACCGCTTTCAGGGTGCCCAGTTTGTTCTCGATAGTGACGATGCGCTCCTTCACCGCGTCCGTGGCTACATTAAAGTACCTACGCAGGTGCGCTAGAGTTTCCCTGTAGTCCCGCCCTGTCAATTGGAGCAGCTGCCGAGCTAACTCCACTGCCAGGATGACTGTAGTGGTGGTCCCATCCCCGATGAGGTTGTTCATTTCCATAGCCGCTCCGACTACGGTTTGAATGGCCGAGTTTTCGACGGGGTCTTCCGACCACACATGGCGGGCTACGTTAACACCATCCTTGGTGTAGGTGGGTTGCCCAAGCTTCATTTGCAGACCGACAAACTGACCGGCGGGGCCGAGTGTGGTTTGCACCGTGCGGGACAGCAGGTCCAGGCCTGCAACCATGCGGTCTTTCGGTTCGAGAACGACAGCGACATCGGTAAGCTTTTCAATCTTCATGGGTGCTTGCGACCTCCTCGAGTTTGGCAATCAAGTAACTGTAGCGAATAGCGAAACGTGTCTCCCCTTCTCGGCTGCGGATGCGGATTCCTCCTACCAGGGAGGCCAACACAACATCTCCGGCGGAGACCGGCAGCTCCTCCCAACCCTCCGGCCCGAAGATTTTGCCGGCGGAGACCACCCTCATGGTGACGGCAAGGGCCTCCATGAACTTCGTCTCATCCGGCATTTCCAGGGTGATTCCAGCCTGAGGAATGTACCGTTCGACAATGACCCAATCGTAGAGAGCTTGCATCCTTCCTCCCTTGTCCACTCATATAACAACTGCCACGTACGAATGTCAAGAAAGTTGTTAAACATTTCCCTTTACAGGAAGTTCCAAGCAAGCTATATTACCCCCGTGACAGACCTTAAGGAGGAGGCGTAAATGGCTGAAAAACACAAAGTACCGAAGAAGCCGAAAAGGAAGAAGAGAAAAACCCCCAGCGTCGATCCCACCAAGATGAGGGTGCTCCCGGGAGGGAGGGCAGGGCCCCCTGGAGGCCCTCCGGGAGCACCTGTGCAGGAATCGCGGGAAGCGCGCACGCTGAAGATGCTGGCGCTGCGTAACTTGGCTCGGGAGTTTGAGGGCAAGCCCCTGTACTTCCTGCCGGTAGACACCAACCCGTTGGCGGTGATGGGCCTCCTCCAAGCGACGCCGGCGGAGGAGGGGCTCAACCAGCAGACGAACATTCCCTGGTCGGTACTTGAGACATTCCTCCCATTGCCTCTTCTGGACGTGCCCGGGCGGACGGGGATGTACTACCTTGTCGAAGTTGTCGGGAGGACCGCTGAGCGGGTGACGTTGACCTTCACTCGTAAGGACATCATTGACGAGTCCAAGATCCCCAAGCCTCCGCCGCAGAAAGCGCCTGAGGTGCCTGAGGAACCAAAGGAAAAGAAGGAGTAACCATGCCAGACGACCAAGGAATTTTCCCCGGGCCGGACGAGCAGGAACAATTGAACCAGTTGGCTGCCGAGGAAGAGGAGGAGGAGCCGTTTGCTGAAGGGGAGGCGGCAATCTCCGGGTTCTCCTTGCAGGCGGAGACTGGTTTCAATTGGCGGGAGTTGGGCGGGTTGAAGCAGGCAGTGGAGTCCCGGTTGGAGCCCCTAGACTTCGGCGACGTCCTGACCGGGGCGGCCACTCAGGTAGTCGCTATCGTTCCCGGCAAGTTGGACGTCACCTACCGAATGTCTTCTACCGGGCATCGAGGGGCCATCGTGACCGCCATGCAGGAGAAGTTCGGGCATGCCGGTGTTATGTCTCCGGAGGGAGCATTCCACCAGCAAATCTTCCGCCTCTGTTGTGGCTTGGCTGCAATTGCGGAGGGGGAACTCCCCGACCCATTGCCGGACAAGCTCAAGCAGCAGTTCAGCAAGAACGTTCTGGACGGAAACATCAAGGCTATTTTGTCCTTGCCGGACCCGGTCTTCTGGCTGGTGTGGTTCAACTTCACCTGGTTCGAAGTTCGTGTGCAGGAGACATTGACTTTGGAGGCTTTAAAAAATGGGTAAACACTCCCATGGGATGGGCCAGGCTCCAACTCTTCTTTGAGAAGACGTCGTTGCCTGCCCATGGGAGTGAGGCGGAACTACCCATGCTCCTGTACGTGATGGAGCGGAACAACATCTACCGCAGGTTGTTGTTCATGTTTGCCTCGCTGCTAGGAGGGAAGGATAGAGCTCGTGGGTTGGGGGACCACATTGATGAGGTCCTCCACCTTGTGGACGAAAAGGAGATTGGAGCTAAGTTGAGGCAGCAACGGAAACTTTTCGGTGCTTGGACCGAACAAGACCCATTTGAAGTACATAAGTTGCCGACATTGGATGAACTAATGCGGGCAGCTCGTCAACGGGAACGGGCTCAACGAAGTCGCTACGGCGGCAAACTTAAGGGATTAAAGGACTCAATGCTCCCGGAGGGGATATGAGACTTTTCGTTAGCAGAATCAGGAATGAGCTGGAGCTTGAGACTGGGAGGTACCTGAACATTTTGGTTATTTCCGACGGGGAGACAGAGGTGGACGTTCCTGTTGCAGATGATGTCTTTGAGCACGTAATGGTTACGTTCCGGGAAGGGATGGGCAATATATCCAATCCAGCCAACGACCGCCAACGCCCAGCTAAACCGGAAGTAGGAGAACTACCCGGCTCCGACCTGTCCATCCCTGATTTGGGTTCTTTGGCCCAGGAAGACGAAGGGCGGGAAGATGGCGAGGAGTGGATAATTTCCGAGGAGGAGAAAGATGGTTGATCGCACCGAGAGAGACGGATTTAACGTAGTCAGCGTCACGGAGGTCCGTATTTACTCCGCGAGCTATGTTGACGGCGTTGGGAAGATGCAGGTGATGCCGGTGGCCGTTATTGACGGCGAAGTGGCGAAGTTCAAGGATGATCAGTTGGTTATCGACCGCCGCGCCACCCCTGAATTCATCGTTGAAGGAGTGAAGGCCCATGTCGAAGCCCTCTCCGAAGAAGGCGACGAGGAAGTGTAAAAAGGCCGTCTTTGTCGGGCTGCGCGTTACGGCGGACACCGACAGGTTCCTCAAAGAGATCGCCACTCGGGCAGGTACATCCAAGTCGGGTGCTATCCGAGGGTTGATCAAGGGAGTGATGGGAGTACTGCTGCGGAGAGCCCATGCGCGTCGACAAAAAGAGGCGGGGGCGGGGAATCCATGAGGTTCTGGGGGTAGTCGCCGCTGCTTTTGCTTGGGGCGCTACCGAAATCCATGTCCTGCCGGATAAGTTTCAACTTGAGTTGAGAGCAACGCCTGCGAAGGACACTGTGCGTTCCTTGGAGGACCTCTTGGGGCTGCGGGAGATCACCGCCGTCCGCCTCACCAAGGAGGCGGTCGAGGACCTACAGGGAGTATTTGCCTTTTGCGCCGACCGCGGCTACTTCCTCGTCCGGATCTATGTGCGCAATGTGCCCAGCTTGTTCCAATGGGCGGGGCTCCGCCCGGCGGCTACCTTGATGGGTGTTCCCGTTGCCCCCTCTGACCAGTTGGAAAGGGGGAGCATCGTTTTCGCTTTGTCCAAGGTCCCGTACGGCCCGCTCAGTACGGTGAATTTCCTATTGAAGGGGGAGTACTATGAGGGATAAAGTGGCAACATTGCGTAGAGCGCTGAAGAAGCTCAACGTGAGCGGTTTGCGGGTGCTCTACAATGAGAAGCGCAGAATTGTCAAGTTGGAAATGGACCGGATCGACCGGATACCCGGCGGCGTGGTAATGGCCGGCACCATGTCCCGAAAAGGGAAAAAGCTGATGATTGTCATCCCCTTTGACCGGTTGGACCTGGCTATCCAAGGGACGGCCCGCCCCCCCGGGAAGTACCGCACCCGCCGAATCGACATGGGTGGGGGCCGCTTCGTCCTGGGCGAGTTTGTTGAGCTGAGGACAGTCGGCGTCGAAGTCGAAGGCTGCTTTACCCTGGACTACTTGACTGCCGACGGAGCCACCCGAGTGGCCGGCACCGTGCCCATCAAAGAAGGGGAGGTGTGATGGTTTCGCCAATTCCTCGAGTTATGATACAGCTGGTATTCGGGAGGGATGAGGACCGGGCCTACCCGTTGGTGGATTTGACCTTTTGGAGCGGGCACGACGTCATGCAGCAAACGGAGCTTACCACCAGCAGCTACGGGGTGTGCACCAAGTGCCACGGTGCCGTGGTTGACTACGTTTGCGTATGCTGCTACGAGACCTTCCACCCGGCGACGGATGAAGAAGAGGCGTGGGAGGGGTTGTTGATTACCGGGGGCAAGCGGTATGTAGCCTCCGAGCTCGCCCGCATCTGGGAGACCATCGCTGAAAAGACCGGAAGGGCGTCCGACGTCTCCTCTATGTACTTGCCGTTCAACGTCAGGGAAGAAGAGGAGATGATGGAGGCGGCCCGCCGGCACCCGGACGAGCTCATGGAGATGGGGTCATATCGGGTGTACGAAGCGGACCAGATCGAGCGGGACTTGCAGGGGCGGTCCCTTTCTTCTCTGTTCGAAATGTTCTTGGAGCTTTAGTGGATCGCCGCCAATTACGGACTTTGCTGGCCGAAGTTCAGAAAGCTCAGGAGAAGGCTCAGCTGTATCAGCTGCTGATCAACTACCTGGGGGAGCTGTCTGATGGGATGGGGGGGCCCGAGGCGGAGGCTTCCTTCCTTGGCCGGGAAGTCATCCAAGAGGTCATCCTGGAGTTGCGGGACCGCAAAGAGCTCCTCGCTGAGGTGGCACTTTCCGGGTCCGAGCCTCGCCGTAAAACCCCCCGTAGGAGGGCGGCGAAGTCTCCCCCCAAGAAACCTCCGGAAGGGGGCAGAAAACCTCCCCCCAAGAAGTAAGCCCAAGAAGATGGACACCCCTCCCTATTTCCGCTACACTTAGCCTAAGAGTGCGCCCGCCGGGGAGAAGGCATGGTAGACATCCTCACTCAGCAACAGGTAATAGCGGCCCAACGGGCAGCGATGATGCAGGCCCGCCAGTTCAATATGATGGCGGCCGGCCAGGCCCGGTATGGGGGGCAGATGGGCCCTTACGCCGGGTCCTACCCGGGGGGTATGCCTGCTGGTGAGATGGTCAACCCGCTGGCTCCCACCCCGGCCAATGTAGGCACCACCGCAGGAGTTGCGGCAGGAGCTGCCGGTGCTGCCGGCGTAGGGATGCTGGGGTGGGCCTCCATGGCCATGGGGATGCACCGTATGGGGACGGCGCCGAGGATCGCCGCCAGCGTTTTCGACCCCCTGACTATGGGACTGCACGGTTGGACTAGGGGGTTACAGGGGGTCATGCGGGGCGCCGGGATGCCGGTCAAGGCCGGTTTCTGGAACACGATCAGGGACCTCCCCAGCCTGTATGCTCGTCGAGGCCCCATGGGCATCGCCCGTGGGGTCCTGGGCGGAGCTATAGGTGCCGCAGCGTTTGCCGCTCCGACCATTGCCGGCTTAGCCGGGGTGAACTGGGCCGGGCAGCAGATCGGCGTGGGCGCCGGGCAGTACGGGCACACAGCAGACATTATCCAGGCCATTCGCCCCCATATCGGCATGCGCGGTTCGTTCGGGGCGCAAGACTTCGGCGGCGTCCGTAATGTCATGATGGACTATGCTCACAGGGGTCAGGACACGTCCGGGAGGTTCCGGGACGCTTCTCAACTCCTGTACGCCACAGGGATCGGGCAGGAGTATCGAGGCGCTGGGACTGCTAAGGAATTCTCAGCTAAGTTCCGGAAGTTGTTGGACGAGACAAAAACCGTAGCGGGCGTACTCCGTACCAGTTTGGCCGATGCCTACGCTACGATGAAGCAAACTGCGGGGATGGGCTTCTTCAAGACCGGCGACCAGGCGGCGTATGTCACCGGTACTCACTTTCGAGCGGCGGGGACCGGGATAGACTCGGCCACTCTCATGCAGGTGGGGTTGGCCGGCAGCCAACAGGCCTCCATGTTCGGTACTCGCCGAGCGACAGGGGCGCTGCAAGCGACGCAGTTAGCTACCGGAATAGCCCAAGCAGCTCGTTCCGGGCTGATCTCGGGGGAACGAGTTCAGGAAATCACGGGCATGTCCGTCTCGCAGGGCGCCCCCAACCTGGCCATGCGGATGATGCAGGCCGCCCCCTTGGCGCTGCAAAGCGAGCTGGGGCAGACCGTCATGGCTGCCTTGATGGATCGCAGTGGGGGCCTGGACACTGCCCGCATGGCGCAGTTTCGCAGCGGCGGGCTGAACTGGAAAGACCTCCGAAAAATGGCCCGAAAGAACTTGTCTCGAAAGGGTTTCTTGTCCTCCTTCGCTGCCAACCAGTCAAACTTGATGGGGCAGATGATGGGCTCCATGGACCCGTCCGAGCTGGTCCAGCGGATGGGGGGTGTGTACGCCCAGCAGGCAGGAACCGACCCGGTCACTGGGATGCGTGCCCTCACCGGTCTCGGGCAAGAGGAAGTATCCATGCTGCGCCAGGTCACCACCAACCTTGGGGAGCTGGGACGGTCAAGCCTCCAGGAGGGCCTGGTGCGCCAAATGGGGCAGCTCAAAGAGCAGGTTCGCGGCCAGGTGATGAGCCCGGGGATGATCGTGGGGCGGATACGTAAGCAGTTACTGGGCCCCCTCGAAAAGAGACTTCAGGACTTCGGGGCACAGCTCAACCAGCGAGTGACGGGTTACATTAACAAGTACCTCGACCAGATGATCAACACTCAGACGTCCTACGTCTCTAAGTCCTTCGACGACGTCATGAATCGGGCCATGCGGGGCTTACCCACTGGGAACTTCTGGCGGGGGATGCAGGCAACCATTAGCGGCAGCCCTGCCGCTGCTGCTGCTTTCGCCTCACCGATGGGGCTGCCTTCTTTAAGTGGTGAGTTCGGGAGTGGCGGTCTGATGGGGTCCTTGCTCCCTCCGGATGCCTTAGCGGGAGCTTTCGGCGGCCCCACGATGACAGGAGCGCAGTCTACTATGAGTACGGCCCTCATGGGCGAGTTTGGGCTGGGCGGCGGCGGAGGGGGTCTGGTTGCCGGTGGGCAGTTTGCTACGTCGGTCGATCCCATGTTCGCATTTGCCGCTACTCCCTCTGAGTACGCTGCCGTGGGAGGCATGGCCGAACCGCAGTACTCATTCGGGGGGAAGCTGTGGGAAGGAATGACTGAGGCTGGGGCGGCTATTGGGGGCTTTGCCGGGGGCGCGGTCGGGGGGGACGTGGGAGAGTGGGCCGGGTCGGGGTTGGGGCGAGTGGGGGCACTAGGGGCTCATCCTGTGTACGGGAGGGCGGTACGGGGCGCCTTTGGGCGGGCAGGGGCAGTTGTCGGTCGGGGGCTTACGCCCATGCGTTACTTCAAAGGCGGTCGGTTCATGGGCGGAGGCGCTCGGGCAGCTAAAGGTGGGCAATGGGCCTTCCGAGGGTTGGCGGGCGAGCGGGGAATTTTGGCCCCCTTCCTGCAAGGCTCCAGGTACGGAGGAGGCGGTATCGGGGCCAGCCTTCGTGGTGGGATGGGAGAAGTCGGGAAGTGGGCAAAGGGGACTGGGGCGTACCGAGGGGGTAGGGCAGTGCTCAGGGGGGCGGGGAAGCTCCCCGTAGTGGGTACGGCATTGGACGTCGGGAAGATGGGCCTCGGCATGGGGAAGGCGGGGATGGGAGTAGGTGGCGGAGCTATGGCCCTTGGGCGGGGGTTGCTCAAGTGGGGAGGCGTCGCCGCCGTGGGGCTCACGACGGCTGCGGATCTGTACGCCTACCACCAGCGGCACGCTGCATTTGAGGAGGCCCTCGGCTCCAGGTCCGGAATGGAGGCGGTCATCGCCCAAATGTCAAGGACTGGGTATAACCTCAGGCAGGCGGACGAAGATGTTTCGGGCTTCTTGGGCCAGTTCAACCTATCCGGGAGAAAGGTGGGATTGCGGCGGGCCGGGTTTACCGACTATGCCAAGATGGCTGCCTACTCGGCGTTGTTGTCCCCCGGCGAGTTGATAGGGGGGCAGGATTTCAGGGAAACGCTTATGCAGGGTTTGGACATAGCACGCCCGGGGGAGATGGAGGGAATGCAGAAGTTCGCGGTAGGAGGCGAAACCTACTACGCTTTCTCTGACGACGACGACTCATTCCAGAAAGTCAAGAACGCAGTGCGGGGAATGGGCACCATAGCGCCCCCCGCTACAGCGGGGAAGCCGCCGTGGTGGTTGGGGGGATTCACCAAGGAGGCCGGAGTTGCAGCAAGAACGGCAGCGGTTGATCAGGAAGTTGCCATATCTCACCGACGGGTCAGCGACCAAGAACTGGCCCGTACTTCGCGAGATTTGGGTGTGGATGTATACCATTCTTCCGCTGAGGTGATACTGTACCAGGACATCGCTATGTCTCGCAGTGATCATGACGTCATCAAGCAGTTCCTGGTCGACGCTCGAGCGGGCAATGCGGGCGCAATGTCTCGAATGAAGGGGTACTTGGAAGGGTCTCCTCAGATGATCAAGTTAGCACAGACGTTGGCAGGCACCCCCGACTGGAAAGCAGCGCACTGGGAGGCTTTTGAGAAGCTGGAACTCCTCTCCGGAGGCAAGCTACAGGCCCCCTCGGGGTACGCCCCCGCCCAGGACCTCACGGACATTCCGGACTTGCCTAGATGGGCGCAGAGCCTTAAGGGACATGCGGCCGCTCAGTTCGGGCAGGGCTTCAGGCGTGGGACCGGCGCTCCCCCCACCAAAGCCGACACCTACCACGCCACGATGCGCAAGCTGGGAGCCCCGGAAGGGATAACTGCTGAAGAGATAGTGGGTGCCCGGGGATTCACCCGGGAGGCCCTCGCTCGGGGGATGTTGCAGGAAATGTCTCTCGTTGTCGACCCCAGCAAAGCCCGTCGGGGGAGCCGAGGCAGTGTTGGCGAGCATGCCCTGGAGCAGCAAATCAAAAAGGCGTGGGACCCGTTGGCTATCTCCCGTTCCGGGTTCCGGCGTAAACTGTCGGCCCTGGGTGACGAGATCATGCGGATGAAGGGGGCCGAAGTAGCTGGGAAGCCGGTGGACGACCGCACCTATCGGGCAATGATGAAAGAGATGGCGATGTACACTACTAAAGAGGTCACCCGGGGGGTGATGAGCCCCCTGTTCGAGGGGGACCCCCAGTACGGGGGCATGGTTCGGGGAACTGCCGGCCTGAGAGCTTCGCGATTGCACGGGCTGGCCGAACTGGGGAAGGTCGCTGAGTACTACAAGGTGGAAGACCGCTGGTATGAGCAGGCAGGGACCATCAAGGAGAGGTGGAAGAAAAATAAGATGAGGGATCAGCTGCGATACATCCTCCCGGCCGGGAACATCCGGGGCGCCCTGGAGAAGTACATAGATGAGTTCCCCGCTGCTCTCAGCGCGGGAAAAGAGGCCCTGACGAAGAGCTTGTCCCAGGACGTCCTGGCGCAAATTGACCAAGCGGGAGCGTCGGAGTTGGAGGAGCTCTCCCGGATCTTCGCGTCCGACCCCCTGCTCAGTGCTCAGTTTGGGAGGTACACCAACCAGATGCTCGCCATTGAGACCGGGTGGACTCGGCGACGGAAACCAAAGGCCGTGCTGGAGAGGTTTGAGGGGATGGCCGGTATGGCTGTATGGGGTGACCTCAAGAAGTGGGAACGGGACGTCATGAAGGGCGGAGGGAGGCTTTGGACGGTCCAGGCGAAGATCGCTGAGGAGTTACAGAAGTCATACCGCTTCGAGGGGTCCCGCGGAGAGGGCCTTACAAAGGCCCACGAAATTGCCGGGATGATGATCAAGGCCATGGGGGCCAAGACCAGCGATGAGCAGCGCAAGCAGGCTCGTTCGGTGGCGGCCGCCTTGCGCAAGTTCACTCGGCACCCCATGGGTGCGGGGGTGGCCGGAGAGCAGGGGGAAGTGGGGGACCTCGGCAAGTTGATTGCTATGTTGGAGAGCTCCGAAGCTGAGAAGGGGAAGCTCATCGACCTCTTCAAGGACGGGACTGCTCAATTCACCATGTCCCAGGCGGGGATGGAATCGCTGGGGAAGGAGTTGGCCGCAGCGTTGAAGGCGGGGGGCAGAGGCGGGGGTCTCCACATCTCTTTGGGGGGAGCTCCCAGTAAAGACAACCAAGACGCAGAGGGGGCCGGCCACTGATGCAGGTGATGAACACAGCCGGTGCTCCCAGCTCTTTCGCCCTGCAAAATTTCGGGGTGACGATGACGTTCACCGACAAGGCCTACATGGAACCGGAAGATTTTCTTACCCTCCTGATGAAGGCTGTCATCTTTGAGCGAAGAACAGGTGAAATCGGGTATCCTCTACTGGAAGAGGCAACCTGGGAAGTGATGATGGAGTACTGAATATGGCCCTGAAGAAGCTGGACTACGGCGTAACGATGTACGAGTCCTCAGTGCAGACTGATGCGGACGCTGCCTCTTTTCAGGGTCCCCGGTACGGGGGGTTGGGGCGAGGGCCGGTGGGCGCCAAGCTCACCGGGGATGTAGTTCCCAAGCCCGGCGCCGCTAAAGCCAAAGGAGCAGCCGCAATTTCTCAATATGGAGGCGACGGGGCCTCCCGGAAGAACATGGGGATCACCTCCCCGTTTTCACAGTCGTCGCTGTATATCCGACCCCGGTACGGCACCCGTATCCGCCCCGTGCAGGATATAGCGGCCATCTACATACGGAGTATGTTTGCCACGGACGGGAAGTTCGAACGAGAGTTCCTCTCCCGGGACTTCTCCGTACAGGGGATCGCGTACCAACGAACAGACCTGCACGAGGTGTACTCAACCTTCCCAGCCAACGTCTTCGCCAATTTCCGTTCTTCAGCACCCATCATGGTGGCCTTCTCCTGCAAAATTCTCAATGCCTTGGACTTCGAGTGGGAGAAGGCTTGGAACAACTACCGGAACGGGCGGTACCTCAATCCCCGATGGTTGGCAGCCAACAGCAAAATTCTCGAGATTCGCGTGGACGGGTTGATCTACGTGGGTTACATCATCTCGGACTCGATCCAGAAAACCATAGAAATGGAGGGGGGCCCCTCACTCACGTTCCAATTCCTGTGTTTGCAGTTCTACCATGCCGCAGTGATGTACGAGCAGAACATCAGCCAGCTGAACTTGACCGAGTCCTACTACGTGGACGCCGACTTTCGCCAGTTCACAACCAGGTACCTGACCTCGGCGGAGGTGCAAAAGGATCTCCCACCGGAATACCGAGCTTACTGGCGGAACTACGTGGGGTGGGTTCAAGACGACAAGGACTTGAAAAAGGCGGAAGAGGAGACCTTCTTGAAGAAGTTCTGGAAGGGCATCAAGGACTACGTTGCGGACCCACAGAAAGCCATGGTGCTCGTGCAAGCCCTTGCCAGTGGGGACGGGGGAGTCATCGCTTCGGCATTAGGCAATCTGGGGTCCGGGGCGCTCGAGGCTGGGCTGCTCTCAGGGGCGCAGGGCACGCCCTTTTCGGGCATGGTGAATGCCATGCTGGAAAACGGCATGGCCAAGAAAATGGTGACCAGTTTGTTCCGAGAGGACTGGGGGACTGCCCTTTACACCTTCACGGGCATGTCGCAGAACGTGCTTCAAAGTACCTCTGCGGTGACACTGGACAACAAGTTGATGTCAGGGAAGGCGGTGAAGTCATGGGGTGGGGCCACTATCGGCATGGGGGCCTGGAGCCAACGGCAGTACTACGGGGCGAAGCGGAAAAACAAGACCGCCGCTGGGTGGGGGAGTGGGGCCAGCACTACCCAAGCGAGCACCAGTGGGGCTTCCGGCCCGGCTTGGGGAGCAACTCAGAACACTCCGTCAGCTCCTGCGTAGGGGAAAGATGGCACTGCATGCAGCAAAACGGCAAGAAGTCAAATGTTTTGTAGAGGGCGTGGAGTTCCCCATGGTCTCAGCCCGAGGGGTATACGCCACCGCCACTGGCGCCCCCTTGGCCATGCAGATCCAGTTGGTGACTGGGGGAGACCCCCGCTTCCTGGGCCGGTCGTACATTCAGCTGTACTACTACGACTCCCTGGAATACCCGGACGGCATTGTGGCCTTCGAAGGGGAGATGATGGGCTACCGGTTCTACGCCACGCAGGGGGCAGGCTCTTCCGTGCTCAGTTGTGCGTCGTCTCAGTCCTACCAGGCCAAGATGCTACTGAATATCCTCTCTCAGCGGTCCCGGGACTACCGGGAGGAGAACGACACAGAGCTCAAACAAACTGCTACCAAGGTCGGGGAGAAGTATGCCTCGTTCTCCGGAGGCATCACCATCCCCGAGTACGAGACGGTGCAGCAGGCGCTGTTCACCCGGCCGATTACGCAAAACTTGGACGGGGTGTTGGGCGGCCTCATCCACTTGATGGAGTTGTTCACCGGCATCCAGAAGGGGAAAAAGCGCCTGCGACCTATGGACAACTTCATCGGCATGGCTGAGTACCGGTTGAACTTACTTCAGCGCATTGTGGCTCCGGAAGGAGACACTACAATAGAGAGGCTGATGCGCCTACCGTCCACCAAGAAGTTCTTGAAGAAACTTCTGAAAGGGTTTCGGGGGGAGCAGCCGTTGTCGTACGCCGCCCTCAAGCAGGCGTTGTTGCGGCGGCTCCATTACCAATCAGTGGTCTCCTGCGCCTCAAAGTATACCCCCGCTCGTGAGGTCCAAAAGACCGTAACTGCCTACAAAGGACTGAAGGGCCTCCAGAAGTACCAGGACTTCGTGGCTTTCCTTGAGGCCTTACGCAAGGAAATGATCAAGCAGAGGGCCCACGACATCTTCCTGGCGTGGGACCTCAGCGGGAAGATGTCCACAGTTTCAGACATACAGGTGTTCCTTTACACCGCCCTCCACACCTTGACTGCTCAGTACCTCTCCGGGATGGTAGCGTTAAATCCCACGACGCCGGCGGGGGAGACCTACGACGCCAAGTTGAAGGCCCAACGGAAGTCCCAAACAGACCGGTTGCACTCGCTGACGGCGGAAGTCAGGAGCAGCTTGTCCCACGTCGTTACTGACCTGCATAGGTGGAATGAGTCCCTGCCTTATTCGGGTACGGACAAGGTGCTTTTCGCAAAGGACAACCGAGCGGCATGGAACTTAACCCTGGGGCGGGTCAAGAAGGCCATTGCCGACCTCAAGAAGTGGCTGTCGTTCATTGGGCATGGCGCCCCCTCCGGGACGTTCAAAAGGACAGTGGAGCTCGTTGACAGGTACCACGAGGAGATCCTCCTCCCCGACTTGTGGTTCGGAATCCCTCCGGCGTGCAATCTGTTCATGGAGTCCATGTACACCTCGTTTACCTCCGGGAGGAACTACTCTGCCGAGCCTACCCGGTTGCTCCTCATCGGCCCGAAGGTGGGGTTTGAAGGAGTGTACATCCGCTCCCAGGGGAAAACCATGGTGGTGGCTCCCAACCTTCAAGGCAACCAGGGCAAGAGAATTCTCGAGGATACCTTGAAGGGGAAGTACACTTTACTCCCCCATGAGATTTTCATGGGCCCGCAGCCGGTGGCTTTGCCCATTACCCAGGCGTTGGGGTTGGCTGAGTTCGAAGCCAGCAGCGGAACTTCGACGAACGATAAGTATGAAGGTATCGGATTGGGTGCCCCCCCGGATTTGCAGGAGTTGTTGGATAAGTCCCCCCTCTCTCGAGGCTTCCCCTTCCTCCAACGAGTGGCCCATGCCTCGTTCATGACTCAGTACTTCGGCATCCGCACTGCTTCCTTGGTGGGGGACTTCTATCCCCGCTTCATTGCTGGACTGCCGGTGGCTATTGAAATCCGCAACACAGTCAGCGACGACAAGGTCACCAACTCCTTGGTAGTGGGGCAGATTAGGCAGATTGACTTGGCAATCACCCCCAAGACAATAGGGATGACCACGCACGTGACACACGTACGCTCATACGAGGAGTGGCGGGACATCGGGGTCTACCTGAGGATGTACAAGCGGGACCCGTACGCCTCTGCTGCGGCGAAGTGGCGGGGGAGTCGTAACAAGCTGGTGGCGTCCATTGAGAAAGGAACGGTGTTGGCTCCCGATACGCAGCAAGAGACGTTGTCGGTCCTTCAGGACATTTATGCTGAGGCCACAGCCAAAGCTGCGGTAGAGACGGACAGAAAAAAGAAAGATCGATTGGTTGCCTTGGGGAACAAAGCGCACCAGGCGCAAGTAGCTGGGACAGCCACGGTCCGGGCGCAAGAAGCCCTGACTGAGATCAGCGTTGCTGGGACGGGGGGCGACCCTGAGGGGGGGCCGCTGAGCCAAATAAAGAAGAAGTACAGCATAGATATTTTCGGCACCAGTGCGGAAGAAGGCGCCCGTGAGCAAGCTGCTGCCGCTTCGTCGCTGGAACGGGCCGCCGACCTTAGGAAGCGCATTTACGAGACCCAAACAGCCCTGTTCAGGACGAATGTTGAGGAAGTGGTGGCGTTGATGGACACCCCCACGGGTTCTCCTGTGTCCCAGAGTGAGCACCAGATGTCCCTGGACCAGCTGTGCCGGCCGCCTTGGTTGGACCCGATGTACAACAACGACTCCATCGGGGAGAGGGTGTACCAGCCCCTGTGGGGCGTGGACAGCATGTACGATGTAGTAGCGAGGAGGCTGGGCGCCGAAGCCGTGGCCGACTACTCACAGATGGATATTATCTTGACCTTCTTCATGGCGCAAGACGAAGCCTTACGTAATCCTACTTTGGAACGTCGGGCGATAATCAAGCCCCCGGAGCAAGTGAATTTCGTCCCAAGCGCATACGTGCTACACTCCCCCCTTGAGGAGGACTCCTGGATAACCGGGAAGTTCAAGAAGAGCGCCGTAGCAGCGGCGGTCAACGCTGCTCTTAACGAGACGGCGCTGGGCGGTGTGCTTCAATTGGAGGAGGAGGTGTTCATTCCTGAAGGGGTGACTACGATCAACACCAGCGACATTGACCCCCGCGGTCCTCGGGCGGCACGGGTCTTCACAGCGATCAAGCGGATGGTGGAGAATGTACCGCACGCCAGGGAGCACTACAACTACTTGTTTGCTGTGGATGCAGAGGACCTGCACGCTACGGGCGACGACACAGGCGCCCTGACCGGATAGGAGGAAGCCATGGGAGTTAGGAAGAAGCGCCAAGTGTTCATAGTCCGTGTACGGGACGAGGAGAGCGATTCCCCCACCCTGATGGTAGCGCACACCCGGTACGGTAGAGTAGTGGGGGAAGTTCCTTGCGCAGTTGCGGGTGAGGAACTCCAGAAGTTGGCCAGGTTCCAGGCACTGCACCAGGAAACACCCCTCTTCGTCATCGCCGGGGACGGCGAACGCGGCCAATTAGTGGACCCGGTCCTGATTGGCTTTCAGGACTCCTTGGAGAAGGTGGCGGCGGCCTTGGACCCTTTGACTGTGGCTACCACAAACTGGCAACAGAAGAAGCACAACAAGCGCTACCTCCCCCCGGTAATTGCCGAGCTGCGTAAGGTCGTCGCCGGCAGGGCGCAGGACTTCGCCAGTAGAGGGGGGCCCGTTATCCCCCAGGCCGAGTTCATGAAGGCAGGACTGAAAGCGTTGCGTAAGTACGACCCCAGTCGGGGAGTGCGGGCTTCCACTTTCGTGGTTGGCTCCCTCAAGGGAGCGCATCGCCCCCTGCTGCGGCGAGCTACCCCGGTGCGGGTCCCGGAGCAACGCCTCCAGCAAGTAGGCAAAGTTCGGAGAGCCGAGCGGGTGCTTGAGAATCGGTTGGGGCGGGCGCCGACAACGGCAGAAATAGCCAGCCAAGCTCGTGTGAAGGAGACGGATGTGGTCCTCCTCCAAAAGGAGGTGAAGCCTGTCCATATGCAGACCAAGGAAGAGGTACCACACGGGACTCGGGCTAGCCGAGTCAAGGAGGTTTGGTCCCTCCTGCCCCCGGAATTGACAGGGACCGAACTGGCAGTGTACCGCTTTCTGGACAAAAACCCAAACGCCAAGAACACGGCCATAGCGCAGCGGTTGGGGATTTCGTCTTCCCAGGTCTCCCGGTACCGGCAGAAGCTGCGCAGGAGGGTAGAGGCACATGCCAAGCCTTGAGGAGGCCAAAGCGGTAGCTACAGCGGTGAAAGAGTGGGCCGAGCTGGAGCTCGAACGGGTCCGGGCGGAGAAGGACGCCCTTGACCACATTTTGGCCCGGGAGGATAAGTACGATGAAGTGCAGGGCCTCATTGACCAGGCGCAGACAGCGGAGGAGTAGATGCTGGCTCCCACAATAGGCATTATGGGTAAAGCCCTCTCCTTGACCTACGTGGACCCCGAGTACCGCACGGGGTTGGCCGTTACGGTGACAGTCGATGGGGTGGAGTATGCGTGCACCGAACACCCAACGTTGCAAGGGGTATATTTGCGGTCCCTCATCCTCGATGAAGCCGGCAGCTACGCAGCCACCTGGAACGTGCAACTGGGTGGGGAGACGGTGGCTACGGACACCCAGTCGATCTACATTTACGAGTCGGCGGATTATCTCCACGACGTCATCATTTCAGTGGTCGACGAGGACGGGCTTGAGATGGCCGACATTACAGTCATCATTTCCCAATGGGTGGACGGGGGGCGGGAGTTGATCACGTACGCCGTTACCAACGCTGATGGGCAGGTCACCTTCCAGTTGGAGGACGGGCAGTACCGATTCAGCTTGTACAAGAGCGGCGCCACTTTCGACACCAACAACCACGAGCTTGACATTGACGGCACCCAGGATGAGTACCTGTCCGAGGTGACCGGGTCGTACATCGAGGTCCCGAACATAGGCTACATCCCCCCGGTGAGCTTGGTTACCCTGTCCGCCTTCCTGGTTGACATGGGGGGTGACCCGGTGGCTTTCCGGAACATTGCCATCACTTGTTTGACCCCCATTGAGCATGTGGAGGCAGCGCAATTTATCGCTTTGGAGGGGCGGACGGTGATCAAGACGTCGGCCACAGGGGAGGCGTCCATCGCCTTGGTCCCTGGGATTGAAGTGGAGGTCTCGGTGGAGAACACTTCCATCGTGCGTCGGTTCACTGTTCCAGCGGAGGATTTCAACCTCTCCGACTACCTGGGGGAGAACGACTACTTCGACGTCCAGGACACTGTCTACCCAGACGCAGAGAGGACTTCATGAGCAAAGCCGTAACCGTAACCGTAAAAGACCAATTTGATGCCCTCATAGCGTTGATTGCCCGAGTGGCGGTGTTCCAAGGTGGGGCATTGGTCACCTTCCAGGACACCGATGCCTTGGGCGTGGCGGACTTCCTGCTGGAGGAGGGGGACTACGTCGTACGTATCCTCCTTACTACCGGGGCCTACGAAGCCAGCACCCCCTACGCTATGACTGTGGGCGCCGACGTCAATGATTTTGAGATAACGGTGACCAAGGTGGTGTTCCCCGCCGTGAGCAACCCTCACCTGTGCCTCTGCGGGGGGTACGTCACTTACCAGTCCAGCGACCAGATGGTGTTCGAGCTTCAGCAGGGCGACGAGTTCGGGTTTCGGGAGTCGAGCTTGACCGACATTCACTTCCCGGTCTCCACCGTCCTTCGCTGCGAGTCGTCGGTCCCAACCATAGCGGAGTTGCCTCGGGGGGTGCGTTACCGGGTGGTCGTGCATCGCCTCCCCTCCTGGGAAATCATAGTTCCGGACGCCGCCTCTGCAGCCTTGCAGGACGTCCTGTTCCCGTTATTGGATACCCTCCTGATGGCCTCGTCGACGTTGTCCCTGGAGGTGGGGGATGAAGAAGAGGTAGCCTACACGGAGCGCTACTTGAGTGGGTTGGTCCTCGACCCAGCGGAGGACTCCTCCTTGATTGACCAGGTACTGTCGGAAGCGGCGGAAACCATAGGTGTGGAGTTTGTCAGCAGCGACGACTCGGTGGCTACCGTGACCAAGGGGGCCGGGATAATCACCATCAAGGGGGTGGGGGCGGGGACGGCGGTCATCTCCGCCAACATCGCCCAGCTGTTCGGGGTGGAAGGCGCCATTGACGAAGTAGCCTCCTTGGTAACCGTGGAGGTCACGTGATCCGCCCGGAACAATTAGACAAGTTCGGCCCGGTGGCGGCCGCCAGGTGCTCATTGCTGGTCAATTTTCTCCTTGACCCTGACAGTATCCTCCATGTTCAAGCGCAATCCTTCTCCTGGGCTTGCCGGGTAGCCGCCGACCAGAAGATTGCAGCCGAGTCGCTCCTGGACGTTCTGAACTCCCCCACTTACGTTCATTACACAGCGGAAGTGACCGCCGAAGACCTGGAGAGCGCCCTGAACCAGGCCGCCGCTACCTTGGAGGAGAGCACAAGGTACAAGGCCATCGTTTGGGACGAGTTCAACCGCAACCATCAGAAGTTGAGCAATTGGGGCACTATCTTTCAAACTTCGGGCATCCTGAATGGGGCGGACGCTATCACTCTGGCTCCCCTGCTTGAGTACTGCAAAGAGGAGGGGCTCGAGGAGCACTTCAACGTTTACAGGAACCTGCTGGGGCTGTCCTGGAACGACTCGTATTTGCAACCCAAGTACACCGGGGCGCTGGTTCCCCTTGGGCCCATCACCAAAGGGGAGATCGTCGGGCGTACCGGCCCCTTCCCGTCGGCGCCGGGGGACCAGTTCTCGGTAGCGGTGAACTGGGGGACACTGACGACTTGGGCAATGCCGACAGCATCCCCCCCGGCTATGTTCGGGACCAGTAGCGATGTCACCATCACCGAAGCGGGGGCGGCAATCCTTTCGTTCGACGTGCTTGCAGACCCCGTCAACACCATTCGGTACGGCCCGGTGGCGATGAACGCTGTAGCTGGCGGCTTCGTGCAAGTAGCTGATGCCGCAAGTATCTCGGCGGGGGATTGGCTCAATGTCCCCGCCCTCCCCCCGGGCGACCAATGGCACCTGGTCGAATCAGTGGGGGAGGCGTTCATCTACTGCCCAACCATGACGTTCGTTGGGGCCATCCTGGGGACAATCCACTTCGGTTCCGACTTCTCCATGATCATCAATGGGAGCACCTACTCCGGCACCACTCCTTTGGGGGCAGCAGTGACGGTGGCAAACATCGTGGCGGCGTTGCAGGGCTTTCTGCCGGCCGCCGGCGACGACGGAGTAGTGGTGACCTCAGCGGGGACGGTAGTGACGGTGACTACGTTGGGAGAATCCTCCGAAGACTACCTGTCCTGGTATGGGACGGTCAATGGGTACCCCCGTAGTTACGACTACTTGAATATCGACCCGGAGGAGGCCATTCAGTACGGGACGGATGATAACCAGGTCACCACGTTTACTACGTATACGTCAAGCGCAGACCTGTCGTTGGTCCCGGGGACGTACACCCCGACGCAGCTAGCGGCGGCCATTGAGGCGTTGGGGGCGCCCTTCCATGGGGAGGTGCTCGGGAGCAACCTCCATGCCTATGTCGACGACTATGGAGATTGGGCCTTCCTGCGCGTGTCCTCTAATCCCTTTGACTTGCCTGAAGTAGCTTGGGGAGAGTCCATTTACTTGGAGGACACCCCCATTCTGGATTTCATCCGTTCGGACCAGTCGACCGAGTCTGCTATGCAGACGCTCACCCTGAACAGCGCCATAGTCCCCTATGCTTTCACCAGCATCGCCCTGGACTGGGTAGTTCTCCTGAGGGAGCTCGGAGAGAAGCAATGGCGGGCTTACCCGATACTTTCAGTAGGGGACACCAGCGTCACTTTGCTCCGTGACCCCACCGTCGGGGGCGGCCCGGGAACCTTTGAAGTCAAGGCCCGCCGAGACCGGGTTAAGGTTCGCCTGATCACCGACGATCTCCCCAATGTCCTGTACATGGAGTGGGGGGGTTCCGGGGCGGATGTTTACGGGTTCGACGGGGGGTATGCCTACGCCACCACCCGCCGGTTCTCCCTGGTTACGACAGTGCTGGGGAAGTCCTCCGTGAGGAAGGGGGACTGGCTGCTGAACGTTCCTCTCCCGTTACCTGGGGAGGAAGCGTTCACACCCTCAGTGTACCCCCAGCCTTACTACGAAGCGTTCACCATTCCCGCTACGGCTGAGTTCCCCAGTGGGTGGGACCCAACTGGCAGTACCCCGCCCAAATACGAGGATGTGCAGTACCTGTTCACGTTGGGGGCGACTTGGCCTGTGTTGACCTACGTGGCGGCCCTCACTGACACCTTCATGGAGATGGCTGACGACGTTCCCCTTGCCATGTTCGACCTGTTGGCAACGCCGGGAACGTACCAGGCTTATGGCGGCTTCGCTGCGCAAGGCATCCCCTACCTTCAGGACCTGGACGCCTACCGCACCTCTGCCCCTTTTGGCGCGACGACGCCCTCCCCAGCAATGGCGCAGGCTGCTTTGGCTGCGGCCCTTATGGCCTACATAGCTTTGCTCGACCAATTCGTAGACAACGACTTCCTCTACGCCCCCGTGGGGGCCGCTACCGGAGTTAGAGAGTACCTGGAGGACCAGAGCAAAAAGGTGCTGGGAGGCGCCCTGGACCGGGCGTGGTTCGACCGGTTCTTCATTGCCAATGAGGGGGATGCGGAGATAGTTGCGGCATCCCCCATGCCGGGGGGCTCTTTTGAGCAGCTTTTCGGATATGAAGGGGACGATCCGGACGATGCGACCACGCAAAGGTTGAATCCTAACGCAGATGGTGTAGAGTATTCCTTGGAAGATGAGACGGAGTACGTGAAATGACGGCAGTTGCGGACGACCTTGCGGGGAAAGTTCAGCTCATCTTGAGCTTAGCTCCTTCTTTGCGCAGTCGGGCGGCTACTGTGCGGCAGTCTCCCTTCCAAGCCGCCCTGCGGAGGTATCAGGACCTCCTGCGGGCGGAGGAGGAGCTGGTGATGATCATTCAGGTGTGCGACGAGGTGCTCGGTGCATGACCTGCGAGCCACTCGGCCAGTAGCGAAAGCCACCATTTTGAAGTTGCAGTGGGTCAGCATGACCCCGCCTTCATTGGACATATACGTTCGGGATGAGATCAAGGACGTCACTGCCATCTACCTGGATGGTATTTCCGTCACCACTTGGGTACTGATGGGTCCCAATAAGATTCGGGCCCTCCCCCCAGTCCCCGACTTCGGACGCATCTCCGTGTACGTAGAGCCTTACTCCTTACATTCGGCAGGGGTGCAGGTTACCCTGGAGCCCAGCCAGTTCCTCGCTGGGCCGGACCGACTGTTGCAGCTGATCTGCCGCTTGTGGTTGACGGAAGTTGGCTCCATTATGGACCATAGCGGGGTGGGGATACTGGTAACGCAGACGGACATGAACGAAGTGGGGCTGGAGGGCCTCCCTTACCTCATTACGGAGCGGGTAAAAAGGATGGAAGAAACCATCTTGACCACTCAGCGGGGCCAGGAAAACCTCATGAACAATGAAACCCTCGAGTCCTTGGAGGTGTTGACACTTCTCACTTTGCCGGGGACGTTGTCCGTCGCCGTGTACATGCGGGCTATTACTCGAGCCGGGAGCTTGCTGGTGCACCTTTCGACGGAGGTATAAGGGATGGAGAGGGACAAACTCATACAATTCGTACAGGAGCTCTACACAGAGTACGACGAGTCCATCCCCACCGCCGAGGGGTCGGCCGTTTACACCAAGGTCATCGCCCCCCTGGTGGAACGGTTCGGGGACGATCCATACACTCCCGACGTCAAGGACTTTGTAGTGGACTTGCTCCAGTCGGAGTTCCCGGAGATGGACTTCACGGAGCTCAGCGCCTACTCCGACATCGTGGTCACCCCTTTCAAGGTGATCATCGACCCCCTGCGCCGGGAGATCCTCCGGTTGAAAATGGCGCAGAGCCTCTACTACAAGGACTACCTCACGGAGGAGGAGATAGAGGGGCTGGCCAGCGTCTTCCAAGTCATGCGGCAGCAGGGCTCAAAAGCTCGGGTTACTGTCCGTCTGTATGCCCGCGCCCCCCGGGTCATCGAGGTGAACTTCGGCGCCTCCGCCTACACTGCGGGGGGGCTCAGCTATATGCCCATTGAGTTCTACAAGTTCACCCCCGAGCAGGTGGCGCAGAACCGGGATAGGAACTACTACTACGTCGAAGCCACGTTCGAAGCCGTGGAAGAGGGGGAGGCCTACAATATCGGCCCGACTCAGATCATCGGAGTCAGCGGCGTGGTAGGCGCCGTGTGGGCGTCGAACCCCTCCTCGGCGACGCCCGGCACCAACCGGGAGACCATTGACGAGTACGTGGACCGCCTCACGGATTGGGTGTCAGAGCATGCCCCTATTACCTCTTCCGGCATCATCTCCCGAGTTATGGAGTTGTTCCCGGCCATCTCCGAGATTTTCGTGGTGGGCAACGGCGACATCCTCATGTACCGGGACATCCTGACGTACACGGCTACGACTTTGGCGACCTTGCCAGTAGGCAACGGGACGGGGACATTGGTGGCGTGGGCCCCCGGCAGCGGGACCCTGGCGACCATCCCCTACGCCTACCAGATCACGGGGGACTTCTCCGCCGTTATGCCGCCCAACATCAGTGAAGGCTACGCTCCTACCAAGATAGTCATCAACGGGTTCGAGTACACCATAACTACGTTGGGCGCCGGGTCGGCGGACTTCGATAGCTACACCCCCGCCGACTGTCCCTGGGGGGAAGCAGGCTCCACCTCGGTGGAGTACACGGCCCCTAACGGCTGCGTCATCCCCCACTACGTGGGGCTGATGGAAGCTGGGGAGAATATGTCCCTGGTTGAAGCGGGGGATCTCCTTCTTATCTACAATGGGGTGACCTACGACGAGCATACTATCCTCGACGTCCCCATCATTGGCGGGAATTACATGGCGGTGATAAAGGGCCCCATCGAAATCATCAAGATGAGCCCTACCAATGCGGACCCGTCGGAGACTAATTACTTAGCTCTGCATAGGGGCGGGGCCATTGAGTTTACTGCCGCCATTGGAGCGAACCAAATCGACTTCACTGCCACAAAACCCGTACAGGTAGGGGACCGCCTGGTGGGGATGGTGGCGGGGCTTCCCGTGGAGTTCAATGTATCCTACGTATCCTCCGGCCGCCTCTACTTGACTAAGGTCGACCCAGCGTCGGCACCGGCTTCTCCGACAGTGCGTTGTTCAGGAGTAGCGGACACGGTTACCCCCGCATCTTACGCAATCACAGACGCCGATGGGAACTTCGTAGCGAATGGGGTGCAGCAAGGGGACCTTTATTTCGACGCTGACGTTGACCGATTCGCCACAGTGGATACCTTCACGGTGTCCGCTCTTATTCTGGAAAGCGCCGAGTGGAGCGGGCTGTTTGCCGCCGGGAATGACTACACCATCTACGGCCCGGGGAACGCCCTCCTGTTCACCGACTGGGTAGTCTACCGTCGAGCCGACGGGGAGTACGATGACGACCTCACCCCTCAGGACAACTTGGATTGGGTTATTCTGGTCGACCCCTCCAATTTGCTGAGCTTGGCAGGGGGCACCACAGGGTACTGGCAAGCTCGACGAGTGGCCACCGCCAACGACTTCCTCATCACTGCCATGCTCCCGGATGGGACTGCACAGTCCACGGAGAGCGGCACCCTCCATTTGGGCGGCTGCACAGATGTCTACATGCACACGACAGAGGAAGCCTCGGTGGGCGCCTTCGACGGAGTGTACGACTTGGTTCCCTACGCCACAGCGTTGGCCACGTGGACCTCAGGGAACGACACGATGACGTTGGCATCCGTCGTTTTCAATTCGGACCTGGCAGCGGGCTACCCGGACCCCACTGAAGACTACTCAGCGATGATCCCCAGCATCATTACGTTGGAGATCGACGATCGTGACCCCCGCCAGGTGTACCGGGTGCTGGCGCTGTCCGAAACCGGGGCCCGCCTGAGTGAGGACATGGGGGACTCCGGCACCAACCAGCCGGTCACCTTGTACGTCAACCACGAAGTGGACTTGCTCTCCGTCAAGAACTTGAAGAAGGCGGGGACGGACGGGACCGTGGGGTTCTCCAAGTACGTCATCCTGGGGACGGCTGCCCCCGCGTCTACGGTACCGGGGGACACCCTCGAAATCTTGTCGGACATAGGGAAGGGGGCCTACGAAATTCAGTCCCTCCACAGCGGAGGGCTCATCGTCCTATTGACCACTACTGTGAGCGGGTTCGACACGGACGTAGAGTACGAGATTTATTCCACTGACGCGGGGGTGAACGCTCCTATCTCCCGTATCGACCACGTCGAGTTACGGGCGGCCACCGGGACTACCGCTATCAACCTGTACTACCGGGACCCCCTAGCCTGCCGAGTAATGGGCGACAGTGTCACCGACGGCCCCAATGTCATCATCCCGCCGGATGAAGAGGAGGGGTCATTGGGGGACTACCTGGGCAGCGTTGCTCACCTGGTGCCTCCGCCGGCCGGGGCGTTCAGTAATAGCTTGGGGTTATTCGCCTGGTCGGGAGACGTCGAGGAAATGGGGGTCAAGGAGGGGGACGTACTCATCCTCCACGGGGCCGGCAACAACTACTCCGCCCGCATCCTCCTGGCGGAGTACAGCGTAGACGACGAGCAGTCGTACATCCTGTACTCCCCCTACGGGTACGCCACAGTGGACGAGGACGACGTCCCCTTCGAGATCCACGCTGCGCAAGTGGCCACCGTCCGACTCTACTTTGAGCACCCGCTGGAGGCCATGGTCGGGTGGTTCACACCCGCCCTGACAACAATCTTCTACTTGGGGGCCTACACCTACAGCCCCCACATGGATCACAAGGAGCTGTACACCCTGGAGGACGCGCATACGGAGCTCGTCATCGACGTCAGTGGGGGGGCGACCAGCACCATCAGTACCAACTCCGCTACCCTTGACTTTGGGGAGCTGCGCCTGAAGCCGGGGGACATAGTGCTGCTGAAGTACTCAGCTATCATCAGCTCCTCCCTCGCTTCGACTTGTGACGTAGCCGGGAAGTCGCTGACGTTGGCAGTGGGCGGGAACGCCAAGACTATCTACTTCGTAGGCACTGACCCACTCACGTTGGATGACGCCGACGGCATCTCCGGGCAAATTGAGGACGGGTTCGGCATCGACGTCATCGTGCGGGCCCAAGGGGACCTGTTCCGTATGTACCTGGTCTCCACGCAGAAGGTGACCGTAACCGGGGGCACCGCCGTCACCGACTTGGGGCTGTTGGCCAACATGACCAACGACACCCTCAATGAGGAACTCAAAGGGAACCACACCATCATCAGCATAGACGAGACCTCGTTCACGGTGGACACAGTATTCTCCAGTGGGGCCACCGGTGACCAAGCGATGGTCGGCGTCTTCATACGGACCGGGGTGGTGTCACTGACGCCGGCAGAGATGGCCCTCAACACGGAGTACGGGTTCTACTACATGGACGTGGAGGTGCAATCCATGCAGGACGCCCCCTCCTCCTTTCTGGCGGGGAACACATACCTCGGCATTCAGGACTTCTACTACATGGCGGGTTTCAGCCTCTCCACCGACAAGGAGTACTCGTTTGGGGCCAACGAGGACCCACACATGTACCTGTCCCCCTACGTGGTAGACGAGAACGGGAACGACATCATTGTGGCTCGCTACGCCTTCGACATCCACTATTATGAGGCGCCGGTCGTTGAGAGCGTACAGGCGGTCCTGTCCTCCTCCTCCGTGCGAGCCACGGCCGACAACATGATGGGGAAGCAAAAGCCGCTGCTGCAAGTAGGGGTGGGCCCGGTCATCTACACGGGGGACACCGACGCCGTGATCCCGTCGGCGCAGGCGAGGATCAGGGAGCGGGTTATTGAACTGGTAACTAGCGGGCGGCCGGTGCGGCTCTCAGACATCCTGGGGGTGCTCACGCCGTTGGGTATCGACTACGATGCCGATACGATGATTTTCTGGTACTATGAGGACCTTGAGAGGAACCGCCACTTGCGGTTTGGCGATGAGCTGACGGTGGACCGTACTTGGCGGGTAGAGGTGCCCTCCTCGATGATTATCTTTGCGGGATCATAGGGGCAGCCCCCTTCTCGTTTCCGCAGTGGAGGCATACCTCAACTTCAAGGAGCTCACCTACCTCCCCGGCGGAGAACCGGTAGGTGGAGTCCGTACGCCCGCATTTTGAGCAGCGGGTGTGGATATGGGGGGCGTCAGTGAGCAAGTTGGGGACGCCCTCGAGGAGCTCCTCTTTTATTGATGTTGGCATGGTGACCAATGGCGTATCCGACTTCGGTGAACTTTGATCTTTTTGATTGGTCATTGGGTCCCCCTGACACTTTGAACTCCCTCGTGGACAGCTTCTCCGACCCGATCATAGTGGTCGGCCCCACCCAGATTTACTATGATAATACCAACAGTCGCTGGCTCATGTCCAGTGCCGGTTCACGGGCGGCCTTGACCATTCCCATTACCGTAGGGAACCAGGCCACCCTGGAAATGGCGGTGGTGCCGGCAGCGCTGCCGGCCGTGCTCTCCAAAGCCAACTACGTCGGCATCATGCTCTACAACGTCTCTGGCCCGTCCGGAGGGGTGCTTTTGGCTCAGGAGGGGCTGGGGTTGATCACAGCGGGCAACGAGGGGGTGGTCTCCTTCGAGAAGGTCCCCGCTACCGACTCCATCATGGCCGCCAACTTCACTATGCGGATAGTGTTCTCGGCGGAGCTGGTCAAGGTCTATATTCGCCAAACTGGTGGGGGCTTCGAAGAAGTTGCTTCCTGGTTCCCTTACAGCATTGGGGATACCGAGGACTTCGTGTACCTCGACGTGTACGGGACCAAGGAAGAGCCGCTGCTGTCTGGGTTCTCCTCTCTGCGGATGGGCGTTGCCGTAGAGACCAGCATCCCCCCCACCGCCGTTATCTCCGGGGCTACCAGTGCCCGGGTGAAGGAGCTGGTGCGACTGGACGGCTCGGGCAGTTTGAACCCTACAGATGCGGACTTGACCTACGCCTGGACGTTCTCCCCGCCGCAGGGGTCCTTATCGGTACTCTCCGGGTCGGCGCGGGCGTCGTTGACCCACGGCGCCCTCGTTTTCACAGCGGTGGACTCCGGATTGGGCGGGAACCTCATCAGAGTAGGCATCACGAAGCCGGTGGGGGTTGCCGACCTGGTCGTCAGCGTCGCAGACAGCGACATTCAAATCCAACTGGCCCACGACGGGGGCGGGACGTACACGACGATCAGCGAGTTGGTGGGGATCTTGACCGATTCCCTGAATGCCGACTATAGTGCCGCCCTGGTTGCTCTGGTGACCCCCAGCGGCGCCGGCGACGACGCCCCCGACGCCTTGGCGTTGACGTACTTATCCGGGGGTGTGGACTCCACACAGGCGTCCCCTATCTTCGTTCCGGACGTGCCTGGGTACTACTCAGCGGCCTTGATAGTCTCCGCCGAGGGCATGGAGAGCGAGTCCGTGTCCCACGGCGTGGGGGTCGGCCAGGCCACTCTCGTGTACGGAGCTGAGCCAGACGTTTCCCCAATCAGGAAGCAGGTAGCGCAGCCCTTCTTCAACATGATGACGAACAGCGACATTGTGGAGGCCTCCTGGCGGGCATTGGCGCACCTTACCTCGAACGAACTGCTCCAGGCGGTGCAGCACCGCATGAACATCCACATGGATAGGGCGCCCACGTACCTGCGTCACAAATGGATGCAGTTCAAAATGTACGAGGAGTTGGACACCCCCATTGAGGCCGAGTGGGTCGTGCCCATGGGGGTTATCGTGGGCGACCTCACCCCGTTGGACGACAACGACGGCGACGTCACCACTCCACGAGCGACTTGCGCTGTCCCCGCCAACTACGCCGGGGTGAAAATCGGCGTGATGAGCCCGAACTTCATCGCAACTATCGCCAAAGTGGACGAGGGCACCATCACTTGCGATGACGCCCTCGTTGCCAAGACTTTGATAGACGAAGGGCTCTATGGGTACACTGAGAAGGGGGAGTCCTCCACTGCTTTCCTTACGAAGTACGCCCAGTTCAGCGCCCAAATCGAGGCAGGGGATTACCTCTATGCCCTGGGGCTGTATAAGGAGGTCGATACCCCCAGTACTAACAGCTTGGTGCTCGGCGACGCCCTGGCGGCGCCGTACGCAGCACCCTGGAAGGTACTTCGGGACGTCACCGCCCCTTTGGAGTGGCACGCCCTCTCCTACGTCAACCTGGGCACTTCCCTTAGTGACTTCGCTATCGGGGACATCCTCGAGTTGGACTTGACCTATACCGACCCGGTGACGTCGGCGGTGTCTCGGGGGACAGCCCTGTCCCGTATCTTCGCCAAGGAGGGGGGGTGGTTCTACTTCTCCATCTACGACGCCTTGACGTCCCTGGTAGTAGGCACGGAAACAGCCACGGCAGTGGACGGGCCGGCCATCACTTTCGCCAACAAGAACCTGAACACTTTGTACCAAGTGACTGAGGACTGGGTAGTGCGCAACGTCACCAGGAACAGCGACTTCGCCAGGGTGCAGTACACCGATGATAGCGGCCCCCTCTACGTCGATGACATAGCAGTGTTGAAGGACGACCTCGGCGTGGTTTCGGAAGTGGGCGACCTGTTTGCCTTCTACCCGCCCGTGACCTGGTACTTCAATGGGGCCACAGTGAAATGTGTTGGGGCCTACCGGACGTCTCAGGTGCCGCTGCCGGAGCGGGTGTTCGAAGTCCCAGTTCTGCGCCGCTCATTGTTGTTCACGGAGTTGTGCTACGTCCTCAACGAGGACTACACGATCTCTGGGACCAGCATTGTATTCCAGACCCCGTTCAGCCTCACCAACTTGCCGACCAAGAACTTGTGGGCGGAGCATGCCCTGCTCTACAATTACGAAGCCGCCCGCCTCTACGGGCCCTTTGTAGGACTGCCCAACCTGGACGAGCACCCGAGTCAGCTGTCGTTGGTGCCCATCGTCAAGGCTTTGATCAGCGGTGCCGTTACCGGGCCGGTGAAGGACGTCTTGGAGCGTAGCCTTGGGGTCATTGCCGGCTCCCCCTTCGCTGTGGAAACTTCGGTAATCATGGAGAAGTCCGGGGACTTCCTCTCTTTGCTGGACATCTGGGGCAGGACCCACGCCGTAGAGACGTCTACTCCTGACGACTTTGCGGTAGGGGACGTGTACGAGAGGCATCACCTCCTCCAGACCACGACGGAGCTGTGCGACTATTTGGACGGGGACGACGCTATCTTCTTGATGACCTACTCAGGGCTGGTGGGCAATCTCGACAAGTACCACGCCTTCATGGCTACGTTGAAGGCCATCGAAGTGGGGTCTCAAGATATGGCGGCGGCCATACTCAGGCGAATGAAACCCGCCTGGCAAGACGCCGTGTTGGTTTCCCAGCTGGAAGTGAGCGACGACGTCCTCCCTACTGAATGGCCTGAGTTCCGCACACAGCAGTTGGTGGCGGATGTGCCCACTTCGTTTGAGGACCCCGACCACCCGGTGATTCTGGGCACGGCCTTCATGTTCGATGACCCCTCCCACTGGTTGGTGGGGGAGCAGGTGGACGCCGGCGTTGTCGGGGCCGGGGCGGCTACTGCCGCCACCCTCTCCGTGGACGTAGAGGCGGCAGGGGTGCACAAAGGGTGGGTCATGGTGGACATCACCTTGGGTGACTACGCTTGGATAACAGCAGTGGACGGTACGGGGGTAACCTTCGCCTACGGCATGCACGGGGGAGGCACCCCTGCCGACGAGGACGAAGTCTACTTCATTCCCGGGTACGGGAGCATCTTCGACTTCCCCTTCGACCAGTTGATGACGCATACAGCTACCGGCGGGGGCCCGGACAGGTTGGTGTGGGACGCCGCAGAGTTGCTCAGACTACACGTTGGTGTAGGTTGGCGAGTCCACAACTTGACCAAGGACTCCTGGGGGTTGGTAGCGAGCTTGGTTGGGGACATCCTTGTCTTTACGGCAAACATGGAGCCGGTGCCGCCGGCGGCGTTTGCTCCCAACGCGGCGGGCGACGAGTTCCAACTCTATCCCCCCTCGGGGATGCCGGGACATCACGCTGACGACATAAAGTACCTGGGGCCGATGGTTCACGCCGACTACCGAGTGTCGGAGGAGGTTCCAGGCGGCTTCTTGGTTGTAGCGGCAGCGCAGGCCCATGCCCAGTTTGTGAACCCGGCGTCAGTGATCCCCCCGAACTACCCGGTGCACCCTTACTCCCTGGAAGACCCAAGGCCAACCATCTCCCTGCGGCCGACCGTGGCAGCGGGGGTGTGTACCTTGTGGGGGTACTTCTACCTGGCTGGGTTGGTGGTGACTTTCAATGGTACGCCCTCCCCCCTGGTCGTAGTGGTTTCGTTGTCGGAGGCGACCGCCCAACTTCCTCCCGGACTTACGGGGGAGGTTGACGTACGGGTGGAGGACGGCGCCGGAAACGGCTTTACTTGGCCGGCGGCGTTTTCTGTATAGTTGACTGGTAGGGGTTGTTGCGCTAGCCTAAGGAAGCGAGGTTCTAATGCGAATCGTAGAAGAAGTACAGGTTGAATCGAACGTCAAGATAATCATCCGGGAACGGGGTAAGATCATCGCCAGACGGGAGAGCCACAACATCGTCACCCTCCCGGGCAGAACCTACCTCCGTAACCGCTTGGGGGCTGCCTCTTACCCGGCCATTCCTACAGTGGCGGGAACCGGCAGCAACCCCTTTGCTGAGTACCCGGGGGACGGGTCGTGGTCGATTGATGACGCCTTGGACCCCCACGTGCTGCGCTACTGTGCCTTCGGCAGCGGGGGATTACTCAACGGCGGGGCCTATACTGAGCATCAGAACGTAGGGGGTTTGGAATCCCCCCTTCCCGTAGCAGCTACGGCCGTACCTGGGTATACCCACAGGTACGTGACCCAGGCCCTCCCACAACCGGACGCCAGCGACCCGTACATCTTCCCTTCCGCTACCGAGCTCTGCTTGCGTTTCGTGGTGCAGAAGGCGGAGTTGAGCCTCACCGGGGCAGTAGAGGTCAGTGAGATCCTGGCTTTGACTTCTCTGGCCAATCCCTACCGGCCGCCATCGGTTGACGAGTACTCCGGGCTGTCCGTGCCGGGAGGCATCGCCTACAACATCCTCGAGCCGTTCCCGAAGGGCATCGACCACATCTTCGAGGTCCTCTGGTACTGGAGGCACTAATGTTCGATCCCCTCGCTGAATTTGTCCGCCTGTCCATGCTGATCGGGAACACGGTCCCTTCGGTTGTATTGGCCAATGTCGATTCCGAACGAAATAAGTGGATTCCCTCCGAAGCGCAGCCGGTGGGCACTCGCCTTGTCGCCGATGGGGAGGATATAACGTCAGACGTAGTGAACCGCCTTGCTGTGGCCATGTGCGCCCAGACGGAGCGTATCCTCCTGCAAATGGAGGAGCCCGCCCTCTACATGCGGACGGTCATGTTCGACGCCGCTCACTTGGTGGTGGCGGGGATCGGCGTTACGGAGTTGCCTCTGTATAGCAATCGGCCCATCGCCATCCCCGGCACCCAGGCAGGACTGGAAACGACCATGGACTTGCTTGACCAGGACGGGGCGGAGATCGTCATTCCCGAAGTGGGAGAGTTCGTGGGGGTGCGTTGCTTCATCTCCGACCTTGAGCATTTGGACGGTACTGCCGCGTACGACGGCGGGGGAGATGTTGAAGACTACGTCATCAACTCCTTCGCTATCACCGGTGTGTTCAAGTGGGGGGTGTCCGTCCCCTCTTCAGTGGAAGAGCGGGTCACCGGGACGGCTTCGGGGGGGAGCGCCACTACCTTGGTGGACGCCACCGCCGACTTTGTCGCCGACGCAGTCGTCGCCGGTTGGGTGGTATGGAACAAGCGAACCGACGACTACGGCATCGTAACGGGGGTGATCGCTAACCAGCTCACCTTTGCCGGTGGGATGATTGGGGGCGAGACCTGCGGCAACTTGGATGACTATGAAGTTCAAGGCCCCAACCACGTCATGCCAGGTATCTTCGCTACCATTTCAGGGTCAGACAACAACAACGGCACCTACCTGGTAGTGGAAGTTGCCGACAATGACGTTGTTCTCGCCCTCATGTCCACTGACCTGTACCTGGCTGGGAGTTTACCTGAGTGGTCCATCGAAAACGCTTGGAAGGAGGCGGCCCCCACGGTCATGGTGGAGAACGACACCAACTTGGGGACCATCCAATTCCGCACCCTGGGGAAGTGCGCCGTCAACCCCATGGTCACCTTGACTGACAACTTCCCAGTCAACCCAGTGACCAACGGTCAAATCATCGGCGCAGGGGTGCGGGTGATGGACCTGACCCGCCTACTGGACAAGTCCATCACTCTGTTCGGCGCTGACCAACTCACCGTGCTCACCGACTCCCAAGTTGTGCGCCATATCAAGGAGCTCAAGGGCTTCACCACTGGGTGGGGGGTGGCAGACCTCCAGGAGTACGATTGGAGGTACCCGCCTTCGGACAGCATCGAGAGTATTCACCGACGCCTCAACACTGCCGACCTTGACGGGATCTACCGTATGGACCCGGAACGGGATTATCCCTTTGGCGCTTCGTACGAGCAGCCTACTACCGGTACGCCCGGGAAGGGGCGGGTTATCCACATCGACGGGGGCGCAGTAGAACTGTACACGGAAGAGGGGGCAGCCGAAGATACCGGCGACGTCAACCGGACCATGCTTCGCATCTACGCCCGGGACACGGGTGACGGTAACGTCCCCAACCTGGGCGAGCTGCTGCAAGAGAACACCCCCCTCGGCTACTCTCTGGCGCCGGCAACCGGGTACGCCCCGCTTACCTACTTGTCAGCCATCTTTGTGGGCGAGGTCACGTCCAGCTTGGATATGACCGTAATGGCCGCTCGACGGGCGCTGTTGAGCCGAGGTCTTGCGGGGGAATTGTTCCCCCTGGCGCTCAGGGACAACGCTCACGATGGTCGAGGTTCCGTCGTGTTGATGAAACGGACCGGCTCCGACGACTACCAGATTGGTTACGTGCAGCTCCGTGATTGGGGACCGGGCGGCGCTGCTGAGTCTTTGGACGTCTACTTCCAGACGGACGTGCAGGACTGGGACACCGGGTACACCCTGGTTGTCTTCCAGCCTCTATACACAGTGGGGACTCCTCCGGCGGAATTGATAACGGCCGGTAACTATGGCCACCAGGCCTACCATACTTTCTCCGCGCCGCCGCTGGACGCCAATTCCGGGGGTGTGCAGTACCACCCGGACAATGCTGCAGCAGCCTTCTTGGGGTGGAGTGGGCATACTGCAGGGGTGGGGACGCCAATTGTCGACTTCCTCCACGCCCGCATCTACGACCCGGCCAGCCCACCCACTGGGCCCACTGCTGACGACTTCACCCGCATCGCCCGGATCAGTTGGGAGGGGGCGGACTTCGGGCAGGAGCAGGACAACCTCATCTTCCAGGAGGATAACAAGGACTACGCTGACGTCACCATTCGCCCCTGGCAGAGCTTCACCGGGTGGTGGAGCTACGCCTTGGCGCCGGTGATGACGTTACGGCACTACGCCGACAGCGTCCACGACGACACTCGAGGAGAGTCGGACACTCTCATGTTGGGGCTGCCCTTCTACGAGGACGACACGACTCCCGGGGACCTGTTCCACGGTGCCTTCCTTGGTGGGCGGCATGGACGCTTGGTTACCTGGGACTCGGCAGTGTCGGACATGAAGGCCTCCCTGGCCGCTGCTGTTCCCGACCCGTTGTTCTACACGGCCGCCTCCGGGTACCCGCTATACGACGACGCCGGCCTCTTCTCTTCCGGAGTTGCCCTGGAGATGACGGCGGGAGGTGGGGGGGTGCTCCTCATTACCAACTTGACTGCGCCGGAGCTCACCGTCTTCCGGGAAGGGGAGTTCGAACGGCACAATGGGTGCGTCCTACTGACCATTACCCAATGCACCGATGTGGACAAAATAGGAACGTACCACGTCGACAACATCGTCCCGGCAACTGGGGCGATTACGATCTCTCGCGGTACTACCCTATCTGAGTCTTTCACCCCCGGGGACGAGGCCAAAGGCTATCTGTGGACGCACACCATCATGAATGATGGGCTCATCCCCAACCTGGCCATGACGGGGTACCACAAGCGCAGCGAAGTCCAAAATATCCCGTCCCCCTTGATTCGCTTCCCGTTGCAGAGAGTGACCGTCGTAGGGCCAATGTCGGTGTCGTTCACCCAAAGCGGTGACTACGACGACCTGATTCGCTTGATGGCCACCCCTACGGAGTGGATGTTCTTCAACAACACTCGGAACATGTACTCCATGGTCACTTCGGTGGCTGTAGTTGCAGGGACGATCACGATCAACTTTGAGAACATCGTTGGGGCGCAGGCGACGGGCGATGAGATGTATGTCATCCATTGGAACTACGTCCAGGACGCTACTCAGCTACGGCGAGGAGGAGAGTATATCCGCACTGCCGATGTGATGGCCTCTGGGCAAGTCCGCACCATCATAGCCGACCTTACCGAGGGTGTTCCTATCGCCGGGTATGAGTCGCTGGGAGTGGAACTGGGGTCCTTGTACCACTGGTCAGTGATCGGGAAGGACATCAGCACAGCGTACACCTACAGCGCTTCAGCGCCTCCGGATGATCGCTACTTCTCCGTGCACATCGCTGCCCTTTCGGGGCAGGTCAACTGGATGAACATGGAGTTGGCTGCCGGCGCCGGTTTGGGCTATATTTTGCACACTCCCGTCGCCGGCGGCGCTGTCATACCTATGCTGACAATCACCGACACTGTCGCAGGGGCTTGGTTCGAGTGGGAGGAAAACGCTGCGGGTGTCCCCCACTTGACGATCTCCTCCCCCCTCATTTTCAACATGGCGGCGGAGCACTGGCTGGACACCCCCCTTCGGGGGCAGGACGGAGCGCACCGGTACTTCCTGTCTTTTCTGTCTTCGCTCACTACGCCGGACAACAATGCCCACGCTTCCTACTACTACGGCAACGCAGCTTTGGACATCCGGGGGGGTTACGACTTGCTGGGAGCTCTGCTCGGTGCCTATGGTTGGGTTGTCTACGTCCCGGTAACCCGAGACTGGGCCAAAGTCATGGACGGGGTGACGGACTTGCACTTCGCCCGGGACTTCCCAGCCGGCAGCATCGACCTGACTAAGGCTATGGAAGAAGCAATCCTGTGGCCCGCTGCGTACATGGGGCTCTTCTCGGCAGGAGGCTCCCCCTACGTGCCTACAGACCGGGGCGACTTCTTCCTGAGGCTGTATACCAACCACGTCCACCATGCCGATGTAGGTTTCAGCGACAGCTTTTCCGTAGTGGGGTACGGCCACCCAGACTTTTGGGACGGCACTATTGCGGGATCGCACCCAATCGAGCTTGGCCTGTTGGCGGCAGGGGCGGAGAACACTTTGGTGTGGCCTTGGACTACCGGTGACCTCAAAGCCAACCTCCCAGGTTCGTACGAGGAGGACAACCGAGCAGCGCCGGACGGTGCTCGCAGGACGTCTTACGTCAAACCCCTGGTGTACTTCGCCAATCAACCCAACTTTGCCGGGCATGGGTTCGGTCAGTTCACTTTGCAGCCCGCTACTTCCGATGGGGCCGCCCTCTTCATGATGGCTACAAAGGAAGTGTGGTCTTACACTCATACGTCGACGGGAACAAGCGTAATCCGTTTGCCCTTCGAGCGCCCGGTGCCGGGTTCCTTATTGCAGAACGTGTGGTGGGAGTTTTCCGCCAGAGACGACCCGGTAAATGTAGTCCCCCCACCCACTGAGAACCTGACCTCAGCCACTTTTCGAGTATTCATTGAACGGGAGGGCTTTGTCGAGACCTCCCCTATGCGGCACATTGGCGTGTTCGGGGTGGCCCGAGGGCTCACGAAACGGTCAGGGTATGACGACCTGAAGACCGAAAAAACTTTAGTGTGCCACTACCCGGACGATTGGGCGGGGGTGAACCCGGAAGACCCAGCGTTGCCCTGGATGTACAACTTGTACGACGCAGCTTCGGGAAGTCTCCTGACTGCGGCTGAGGCAACGTGGGCGGTGACTGACGTCAACAACCCAGGTGGTCGGGATTGCCTGGCCGGCCTCACCCTCCCCCACAGCCGGTTGGGCCGTGACGCTGGTCCTTCGTACCCTGTGTGGTTCCCCTCCACTACTATTCGTGCAGTAGGGGACCATATAGACGCCTTTTGGAACAACTACGAGGGAGCGAGGGTCGTCGTGTTCAACTTGGCCTTTGATCCGACCCTTACTTCCTTGGGGGTCATTGCCAATCCTTTCGCCGTGTGGGGTAACGTCCCCCTTGGTGGGACCTATCCACTTCTTTCTCTGCGCCGATCACAGATCCCGAAGGGAGACTTCCTGTACGTGTGGTACGACGAAATCGGCACAGGGGACAGAAAATTAGGAACGTTCCCCATTTTGGGGGAAGCCAAAGCCACCTACCCAGGAGCGGGTAATAGCGCTGTTGTAGTGTTTGACCCCAACGGCGTCATACCCGCAGTGGGGGTCGTGAGCGCTGCCGTCCCAGCCCTCCTGGGGAGCACCCGCCTCAAGATCTGGCTGGAGTCGTACTGCGGGGTGGTCTCACCGGATATGATTGTGTGGCTCCACCACGCCGAGTACGAAGCTATCGAAGTCTCTCAGCGGTTCTCCCTCCCGATCCCCCTGACGACGTCCTACGCAGACTGGTACCATGAAGAAGATGTAGACTTCCCGTAAGTCGAAGCTAAAGGAAAAGGGGAGGGGGGCCATGCCAAAACCCCCCCTCCCGGGTCCTCAAACCCACCCTGAGCAATAGCGAGTCAGGGAGTGAGGATTCCTTTGCCGCAAACCGGGCAGGCGCCCATGCCTTCGGCAGTTGTGTAGATGGTTTTCGGTTGGATGACCAACAAGACCTCCACCAGCCCCAGGAAAGCAGCCATGAAGGCTTGCCCGTCCCTGCAGGCGCCTTCGGGAGGGACCGCCCGTTCACGGTAGATACCGAACAGCGCCTCTGCGGAACTCTTCAGGGGGTGGTCACCGGCGAATTTCGCCCATCCGTGCTCGCCCTCCAAGAGCTCCTCGATGTTGACAATGGGGACATCTTCGTCGTCCCGCCCGTACCCGCTGAGGTCGAAGACATCGTCCCCGGTCCAGTAGTACCCACTCTCTGAGTACCAGTGGTGGTTCCAGTCGTGGCTACACCCGATGCGGGCGTCGGCGTAGTCGAGGAAGCTCACTGCGTCGCACAGGGTGATGTCGAACGCCCGGGGCTTGGTCAAGCCCCCTCTAGCGTCACACCCTCCGTGCACTTGCAGTAGAACGTGCCCCCCATCATCGTCCTCCCAGTACATGAACTGGATGTCCTGGGAGAGGAGGTTCTCATGGTTGTAGGTGTAGATGAGCATGGGCTCCCCGTCCCCGTAGATGCCCTGCGGGGGGTCCTCCGGGCGGGACTCGGCAAGGTGGGGCATGTACCTCCTCATGCACTCCAACCAGGTCACCGGCTGCTGTCGGAAACCCCCGCTCGGGACGTGGTGCTGGTTCTCCCTGAGCTCGCAGAAGGCGTGGAAGTTTGCGTCCAGTTCCTCATTGAACACGAGCCGCTCCTTAAGCCAGTGGTAGATGGAGTAGGTGAAGTTGACTTCACCATACCTGAAGTGGACCCCCGCCCACCGCTCCTGCTCGAAGTCCCGCCCCTGGTTGCGTTGCCAATGGCGGCCATAGCCGTGCAGGAATGTCCCGTCGGGTTGCTGGGTGCCTCCGGAGTCCAAGAAGGGTGTCCCCGTATCCTCCTTCAGCATTTCCGCCAAAACCTCAGCCGTTTTGCTCAGCAAGGGTCCTGAGGTAGTGGTCGTGGAGTCTTTTCCCGCGTTCATCTCCTTCCTCCGTCACTTTGTCCGGGTCCTCCCGGGCGTTGTAGTACAGGTAGCCGACCTCTGACCAGAGGCTGGGGGCGGCAGCTACGGCAGCGCAGATCGCTCCGCGGTTCCACGGGTGGGTCACGTCGATTGCGATCAGCCCGGTGTCCCCAACGTGCTCTATAGCCGCCTCCATGGCTTGCCCCACCGCCTCAGCGAAGTCCACCGCCCGCTCCGGGGAGTCGAACCTTGCCGGGAGCTCCGCTTTTCGGGTGGTCCCTTTCTGAATTGAGTAGATGTCCACTTGGTCAAAGCAGATGTCGACGACGGTGACTCCCATCAATCCACCAGGGAGATTTCAATGCGGACCTTCTTCCCCGAAGAAAGCAGCCGCACGAGCTGGGCCAGCCCTGTTTGTGTCTCCGTTGTTTGTATGAGCTCCCGGATGCTCAGGGCAGATTCCTTTACCAGCAGGGACGGCTCCTCACTCACGGGAGCGGGTTCCGGCTTTTTCCGGGGGGACTCCGCCGACTTGGCAGGCGCTTCCTCTTCCTTTTCCGGTTCCGGCGCCTGCGGTTCGGGCGGTGAAGGCGTCTTCGCCTTCTTCCTCTTGGGAGCGGGCTTCCGGGGGGGTGAGTCGGTGGGGGAGTCAAGCCCCCCGCCCGCCTTCTCCTCGGCTACGATCTGGTCGATGCGCTCCGCCAAGTCGTCAGGGATGGGGAAGTCCCCCTTTTCGTACTTCCGGTAGGTAGCCCGGGGTACTCCGAGGAGCCCCGCCATAGCAGTCACCGTGATCTGCAATACCTCCTCACGGATCTGTTTCAGTTCTTCAGGTTTCAATGCGCTCACCGTTCCTCCTCGAGAGCCACGTCGTCGCCGGAGGGCAACAGGGGCTCCAATCTGTCGGCCAGAGATTTGACGAGCTGAGAAGCGTCGAGACGCTTTCCCTCGTCTTTCCGTAGGGCCGCCAAATTGAGGCCCCGGAACTTCTGGTCAGTGTCGTTTACAATGGACAACAAGCCCGGGGGAATTCCCCACAGGATACTCCGCTTCGTTGCGTACTCCTCGCACCAGGCCAGAACTTGACCAATCACGGAAGCATAAAGCCTCCGTTTGGTGTTGCCGAAAATGCTCTCGGCGTGGCGCAGTCGCTCGTACCCCCTCAACAGGAGCCCATTGGTGTTGTTGGTTGCCCACTCCTCCATATTGTCGATACTGGCCTGCGTTTCGGCAGCACCCATGGAGGGGAGAGCGAAGATGATACGCCCGTAACGGAACCCGAATTTTCGAGGGAGGGCTGTCTTAGCCGGCATGAGCTCGAGCTCTTCGGCTGTCAGCTCCTCTCGGGATTCCACCAGGGCGCTGTCGAATTCCTCCTCGACAAAGTCGTCGACAGCGTCCAAGAACTCCTCTTGGAAGTCCTCCAGTCGCTGCATCACCTCCGGAAGGATCTCGTTATCTATGAGGTACCCGGACCCGGTGGGGGACCGTCCCCCTTTCTCTTGCAGGAAGTCCCGGGCCGCCCGCTCCACGCGGGTTATCCCCTTGAGCCATTTCTTGTCGACCAGGAAGACGTGCTTCCCGCGTCGTTTGTCTCCTCCTTTCGGGAGATCCTTTTTTGCTGTCCATACGCTGATCCTGAGCCACACAAGTGTGGCGCTTGAGAACAACGCCTCGACGTTGAATCTTGTTGCTGGTTCCATCTCTTACCTCCGTTACCCGCACCAAGGGTTGCGGTTGACGTCCCCTTCGGGGACCCCCAGGTAGGCCAAAAACCTGTCTAGCCCGGGGGTCCACCATGAGGATACCACCCTGCCGCCTCGGAGGGTGAAGCGAAAGTCAGAACTCCTCGTATTCGAGAGCGTCCTCAGTAACCTCTTCCTGGAAGTACTCATCTTTGAGTTTGGGCTCCTCGGCTTCTTCGCCGATGAGCTGCTTGAGCGGGGCCGTCGCTTCGAGGCACTCGCCCCTGGTGAAACCGTCAGTTTCAATGTGGCATCGCCCATTCTTGATCCTCATCTTGATGGTTTTCATTCGTACTGCACCATGACCACCTCGATGGCGCCGTCGGGTTGGGTTTCGATTGTTGCCTCATACCCCATCTCCTCAGCGTACACCAGGGCGGCCTCCACGTGGTACTGGTCGGCGACTTGATTGACCCACTTGGTCATGTACTCATCACCGACGAGTCGATGCTTCCCCTCCACTTCTTGGACGCCTATGTCCCAAGGGACACCGGGGACTTCGATGACTGCCACCTGGTCATGCTTGAAGCCCCGCTCGGCGGCAGTGTCGTTGTGCAGCGTGCGGATGGTAGACTTGCCTTGGCAGTATGTGAACCCTACCTTCTGGCAAGCCCTCTCCAGCAACTCGAGGCTTTCCGGTTTGAACTCCATCTCCACGGCGTGGCTCATGCGTCCACCACTATGGAGGAGGTGTCCTCGTCATCCTCGTCCGGGTCGTCGGCCGGGACCAGTCCTGCCTCGTCAGCGAAGCGCCTGAGCTCTTCAAGCTGTGCCTTGGAGACTCGGGAAACCCTCACTGTGTAGCCTGCTGCTTCGGCCAAAGACACATTCATGGCCTTGGCATTCTCACAGCATTGAAAGATTTCTGCACCACTCCACCCCTCATCAGGCGGGTGCCCCTCCTCCTCGATACCGAAGTTGCGCTTGTGAATCTCCCACGCCTTGTCCCTCACCTTCTGGTTGGGCAAGCCCAGGTAGAAGATGGTGGAGAACCTGCCGGCCCGAATGTACTCGGGGGGTAAACTCATGGCGTTGCACGTAGCAATCACGCATGCGTCCAGGCTCCTCCGGTCGGACAACCAGGTGAGGAACTTGGACAAGGTCCTCTGCGTGGTACCCCCATCAGTAGAGCCACTTCCACCGAGGCCGGAGAAACCCTTCTCGATTTCGTCTACCAACAGCAAACAGCGCCCAAAGGCCTCCACAATGGCCACCATGCGGCGCATTCGGGCCTCGGAGGACCCGACAATTCCGTGGAACAGGCTGCCCACGTCCAGGATGATGAGTGGAATGCCCAACTTTCGAGCCAGGGATTTGGCGAAGTGCGTCTTGCCGGTACCTGGAGGCCCCATAATCAGCACGCCCCGGATCTTCCCTTCCGTTCTGACCATGAAGAACTTCAGACTCTCCATGCCGGCCAGGTCATCCATTTTGTCCGTCGGCAACGGTTGGTACAAAGACAACGCTGCAGACTGCCGGAGGATCTGCTTCTTGACCTCGGCAAACAAAGCTGGGTCCAGCCCCTTGGTCTTGACCAGGGAGAGCTTGAATGCCCGCTTGAACTCGCTGAAGGTCATACCTCGGCCAACCTTGGCCACTTCGGGCAGCGCCGACTGGGGGATCTCCACCTTGCCTCCGTACTCGAGGGCCAGGGCCCCGGCAAAGCCCAAAAGGTCCTCCTCTTCGGGGAGTCTGTCCCGGACGACGACAGCTTCACGGCCGATCTCCGCCGGCAATTCCTCAATGGTAGGGCAAGTCCCAATGAGAATGCAGGGCTTGTCCTTCTCACGCACTTTCCGGACGAAGTTGTGGAGCGCTTGCAGGAACGACTTGTCCTGGAGGAAGAAGTGCATATTCCGCAGAACAATAATGCTCCACTTCCCTTTCGTGTCCGGAAGTGTATCCACGTACTTCACCACCTGGCCCTTGAGGCCTATCAAGTCCTGCACTTCCACGGTGGCCCCCTTCCCCAACCTGTCAGCAATTCGGGTAATTCGGTCCTCTGTATACAGAGGGTCGAATGTCTCAACCACAATAATGGGGTAGGATGCCCTGATGTAGTCCTCAAGTTTCAAGTCAAACGGGTAACTCATTCGTCCTCCGTAATTGACAGCTCAGCGGCAATCTCGATCAAGTCAGTAGGAGAGCCGGAAAACCCCAACTCCCGCATGTGGGCGATGATGTCTTCCGGCTCTTCGATAAGTACCGTGGGAGTTACTCCCGGTACCGGTCGGCGACGTCCTTCAGGCGGGCGAAAGGGCCCTCCCCCTCGACGTCGTCCAAGTCCAGGTAATTCTCTAGGATGGTCTGGACATCGACAAAGCCCGCCATCACCTTGTCGACCAACAAGTCGATCGCTGCGACTGCCTTCCTTTCAGCTTCCTCCAAGGCCTGTACCCGGGCGACGAGCTGCATGACCTGCTCCCGCAGGAAGGCTACTTCTTCGGCTGCCCCAGCGGTGCCGCCCATTTTGGCCACCATCTTGAGCAAGGCTGCGTGAATCAGCGCAGCGGGCTCAGCGTCCTCAAAGGCATGCAGAGGATCGCCCTTGTCGTACTTCGGCGTAGGCGCTTCGCTCTCCGGCTGCTCTCCCCCCTCCGTGCCTTCGGCAGTGGGGGGCGCTGAGGGGGGAGCTTTCTTCTTGGGCGGGGCCTTCTTGCCCGCAGACTTCTGTTTCCGTGTTGCCTTCTTGGGCGCTCCGGCCGACTCCTCTGCGTCTGCTGGCTCCCCCGTAGCTGCGGGCTCCCCCCCCTTCTTCTTCTTGGGCGGAGCTTTCTTCTTGGGGCCGCCCTTTTTGCCTTTGGGCTCTTCAGGGGCCTTGTCGACTTCACCGGGGGCGCCCCGCGCCTCCAGAATTTTCAGGATGATCTCCTCCTTGGGCATGGAGTAGACGTCGAACCGGGGGATCTTCGCCTCCACGGCGCCGATGCGGTAGAGATCCCCCTGCTCCAGTGCTTCCAGTTCTTTTCGCGTATACAGCTGGTGTTCTGCCATCTCCCATTCCTCCGTCGTTAAATGGCTTTCAAACGTCTCTACTGTCTCCCTACTCAAAATCCAACACCGCACCAGTTGCGCCGCTGGACAACGATAGCAATCGCCGGGGCAGTCGAGCTCTACCCGGTCCTTGAAGGTCCGAATGACCCGGAAAATGCGCATCCTTCGTTGGTCAAGAACCGACATGGGCGGGTCGGCGCCAGTGCCCTCAATGAGCTCCGTTAAGTCGAAGGGGCTCATATCCAAATCGACACAGTACCCCCGAGCACGGGCAACACACACCAGTTCAGAGTGAGTGGTTACGCGTCTCATCAGTCCTCCGCATACCGGTCGCCTTCGTTAATGTCGGAAGGGTAGTCCTCCCCGGACCCCCTACCTCGCTGCTCCAACTTTCGCAACTCCACAATGCGAGACACCACCGCCAGGTCCCGGGAGATTTGCTTGTGCCGCATCTCCAGCATGCTGAAGGCGTGACAAGCACTTTCGTACCGCTCGTCCGCTTCCATATAGTCGACGTTGGCTCTCACCGCTACTCGTCGCTTCTCCAGGGACTCTCCGTAGGCCAACCTGAGCTCGTGAATGACCCGGGACTCAACCGCTCTCTTAGTGGCCTCCCATGTGTTCTTGATCGTCTTCGCCTCCACCATCCGCTCCGCAATGTAGGCGTCCCAAATCCTCATTATCGCCATGAGTTGCTCTAATTCAGGGTTGGGCCAATCAGTGATGTTCTCCGGGATTTGGGGATACTCCCTTTCAGGCAACTGGAATAGCGGTAACTTCCGGGCCTCCCAGTCGCCGAAGGCCCTGTCCACTGCAGCCTTCTTGCGTTCCCGGATAGCTCGTAGCTCTTCGGTTGACTTGAACCCTATTGCCATCAACTCCTCCTTTTGAATACCTTACTGCGGGCGAGTGCCCCGGTCTTGGGCTGTCTGCGGCCAAAGCACTTATGGTAGTAGTCACAAGTGCTGCAAAGAAAAGAACTTTTCCCTACCGGCAAAGGCGGTAAGATCCCGGAGTCAACATAGGTCTCCTTGAACTTGGCCAACTCGGCCAGTTCTTTTGCCCATGCTTCCTCGGTGAGGTCCACCAATTTGGCGTGGGGCGTCCCTGTGTTCCGATTGACAAGGATTAGGATACCGGGCTGCCACAGCTTCAGCAGCGCCGCCGTCATCAGCATTTGGAAATAGTGTGACTGGGGGGTGTTCTTCACGTATTTCTTGAAGTAGGCATCCCCACAAGACTTGATCTCCCCCAGGAAGTCGTACTCTCCCTTGAGCAACTCAGCAATGATCAGATCGACCCGGGCCCGGGAGGTAATCCCCAACATCTCAGTGTCCGGCACTACGAACTCAATCAGTGTCTCCGGGAGCTTGCGTTTTATCCAGGTTTGGATAACTTCGTGAATGCAGTTCCCCATCTCCATCCTCAGCTGAGCCTGGAGCGTAGTTCGGCGCTTCGCCGTTTCACCGGTCAACTTGAAATACAGTTTCCGAGGGCACCAACCAAGGTCGGCCTGCGACGGGGTCAAGGTCTGGTTCTTCACTTCCGGCGGGTCGATCCGCAGTTCTTGCAGGATGCCGTTCAGCTGCTCGACCGCCTGCTCGTGGCGCGCTTCAATCATATGTACTCCGTTTTCCAAAGTGGCTTCATGCCGCCAGGGTAGATAGTGACGGTTTTGCGACCGTCGTCCTTATGCTCCTCCAGGACGGCGTCGACGTCGGCGTGCACAACTACCGCATACTGCCGATGGTCGAAGACGACGGCAAACGCCGGCGCCAGCCCCAGGCGAGCCGCCCGTTGGCGGATGGCCAATAGGAGGTCCTTGTTGACCCGGTGCCCCGTGGCGCAGGTGTGCTTCACTTCCACCAAGTGAGTGGCCGAGATTACGTCTTGTTTCCGGGCTGGGTTGCGGGAGCACCCCGATCCTTTCTGAAGCTCCCCCTCGTACAGGCGGGCAACCGCTGCTTCTGCTTCCTGCCAAGTCATGTCCGCCATGCCTCCATATTAGATGTGCTTTCGTTGGCAGCGGACACCTTCGCCTTCAGGCAGTTGAGGAACTGCCTGGTGGGCTTGGTACGCGTGCCCCCAGCCGCTACTTTGGTAGTAGTTAGGGGAGTTGTCAAGACGTCCTCATGAGGATACCCTTCTTCCGCAGGACCTTTTCCCAGATCTCGTCGTACAGCCCGTGCTCCTCCACGTAGTTGCAGAGGGGGTCGTAGCCAATACCCCCGAACTCTCCATATGAGAAGTGGGAAGTCCCAGCCCTGTGAATGACCTCGTACATGACGGCCGTAGTCACCAGGTCCATGGTCCGGTCGATGCCGGAGTAAGGGTTGAACAGCAGCACTCCTCGAGCTCCGTCGCCGTGCCCGTACTTGCCCCGGGCAATTTTCCAGACGATTTTCTGCCCGCCTTCCTTGTCAACGTCCTTCCGCACTCGGATGACGGCGGCGGTGTTGTGCTTCAGCGCCTCCCCGAACGGGAGGGTGAAGTTGTCCCCGGGCATCATCGACTTGCGAGCCTGGGAGGTCACCAGCACTGAAGTGGGGTTGAACTTCCCCTGGTGGTACTGGAGGAACAGGTTGAGCTTCTGCGTGAACTCCCCGAACAGGCGGGCGAAAGCCCCCCGGCGGGGGTCGTCCCCCAGCTTCTTCTCGGCGATTTCCCTGGGCGGCAGAGCGCCTAAGTCATCCACCACCGCAAGCTGGTACGTCCGGGTGCTCACCAGAGTCAGGAACCCCTCCAGTACCCGCTCCAGGGCCCGGGGGCTGCTGTAGTCGGCGAAGAGGAAGTCCAGCTGCCCCATGGTCGCTCCTGCTTCTTTGATCTCCTGGGGCGTGGGGGGTTGCCCATGGTATCCCTGGTACAGCGCGATGAACTCTTCTTTCTCTTCCTTGTTGAACGGGATCTTCAACCGGTGTATGCGAGCGTAGGGGCGGTCCAACGGCAGTCCCAAAGACAGGAACAGGCCCTTGAAGTCCTTGCCGTACGTCCGCTGCGCCTCCCGCAAGTTCCACATGGTCAGAAGGGTCTTGCCTGCCCCGTACGGGCCGTACAGGATGGTGGCGGCTCCGGACCCGGCTCCGCCGGCAATTTCGACGTCAAGGGAGGGGACGCCGAAGGGGCGGCGGATGCTCTGGTTGGTAATCAAGTCGGCGGCTCTAACCAGGTGCACCCCTTTCTTGGCGAGGGCTGCCCTAATCGCTTCGGCTTGTTCGGCCGGCGTAAGGCTCCCCTTCTTCTCCTTCTTCGGGCCCTTCTTCGTTCCTTTTTTCTCTGCTTTCTTACTCCCCTTCTTTGCCACGTCTCACCTCGAACGGCTCAGTTCCGCACTTCGGGCACCAGTGAGCGCCCCCCCGCTTCTCTACTTTGCTCCCGCACTTGGGGCACTTCCCGTCCTTTGGACCTTCAGTTTGCACTGCCAGTTTTTCTAGAACCATGACGCTCCTCCCAATCACGTTTGAAGTTGTCGTCGCTTTTCTTGGCGAGCCTAAGGAGCTCCCTGGCGACGTTTGAGTGTGGCTCGGACTTCTGCATGCGGAGGACCTTGACCACCTCGTGTGGGCTCTTTGCCTGTATGTAGCGGTGTCTCTCCTCTTCTCCCGGGATAGGTGACCCCCCAACAATTTGGAGCAGGTAACCTACCTTTGTGCGGTATAGCCGCAGCTCCGTGTGCCGCTCCCACCCGCCTTCGGTGGAGGCCTCGGCCACCAGAGCGCCGCTAAAGGAGAACACTAACTTCCCTGGTTTCTTGGTCATCGAATCTCCTGTGGGGGGCCCGTTTCCGGACCCCCCAGTTCCTTCCAAACACTAGGCCGTCTCAGGACGCCAGCAACTCAGCTTCTGCTCCCTGGAACCGAGTGAACTTCTCCGGGATGCACCCCGGGCTCCACTTGGCGACGACCTGAACTCCTTCTTCGACCACCTTGACGTAGCCGACGTAGGGCTCGCCCTGGCTGGGGCGGAACAGCCGCAGACCGGTCACGGTGGACCGGAAGCAGTCGTACCGCTGCTTCACCAGCTCCCCGTCACCCTTCACGATGACGCACTGAGTGCCGGCGATGATGAGCGGCCGGTACCCTTTGCGCACGTCCCGGGAGAGGACGACCCAGCCATTACGCCGGCCGCCCTTGGTGCGGGCTGCAATGAAACCGTCTCCCACCAGGTTCTTCTCTTCGAGAGCTTCGTTGAACTCTCCCTCTCGGTAGTGTTTACCCCAGCCGATGAAGCCGGGGCGGCCGGACCGCCAAGATGCCTTGGCCCGACCAAGTTTCTTTTTCGCCATATCAATGGCCTCCTTCCACCTCCCCTCAGGCGGAACAAGTTCCTGAGCCCGGAGTAGGGGTTTCCCCGGACTAATTCACTCCACCGTTCTTATAGCAGATTCCCCCGAGCGACTGAGTGTACTGAAGTACGATTCCGGGCTTCCCTTCCTGCGAAACCGCTGCTACTACGGCGTACTCCCTCTTCTCCCGGCTGTAGCCGATCCACAGGCAGTTGGGTGGCGGCCCCAACTCGTCCAGGTCCAGGGCTACCCAACTCCCAATGCGTTGGGGGGCGTCGGCGCTTACCAGCCAGAAACGCCCCCGTTCGTTTTGGGAGACAGTGAGCCCCGACGGAAGCGTACCAGCCTTGTCATACCTCCGAAACACCCGCACCAATGTCTGCACGAACCCGTCCAGGTCGTCTGTCTCCTCAAAGATGGGGTGGCAAAACCTCCGTCGTTGCGCTTTCATTTTCCCTCTTCCCAGTTGTCCGCCACTGCTGCGTCTACAGTGAGGGGGACATCCAGTTCAATCCCGGGGTGCTCCATATCCGCCCGGACGAGCTCGAGGGCCCGGGCAGCATGTTCCGCAGGTACTTCGATAATGATTTCATCGTGCACCTGCAAGAGCATCTCGGCTCCTAACTTCCGGAGTTCCTCGTCGGCGTCCATCTTCACCATGGCCAGCTTCATGATTTCGGCCGCCGTCCCCTGAATGGGGGTGTTATACGTTCTGCGCTGGGCCTCTGCAATAGCGCTCCACTGCTTCCGGCTCTTGGGCCAGTAAACATAGCGCTTCCTTCCAAAGTACGTCGGGATGAACCCCTGCTCCTTTGAGAAGTCGACACAGTCGTCGAAGAATTCCCGGACGTCGTAGTGGACGTCCCAGTACGCGTCCAGGTACTTCTGGGCTTCCCGTTTGGACACGATCATGCCAGCGTCCTTCTTCAGGTTTTTGACGAGCCCGTAGGCGGTCAACCCGTAGAGAACTCCAAAGTTGATGGTTTTGGCCACGGAGCGGTACTTCAGGAGCTGCTCGTCTCGTTCCGTGACGTCCCCTTTGGGCTTTTTCTTGGCTGCGACGATGTCCTCGTACGGGACGTTGAACATGCGGGACGCCGTCAGCGAGTGCATGTCCATGCCTTGCAAGATGGGCTCAAGTAGGGTCTTGGCCTGCGCCAGGTGCGCCAACACCCGCATTTCGATCTGGGCGTAGTCGGCCGCGATGAGCTTGTAGCCCTCCCTGGCAACGAACGCCCGGCGGATGTGGAAGCCGTGCTTGTCTTTGTCCGAACGGGGGATATTTTGCAGATTAGGATCTGAACTTGACAAGCGCCCCGTCGCAGTTACATGCTGGTTGAAGTGGGTATGGATGACGTCCTCTATCATCCGCTCCAGGGGGCCCTTGACGTAAGTGCCTCGGAACTTGTCCACCCCCCGGTACTCCTGGATGAGCTCCAGGACTGGGTCGTTCAAGTTCTGCTCCTGGTCCAGCAAGGTGGACAGGGACTCCGCATCGGTAGAGGGCAAGCCGGTGTCGGTCTTCCCCACTACTGAGTAGCCCAACACCTCGAACAGCGCATAGCGCAGCTGCGGGTGGGACTTCATGTTGACCACCCGCCCAGCGTAGCGGGAGAACTGCTCCGTGATCTTCCGGAGGCGCTCCTGCATGGGCGCCAGCAACCCTTCCAAGTACTCCCGGTCCAACCGCATCCCTCGGCGCTCCATCCTCCACAGAATGGGAGCCAGCGGACGCTCCATGGTGATGTAGTAGTCCCATAGGGTGCACTTCTTGCCCGTAGTGTACGCCTCGGCCTCATACAGGTCCTTGAATATCACGTGGAAGATCATGATGGTCAACCACGCATCCTTGGCCGCGTAGTCGACCAGTTGCACAAAGTCTTCGCCGGTGACGTCCTCCAATTTCATCTTGGAGAAGTTATACTGCCGGAACTTCTTCGGGGGCACCCCGAGTATCTTCCAGGAGAGCCCCTTCAAGTCGTGGAACCCGTCCGGGTCCCACAGGTTGGACATCATTTGGGTGTCGAAGCAGCGGGCCCAGAGCTTCATCGGGTCGAATCCTGCATTGGTCAGCAGGTGGATGTCATAGGCGGCATTGTGGAAGATTAGAATAGTGCTCGAGTCTTCTTCCAGGAATTGCTTCAGCGCATCCAGCGTGTACGCCTTGGTGGCGTACCTCGCTTCGGTGTTCGCAAAGGACCACAGCACGATGTGGTCCCGAATGATGTCCAACCCTGTGGTCTCGGTGTCAACGGCAAGGAACCCCCCCGTGGAGGCTTCGCGCAGCTTAGCGAGGACCTCCTCGCTGGTTTCCAAATACTGTGGTGGGGGGATTTCCCTGATCATCAGGCGGCCTCACCCTCCGTCTTGGACCTGGCTTGCGCCCGGAAGGGGTTGGGTATCCCCAACAGCGCTGCTTGGTCGTCTGTGGACTGGCGGTCGTACGCCTTGAACCGGTAGGGGTACTTTCGGGCCTCCAGCATGCCCTCGTCCTCAACGGCCGTTGGGAAGTGGTTGTGCAGCTTGAGCACCTTCCCTCGCCCCTTGGGGTTCGGCACCTGCTCAATCTCCAAGTCGCAATCCCAGATATCGTAGAAGGTGGGGCTCCCGCACCCTTCCGAGACTTCCTGGGTACGGTGGTTGCGAACCTGGCAGTCGTGCTCCAGCTCCATGTAGCCCTCATGTCCGCAGTGGGGGCACTTGGCCTCCTCTACTTCCATCAGGAGTAGCGCGTCAAGGCCCACGTGGATCGCCTTACCGCACTTGGGGCAAGTCGCCTCGACAGGGAGCACCTCGCCCTCGTCGCAGGAGCGGCACTTCCGGGAGATCTCCCGGGACCATTGGCAGAATGCCTCCCAACCAGCCTCGTCGAGGTCCAAGTGGCATTTCCGCCAATTGACCGTGACGTGCCCCGCTTTGCAGTGCTCGCAGCCCTCCCCCGTGCAGCGGGCGTAGCGGAAGCGGAACCCCTCGTCGTCCGGGTCCTTGCCCTCACTGCCCTCCAGCGGTACCTTGTGCAGCTTTGCATACTGGATGATGTTCACGGCGTACCAGGGGTTGGCGTAGAAGTGGTGCTTCGAAGTTTCCTTGAAGTACTCCTCGTCTTCCCAGCAAGGCACGCAGTCCTCGTCCCGATTGCCGGCGTGGCAATTGCAGGTGAGGAACCACCCCATCTTCTGGGGGTTGAACGGGTTCTGCACCCCGGGGGCCCAGCCCCGGTAATGCACGAACACTGCCTCGTTTTCATCCTCTCCGTACGTCCCGGGGAACGCCCGGATGACCTCCCGCTGACCGTCTTGGAGAATCAGCTTCGGATCGGTCCTCGTGCTGGTGAACTGGCGACTCCTCTTCTTGCGCCGCTTGTCCCCTCTGTACTGATTCAACAACTTGTCGTCTACCCGCATGAGCTCCTCCTATGTTGTGCTCAAGTATACTCCTAACTTCCCTCACCGACAGCTCGTCGGGTTGGGTGGCTTCACAATCTTCGCCGTAGTCTACAATGTGGGCCTTCACTCCCCGCCACCGTAGCTTGCCTCGGTAGCTCCAAGCGGCCCGTTGGCCCTCCTCGTCGTTGTCCATGAACAGCAGTACCCGGGCGTCGTACTTGGTCAACACCCGGACTTGCTCTCCCCCCATCGCCCCCATGGCTCCCAGGACGTTGGGGAAGCCTGCCTCAAACACCCTCATGGACTGCTTGGGCCCCTCCGTCAGGATGATGGTATCGTACTCGCTCTCCCACACGGCAGGGAGGACCACGTGCCCATTGATGAAACACTCGTCCTTCCCTGTTTCATCGTAGACGACGTCCATGCTGGAGAACTCCTCGGGGGAGTAAAATCGGTACCGGGTCTGCCAGTCCTCTACGGCCTTCAAGTCCCGGTAGTGCAAGGCTCGTAGCCTCCTCCGGTGATCCCGGATGGGATACACAACCCGGTCCCGCTCAGCATCGTACCTGACGTCGAAGTGGTCGATGACGCGGTCAGGGAACGGGAGCTTCCCATACGCTTCGGGGAAGAGGAACAGGACCTCCTCCGGCAGCGTGCTTGGCCCCTTCTTGGCAATCTTGGGAATTCGGGGGGCGTCGGACACCAGCCCCGCCTGCTTGATTTGCCTGTACGTCTCCCCCATCTCCAGCTCGGCCAACAGCTGGTACAGCGTCCACCCCCGATTGCAGGACTTGCAGTTGCACAGGCCCGTATGTATGTGCATGGTAAATGACCACCCACGGTGGCGCCCACCCGAGTGGAACGGGCATTTGAACATGACGTTCTCCGACCCGCCCCTGCGGCAGGGGCCGAGGACTCCCTCAACCCAGTCGATCAAAGGTGTCTTGTTGCCTACCATAGTGGCGTATCCTCCCGTTCCTCCTTCTCCTGTTGTTGATTGGCGGCCATCGCCATGTCATCGCCGGGGGAGTAGTTTATCTTGAACGGTTTGATTGGCAGCTTCCGCTCTGCCGGGAAGCCTACCCACATATAGCTAGCCCGGGCCGGCCGGCGCAATTTTATGGATAGGTCAGGTTTGGCGTATACGTTTTGTGAATAGGCGTAATCGGACTGGTCCTCAATGCCGCTGGTCTTGGCCTCCCGAATATGGGACTGCCACGAAGCCAGGAAGTGAACCTTGGTGCGGTTGGAAATCCCACACGCTTCAGTGATGAGGTTCGACTGTTTACGCCAGTCCAAGTCGTCCGCTGCGGCGTAGAGGGCGTCGTAGTACAGTACGTCCGGGCCAAACGAGTTGATTGCCTCCCGCACCGCCGCCAACCCTTCTCCGTTGTCCTCGTAGATTCTGAGCTTGGAGCGCATCCCGGACATATTGGTTTCACTGCGTAGTTTCTGCAAGAAGTCCAAGAACCGGGCTTTTTCGTCGTCGAGCAGCTGCCCCCGCCAGTACTTCTCCAACGAAATGCGCGCCAACTGGCACGCCAGAATGGTGAGTACTTCCGGCCCTTGCATCTCCTTACCGACAATTACCGCCACGCGGGCGTGATGGTAGCCGAAGAAGTGAGCACAAGCCTCCAAGCAGAACATGGTCTTTCCGGTTTTTGGCGGGGCGGAAACCAACGTGAACTTCCCAGGGCAGGCGCCGCCCGTCCCCTCGTTGATCGGGCTCCAGGGCCAAGGGATGCCGATGATTCCATCATTGGTGCCAATCAGCTCCATCTCCTTAATGATATGGTCGTAAGCAGAGGTCGCTAAATCGAGTGAGGTGGCGCCCACCACCGGCGCCAGGTCGGAGCAGAGCTCCTGCATCATTTCCAATGCTTGGCTCGGATTTACTTGGGACATGTTTTCGATGCCGGGGAGGTGGACCGCCATGTGGCGGCGCATTTTCTCTTCGACCAGCATGGACACCAGGACGTTGAGGGTGTAAGTGGTTCTCTTGGGCAAGTCTACTTCTGCAAAGCGGGCCAACAGGACATCTTCCGTAGGTGTGGTTCCCCACCGGTCCTTGTCATGGTACCAACTGAACAGGTAGTCATACAGGACCAGGGCATCCACTGTGACCAGTAAGTCTCGGCGCAGCCCTACCTTTACTCCCTCCCCGAAACCTTCGTTTACCAGGGCTCTTACGGCCTGGAGTTCAATGCTAGCGCCCATTGCTCCTCCTGTGTCAGCTGAGTAAGCTTGGACAACTCACTCAGGTGCTGGCCGGGGGTGCCGACGAGGCAGCGGGCCTGGACGAGGCGCAGGCCTTGCAAAGCCATCGCCGACCGTTCCCGTCGCCGGAGTTCGTCGATAGGGTAGAAATAAGGGGTCCTGGTAGTCATCAATTTGTCCGCCAGGTCTGCCTGCAATTTCTCTACGGCCCATTTCCACTCCAAGTGGGGCCGTTCCATAATGGGGTATTCGTCCTTCAGCTGCCGCAGGGTAACAGGGAAGGGGGGCATCGTGTGCCACACGCCCTTGGTGCGGAAGATATGCCCGAGAAACAAAGGCAGGTTATCAGCCGCCCGGAGGTACACGCCGCTACAGTAGTCGGCCCCAATCATCATACAGACCAGGGCAAGGGGGAGCCCCTTGAACACAACGTACACCTGCGGCATGTGGCACAGCCCCTCCAGGGCAATTGCTACCTCAGTAAGGTTGCCCACAAGGGCGTGGTGACCAACCGGGTAATGAGGGACACCCACCCACTTCGTGGGAGGGCGGTAGCTGGGACGGGTTGCGCCGGTCACCTTCACCTGCTTCCCGGTGCGTTCAAAACGGGCCTTAGTTGGCCCCCCGAACTGTTCCCGGCACGCAGCAATGAGTCCTTCCCAGCTACACGTTCGCACACTACCACCCCTTGGGCTTACCAACTCCGGACTTGTACGTCTTTCCGTCTTCGCCAGGCAAGAACCGCCTCGCCGTCGAGGGCAGCCCGCCAGCATCCTTGCCCTTGCGCAGCAGCTTCTCCACGCCGGATACGGAGGGGGGCTTGATTATCCCTGCTTCGAGCATTTGCTTCCACCATTTGAAGATGCCTGGCCGGGCGTACAACGGGTTGGCTCGCCTGGTGAACGAGAAGTCGCAGCAGATAGGGATGAGGTTGACCCCGTCCGGGAACTTGGCCCCCCCTGCCAACTCGACAAGGTGGATCATCAGTTTTTTCTCTGCCTGCTCCAAGCTTTCCAGCTCGGCGAAGATTTTGCGGTGGCCATCTACAAATGCCGCCTTGGCTGTCCGCAATCGCGTCAACTCCTCGACAATGCGGGCGGCCTGCTCCAATGTTTGCTTCATCGACATTTCAACACTCCTTTCAGGGTACTCAAGATACGGAGTACCCCAGCTAAGTCCTCCTCCCATTCCCTCGTCTTTTCCGGCTTCCGGTCGATGAAGGCGGGGTGATGGACCATGTACACTGGAAGAGTCCACGTGAGCTCGCCCAGTTCCATCGGCAGGCGGAACATCCGCCCCCGTAAATCAGTGATTCCTTGCGTCGTGTGCAGCAGCGCCTGCCCGCTGATCCGGCCGAGGCCGACAATCATGAACGGGTCCAGTAGGCGCAGTTGCTCCATCAAACGGGGCGCGCACACCCCGTACTCGTCTTTGCGGGGGTCTCGGTTGTCCAAGGGGCGGCACATGACCACGTTGGTCAAGTAAGCGTCCTTGGGGTCGAACCCTACCTGTTTGAGGGCTGCTTTAAGGCGCTGACCGGACTTCCCCACGAAGGGCCTCCCGGTATCATCCTCTACTTCCCCCGGGGCCTCCCCGATGAATACTACCTTTGGGGATAGGCTGCCCGCCCCGAACACGGTGTGGTTCCTGTCCTCGTGCAGTCGACACTTCGTGCACGCTGACCACTCCGTTTTCAAACGTCCCAATGCGGTAGCCGATGTTTTGGGCATACTTCCTCATCATTTGAGCCATGGCATAGCACGGCTTAGCCTTGGGCACGTAAACGATCACCCAGGGCTGGTTCTTACTCTCAACATCCCGTAAGGACCGCCAGATGGCTTGCAAAAACCGCCCTTCCGAATCCTTCCCGACGGGCATTGTGATGAGGACTAAATCGAGGTCCAGCCGATTCAGACCCTCTCTCGCAGCTCCCATTGTTCCGACAATCAAATCGTTTGTCAAGAGCTCTTTTTCCCGCTTCTCCCATTTCACCTTCCCGGTAATGATTCCAGTAGGTTGGAGCTTCTCCTCGAACAAGTCATGCAGCCAATGGGCGTGTTTTCGAACATGGGTGAATACCATAGGTATTCTCCCTTGTTCGACAAACCCCCTGACGTCCGCAAAGATGCGGCGGTTGAACCCTCGCTCTTTGGCGATTTTTTTCCAAAACAGAGGAAAGTTGAACTTCCCTCCGCGATCTATCACATCTTTGTCGTGCTCTGTAGTCTTGATGGGAACTTCAACGAAGGCCACCAGGGGCTTCATCGAGTGGTAGGTCGACCGGTATATCACCGGCCCCAGGTGGTAGAGGTACAGCGGTAGGGTGCCGTCCGCCCTTTCGGGGGTAGCCGTGAAACCGAACCTGGCTCCCCGGAACATGGAGGCGACTTTCAGCCCGGTAGGGGACCCAAGATTATGGACTTCGTCAAACACCACTGTTCCGAACTTGTCCCGTAACTCGACCGGGTAGATCCCAGCCTTCAAGGCCAGCGATCGCAGCGAGGCGATGACAATGGGCTTCTCCAGCTCGGAGTACTTGGCCCCATTGAAGACGCCGATGTCCTCCTCAGCAATTCCGGCCTTGTCCGCCAGCTCCCGCTTCCAGCCGCTGATGATGGACAGCGTGGGGAGGATGACGATGGTCGCCTTGCCCCGCTGCACGATCTTCTTGACGGCCAGGACAGTGTTATGGTTGATGAAGCCATTACCGTAATACTCGTGCCCGTTGGGTACGGTGAAGTCCACTACGTCCTCAACGGTATTCTGGAGCTTGGTTACTTTCAGGAAGCGGAGACCGTAGCGGTCTATTTCCCTCAAGAGGCTTTCCAGAACCCTTCGGATGTGGTTACCCTTTTTCCCTTCTTTGTCTCGTACAATGCGTAGGAACTCACGCAAACGAGGGCGGCTGATGCCGACGGTTCGGGCATCCTTGTACGCAGCGTACACCTCTTGCCCGTACTCTTTGGCGCACTCGTACACCAGCCTACTGACTGGGACGACATCAATATTTGAGTTTCGGGGCCTCCTTTCCAGGTGTCTACGCAAAGTCGCCAGGGAGGCACCTTTGCTCCCAGAGCAAAACCCAATTTTCTCGGCGAACTTGATAACGTCGCCTCCACGGATTCCTACCTCCCAGGCATCTAAGTGGGTTGTTTTCTTTTTCCGCACTTTGGCCAGTATGCCCAATGCAAGGAGAGCTTGCTGAATCTCCCTAGAAAGCCGTTCGCTAGCAGACGACGAGGTTACGCCGTCTTTGGGGATTACCCCCCCATCTGCGGTAAAGTACCCTTGGAGGAACCAACGTAGTACGTCGCTCCCTTGCCGCAGAACCGCCACAGGTATCGTTTTGTTCTCCGACTTAACCGAGAGAAGTCCATGGTGTTCCAGCCACGCCTTGTACTGGCAGGAACATATTTCGTAGTCGCAGTTGGACCCGGTGCCTTTACGCAACTTCACTCCTGCTGCCTTAGCGTGAGCCCGCATGACTCGCAACACGTCAGGGTCGACAGTTGATATCCTTGTCCGATTCCTAACGGTAAGCCCCCCGTCTCCAACAAGGAGCCCCAGAACAATAGCGTCTGTCCGGGATAGCTGCCCGGTTAGGTTAATGTCCGTTGACGAGTAGTCGGGGTCCTTCCGGGCATACTTGAACTTCTTCGCCTTAGCCGCTCCCCAAGACATGGAAGTAGCCAAAGCGACGTAGTCCCCCTCCTTCAACTCCCCCACCATGGTCCAATTCAGGGTAGCTGTATCCGGGTCTAATGTAACAAGTGGGTGCTCCAATGTGCCTGCTTCCTGATATCCTAATTGCGTCTCTATAGAACGGCAGACAGAGACTGGGAAGCGGTACGCCCTAGTTGCTTGTTGTGGGCCATTACGGGAATCTAGGAATAAAGCCTCCCCACTTGTTATTGCTAAGTGGGCGTCCTCGGCCCTGAAAATTCCTTGGTCAGTGTACAACCAAGTTCCCAACCCTACGCACTTCCCGCGACCCCCCGGAATGGAAAAAAGGCCGCCGTCGGCGTGCCTCAATGCCTCCCAGGCCTTCTCCTGTTCGGCATCCAGGAAGGAGGTTACTCGATCCTCCATGCGGGAAAAGTCCCGACCGGGAGGGGTCAAGTCCAGGACCTCCACGTCCATGGGGAACTCCCGGGGGATTGCTATGTGGGTGTCCGATTCGTGATAGCCGATACGGGCATGCTCGATACCGTCCAAGTCGGTGTTGTGGAAGGTCAACCGCTCCCGGACTTCGGCAAGGTCGACCTCTGCCTTCCGCAGGAAGAGCAGGCCTGACTTGAACGAGGGCATCTCCCGTAGGTCTATGATGTTCATCTATTGTGCCGCTACCTGTTCCCGGTAGCTGAGGACTGCTTTGGCGTGCCGGCGGTAGCTCCCACAACCGTTCCAGTACTGGAGCCACACCATTTCTTCCGAGCCGGGGATGACCCGGCACCTTCTGGTACACCGGTTGTTCTCATCGGTGGCCAGGCAACGGGGTCCATTTCTATCCACCCGTTTCTTCAACTGGTCGTACGCTGTCATCATCACGTCCAGGGACCGCTCGAAGTGCCGCATATCCAGCACTGTGTACTCAGTCCCGTGTTCCTTGTTGTGCGCCCGAATCCAACTCCAGGAGGGGGAGTGCCGCAGCTGCCATTCGCTGACTTCTGCCGCCTTCTTCCGGATGACCCGGTTGGGTAGGTCCCATCCGTTCATCACCTTGGTGTAGCCCCCCACGCACTTCCATTCACCATTGCTTTTGACCCACTTGTGGCACAGCCTCATAGCCCCCCGGACACCGCCGTAGCTCTCCTGTTTGACGACCCGGGCACAGACGTCGAAATTCATGTCCGTGAGCAAGGTCAACGCCAGGCAGGAATAGACGCCCTGGTCGGTGATGCCGAAGTGGCTCTGCACATCATCCACTTCCCGCAGTTCCGGATTGAACCCAAGGGTGTGCACAAGCAAGACGATTGCTGCCAAGTTCATGCGTCACCTCCATGCTTCCCCCCAAAGTCGAGGGTGTATGTGCACGCGTGTTTCCCCGCCAGGGAAGACAGCAAGACACGGAGGGCGTTGGCATTACCCCCTCTGCGCCCTACGACCTTGCCGAGGTCTTCCGGGTGCACCGTTACCACTACTGACACCTTCTTTCCTTCGAGAATGGTATGTTCTACTATATCTACCTCTTCCGGGTGGTCAACGAGGGCCTTTACGACCGGCTCGATTATTTCCTTGATCATCTTGGCATGCCTCCCCCTTGATTCGAGGGGTTATTCTACCAGACTTGTGGGAAACCATCAAGCTTCGCTGACTCTCTCGACGAGGGTATCGTACGCACGTGCACCCGCGCCCGCGCCTGCGCAATATACATAACAACAACTACAACTAAACCCCAACGGGGGCTCTTCTAGTATCCCTAGAAGAGCCCCCAGAGGGGGTTGAGTTGGGGGCTCTGCCCCCCGGACCCCCGTTTTTTTAAAGAGACCACCCGGGGGGCG